CACCGGGATTACAAGGTAACGTAGGACCACCTGGACCAAAAGGTAATGATGGAGCACCGGGATTACAAGGTAACGTAGGACCACCTGGACCAAAAGGTAATGATGGAGCACCGGGATTACAAGGTAACGTAGGACCACCTGGACCAAAAGGTAATGATGGAGCACCGGGATTACAAGGTAATGTAGGACCACCTGGACCAAAAGGTAATGATGGAGCACCGGGATTACAAGGTAATGTAGGACCACCTGGACCAAAAGGTAATGATGGAGCACCGGGATTACAAGGTAACGTAGGACCACCTGGACCAAAAGGTAATGATGGAGCACCTGGAAATGATGGACCAACCGGACCAAGAGGAAATGATGGAGCACCTGGACCAAGAGGAAATGATGGACCAAAAGGTAATGATGGACCACCTGGTGTAAAAACATTTGTAATTGATCACCCTAATAATGAAAATAAATACTTAGTTCACGCTTGCTTAGAAGGGCCAGAGGTCGGTGTTTATTATAGAGGTACTGGAGAAATAATAAATAATAAAAATATTAAAATATATTTACCAAATTATGTTGAATCATTTGCGTCAGATTTTACAATTCAATTAACACCTATTTATAATCCTAACACACAAAATTTAAATTATACCACAACAGAAATATCAAATAATTCTTTTGAAGTGTATGGAGAAAATGGTAAATTTTATTGGTTTGTTTTTGGTAAAAGAGCTGATATTGATGTAGAAGTAAATAAAAATATTGTCAATGTTAAAGGTAATGGACCATATTTGTGGATATAATTTTATTAACACCAACCACAATTTCGATAATATTGTAAATTATACAAATCATTTTGTTGTAAAAAATATAAGTTATTTTGTTGGTTACTATATTTATTAATATTATTATTAGATAAACTAATATTGTAATTTACTATATGCGGTTTTAAAAATTTGCTATTTGTTTGATTCATATGAAATAAAAATTTATTAATTTCTTTATTATTTGTCTCGATATTTTTATTAGTGTAGCTATTATTATGTATTTGTAATTTTGATGTCATTATATATAATTAATATATTATTTCTTTCATTTAATAATACTATATTTTACACTAAATTTATGCGTTTAGTAATTTTATACCATTTTTGTAATTTTATTATTTCAATATATTTTTTATAATCTCAATATCATTCTGTGCATTTAGATGTAATTTTATTGATTCTTTTTTAGAATAATTAGTAACGAATAAGTCATCACTTCTATATTTTAATATTCGACTACTGAATAAATCTAATGCTCGTATTAATGCTTCATCATAATCTATTTTGTCTTTATACATACCATAAATAATACATCTATCTATATCATATGCAGAAAGTAAATCCGCTTCACGTACTATATGATATGCCAATTGATATTCGCCTAAATATGGATAACCATTTAATTTAACCTTCGAATAAGACATTGTTGAAATGATATTACCAACAATATCTAAATTAGAATCAGACATACAAGTTTTCATATGTTGTTTAATCATATCTAAACCTTTTTTTTCCGTAATATATTTTTTATCACACATATCGTGCAATATTGCAGATACATATATTATTTCTCTTTGTTCTTTTAAATATGGACTGTTTATAACTTCATTTTCATAAATCTTACTTGCAAAATTATATACATCCATACTATGTTTTAATCCGTGTGATTCATCAATGTTTAGTACATTACTTGTTTTTAACACATAGTTAAATGCGTGATTTATTATATTAATTAATGTCATAACTCTCATCTATTTAATATGGATAAAATGTTTTTAAATTAAAAAAAATAAAATTTTGATAATTAATGATTGAAATGTTAAAAACTCCAGTATATTATTTTATAAAATTATTAATTTGATTTATCCATTTTTCCATTTGTTGATTATTTTCATATATATCTATATTTCCATCTAATATTAATTGTTTATAACAATAACAATCACTTGGATTTATAGGGTGTAACATTTCTTCGTGATATTCATTTAAACTATCTAAATATTCTAATGGAATAATATTTTCGCCTTCTCTAGAACGTTTCATAATCCGGAAATGACACCTTTCTGCTGATGTTTTTAGATAAATTATTTTATGTATAGGAAATTCTTCAATAAACGTATCAAACCAATTTAAATAAATTTGGTAATTTACTTCTTCAATCATACCAGTTTCATATAACATTTTAGCAAATACCATTTTATCTGTATAAAGACTTCGTTCTGTTATTATTAATAATTTATTGTTTTCTTTGTTTTCCTTATTTTCATTTTTATATTTTTTCAAAGTTTCTCGTACTACTTTTAATCTAGATACATATGCCATCATTTGAAAAGAGAATGAATACTTTAATTGATCAGAATAAAATTTTGCAAGTATAGTATTTCCTTCTTTATCTTTGATTTTAGACCATTCATCTACTGGTTCTTTTAAAAATATAACATTTTTATTATTTTCATATTCAGTTTTTAATTGTTCGAATAGTGTGGTTTTACCAGAACCAATATTTCCTTCGATGGATACAAATTCAATATTATTAAATTCCATATTTAGTTTGTGTGTATATAGTTATATCTTACATTTTTAGGTATTTTTAAATTCAATTTTATTTTATAAAAAAATTGAATTTAAAAATCAATTTAAAGAAATAGACATAATAATTAATACTTACACACTATTATAATGGACTTAAAACAAAGAAAACTAAATCGTTCTGAATGGAACTCTATAGAAATAGCTGTTTCAAAATCTGAAATAGATATATTAAATTTAATAATGAAAGGTTATCATGATGTTAATATAAAAATTAATTATACAAATTCTATCTTTACGTTTTTAAAGATAGAATATACAGAAAAAATGGAGGATTATTTATATAATAAATATTTGCGGGCTAGGATTGATATAGTTGAAGCAGAATTATTGAAATTATACGATAAATATAAAAAAATGAAAATAGATAGTAATACAAAAATAAATTCGGCTGATAAAATTCGGCTAGATAGGTATGATGAAAATGAACTAAAAAAAAATGATATATATGAATATATTTTATTAAATCATATCGAAAAATTGTTACATTATAAAAAAAGTGCTAACAATAAATTATATTGTTTTCACTATTATACATTATATAAATTAATTAAAAATAATATTATTAGATTAAATCGATATATTGTAACAATCGCCAAAAAAATATTAGATTTATTCGAAGAGCATATTGATATATCTGTTATTATTGAAAATGCAGTTGAATTCATTGAAAAAAATAAAAGTCTCTTGAAATATAATGATTTAACCCTTTATGAACATCAGAAAGAGATATTTACAGAATGTAAAAATACTAATCCTAAATTAGTGTTGTATATGGCTCCTACTGGAACAGGTAAGACGTTATCACCAATTGCTCTATCAGAACAACACAAAATTATATTTGTATGTGCAGCTAGACACGTTGGTATTGCATTAGCAAGGGCAGCTATATCAGTAAATAAAAAAATAGCGTTTGCTTTCGGATGTGCTAGTGCAGATGATATAAGACTACATTATTTTGCAGCAAAAGAGTTTACTAGAAATAGACGGTCTGGTGGTATTGGAAAAGTAGATAATAGTGTAGGAGATGATGTACAAATCATTATTTGTGATATTAAATCGTATTTGCCTGCAATGTACTATATGCTTGCATTTAACAAAGCAGAAGATTTAATATTATATTGGGATGAACCTACTATTACTTTAGATTATGATGAACACGAATTTCATAGTACTATTAGAAAAAATTGGAAGAAAAATTTAATACCAAATGTTGTGTTATCATCTGCTACATTACCGAAATTAAATGAATTAACAGAGACAATACCAGACTTTTTAAACAAATTTCCTTCTGCAAAAATTTATAATATTGTAAGTCACGATTGTAAAAAGTCGATACCAATTATTAATAAGGATGGATTTGTAGTATTGCCACATTATTTACACGAAAAATATCAAGATATTTTAAAAGTTGCAAAACATTGTGAAAATTATTTAACTTTATTGCGGTATTTTGATCTACAAGGAGTGGTTGAATTTATTACTTATATAAATAGCAATAACTTCTCAAATAATAAAATGAATTTAAATAGACATTTTGAAACATTAGATGATGTTAATATGAAAAATATTAAGTTTTATTATATAAAATTACTACAAAATATAGAATTAGAAAAATGGTCTAGTATTTATTCAACATTTATACGATTAAGAAAACCTCATATTTTAAATAATGACACAGTAGATGCAAATGGACATAAATTAACAAAATCAAAAAGTATTGGTCCTGGAATTAGTAAAACATCATTATCAACTAATAACCTTGCAGGTACATCTTTGACACGATTAGCAAGCGAACAAGTTTTATCATCTTCTATAGAACCGATTAAAACAAATGGTACATCAGGTGTTTATGTAACAACAAAAGATGCTTATACATTAACAGATGGTCCTACAATATTTATTTCAAATGATATTGAAAAAATCGCGAAATTTTGCATTCAACAAGCAAATATACCATCACTAGTTATGGATGAAATAATGAAAAAAATTGAATACAATAATGTAGTTAATGAGCGCCTTCATAATCTTGAATTAGAAATAGAGTTTATTAAAGAAGGACAAGAAAATACAGCGAAAAATAGTGTATCTACATTTCATAAAGGTGTTACTGTAACTGGTAGAAATAAATCTTCTAAAGATTCTAAAAAAATAAGTAGAGATTGTGGTGATGATGAATTAGAAGGTAAAAATAATATGAGTAAATTGACAAACGAAATAAATTCTTTAAGGTCAATGATTAAAATAACAACTTTGAATGATGCATTTGTACCTAATAAAAAAATGCATATGGAGAAATGGGCAGAAGGATTAGTTACCACAAATGCATTCACAAGTAATATTGATGATCATATAGTAAGCGATATTATGGCATTAAATGGTGTAGAAAATTCCTGGAAAGTTCTCTTAATGATGGGAATTGGAGTATTTATTAATCACGATAATATTACCTATACCGAAATTATGAAGAAATTAGCAGATGAGCAAAAATTATATATGATTATTGCATCTAGTGATTATATTTATGGAACTAATTATCAATTTTGTCATTGTTATTTAAGTAAGGATTTGAATTTAACTCAAGAAAAAATTACACAATCTATGGGTAGAATTGGTAGAAGTAATATACAACAAACATACACAGTACGCTTCAGAGATGATGAACAAATTCTAAAATTATTTACATCTGAAACAGAAAAACCAGAAATAATTAATATGAATCGATTATTCAATACACATAAAGTTGTTTGGAAAAATAATACTTATATTGAAATTGCAGATGATTTGGATGAGAATAATGAGAATAATGATTTCGATGAAGATTGTGTAATAGAATCTGTATAAATATCTTGTAAAAAAATAAAAAAATTATAAATTTGAAGTGTTATTCGTATTATTATTTTTTAATTCATATATTTTTTCCCTTAATTTTAAATAGTGTTCATATTTTTCTTTTGGTAACTCTGATTCATAAACTTTACAATTTCCTGAGGAAATTACCTCAACTTTTTTTTTATCAATATTAGAGGCTGGATTTTGTTGAATAATTGTATTATAAATTTTAATTGTTTTCCATCCTTCTAATACTTTTTCAAAAATAAAAATAACTTCTTCTCCTGAGATGGAACGTTTAGTAGTGCGCTTTTTCTCTCTTCTTTCTTTTTTCATTATAATAAAAAATTCTTTATGTTTGTTATCCATTTATAAGTAATAAATATAATTTTATAACAAATATTCTTTAAACTTATTAAATAATTTTACGTAGTATTCATATTTTTCTTTTGGTAATTCTGAATCATAAATTACGTGTTTTTCAATTTTAATATTATTAATAAATAATATTAAATAAAATATAAATTGACACGATATATGGTGTTTAATTGGAATAAGCCAAACCACCCCGGTAAGCCTATTCCGACCCAAATATTTCTATTTGAGCTTGGACTATCCCTTAAGTTATCATCGAAAGCTGCTAACTTTCTCAAACCCATTCCATTATAGTCTCTGAACCTTCTCCATATGCTTGCTTTAGCGCATTTAGGAGCTTGGCTGCAGATTGTCCAATCCTTTTCGTTATTACTATGCCCTAGGTCATTACCCCGGGTATTCAAAATGCTTTCACATAATGAAGTAGTAGAAAAGGCTATTAGGATGTTCCCGCAATTTAGAAATGTTGCCTTCATTTGATTAAATAGTCAAACAAAGACTAGCTGGTTATATAATACATTCTGGTGTTTTTGAATGTATATTTGCTTTACACTGTTTATCCATATTAAGAAGCAAATATCTAATATGGCAGCCAACTGTTGGGCACAGGTAATCGAAATGCCCGACATAATTCTTAGCACGTTATAATTGGTTGCATACACGCGCACTTTGGCAGTTTTGGTACCTTCAACGGTAGCGTTGGAAAGAACTAGTTGAAGAGTAGCGTTATCAATTCTGGAGAAATTGCATGTACCTGAAGGTTGGTGCTCTTCTGGGCGAAGGGCAAAAGAGTACACGTTGATACCTTCATCAGGGTTTCTGGTGTGGGCTTGGTAAGGTTGAACCCAAGAGAAGTAAGATCCTTCACGCTCAGAGAAGCGGTCTTGTCCGTTAAGTTGTAGCTTAGCGGTAACAACTGGGTTTTGTCCCCAACAATGCATATCAATAGATGTTTCAGAAAGAACGAATGTTCCGGCATCAGAGACACCAGAGTTATCCTTGTGAGATCCAGATTCAGCAAGAGAAGCAAGAACAGAGGCAGAAAGTCCAGAACTGTTAATTGGGACTTGGTTTCCTCCAAGGTTAATTTCGTTATAAGGGTTAGATGGTCCGTGCCAGTATCCAGTGAAACCAGCACCTGGGATATAATCAAGAGCTCCAGCATCTTGGAATAGACCACGAGCATCAATATAAGCACGGGAATCAGCAGCAACAGATTGAGGACCTCCAAAAGCGTGGATAGCATTTGGAAGAGCATCAATAGCATCTGTGTAGTTGAAAGGTTGAGCACCTAGAACCTTGAAAAGAAGAGCATCACAAGTCAAAGAAGAACAATAATCAACGTTTTGATCAGGTTGGACAACCCAGATTAGCTCCTTAACAGGGTGATTGAAGTTCAATTTAATTTTGTTACTGGAAGAACCAACAGATTCATCACCAGTGAATTGTAGTTGAGTAATCAAATATTCGTGAGGGTTTTGTGCCATTCTGCGACGTTCGTCAGTATCCAAGAAGACATAGTCAACATAAAGAGATGCAGCAACCAAAGATTGGTTATAGGCAATGGTAGCAGGAACTGGACGTCCAACAGAGTATTGACCAGAGGCTCCAGAGTAAGGATTGGTGTTGCAGTTCAATGTTGTAACAGCCCATAGACATTCATCAATAGGACGGATATCAAGGTTGATTTTAACTTCGTGGTATTGAAGAGCAATCAAAGGAAGAGCCAAACCAGGGTTGGTACAGAACCAGAATTGAAGAGGAACATAAAGGGTAGTTTCTGGAAGAGCATTTCTAGGAGCACAAACTTGACGAGGAGCCAAGGAGTCACAAGGAGATTCAACATCAGAGAAAGAAGGATCTGTGATGAATGTAAGTTGAGTAGTGTTTCCGATCATTTTGAAGTATCCACGTTGTTGTTCAGCTGTGATTGTAAGTTGGTTCCAGATGTGCATCCAGTCACCGTATTGACGGTCGATTCTTTGACCACCAATTTCAACTTCAACTTGAGCAATAAGTTGTTCTCCAGGATAATCTAGCCAACGAGCATAGACACCAGTGTTTTGTCCAGTGGTGTAGTTTCCAAGACCCATAAGTTGATTGATTTCTGGAAGTGTAACTTGAAGATAAGTGCGGTAAGCAAGATCACCATTTCTGGAGATCACACATTGGACTCTGCGTCCAAAATCAGCTTGACCATTGAATGTTTGTTCAATAGATTCAATAGCAAAATTAGTATATCTGCGATAGGTAACTTTCCAAAAAGTAATTTGAGGATTACCAGTTAGGTAAACATCTTGAGCGCCGTAGGCTACGAGTTGCATTAATCCACCTCCCATTTTATACAATTGCTAAAGAAAAAAAAATCAGAATTTTTAATTTAATTCAATTTAATTGAATTTAATTTAATTCAATTTAATTCAATTTAAAATATTTTAATTATAAATATTTTAAATTATGAAAAAACTTTATTTAAATCTAAGTTGGTCTTCATAAATTTTAATAAATAAGATTCTTCTAGTATTTCTTTTTTACCCTCGTGATTTTTAATGAAAACATATGCATTGTTTCTTTTTTTTATACTCCATCCCTGCTCTATTGAATTATATAATAATAACATTTTTTGAAATTTTATAGCATCAACTTTTAAATTATCATTCTCTAAATCTTTTAATGAATCTAAATTTATTTTTATATCCATATTATTAATAATTATATTTAAGAAAACAATTAAATTTATTTAACTTGTATTGTATAATTTTGCATTTTATTTATAAAATTACTGTGTTATTATTATATAGTCTCTTTACAAATAATATCTACACTTTTTGTAAAATATATTTTATTTATATTATTAATTAAATAAATAATTTAATTATAATTAAAGATTAAATGCCAAGTTTCAAACCAAAAACTAACAAAAAAATTAAATTTAATAAAAAAACCTCCATTACACTCGATACTAAACATAAGGAATTTTTAAATGAGTTTTCTAAAGACGAAAATTGTAATATTCCAGCCTTGAAAATAGAAAGACAACTATTAAAAGAGAAAAAAGAAACAGACAAAGATTCATTAACAATCGAACAATTATTAGATATTAATGATAGTATTAATAAAATTAATGACAAAATTAGAGAATTTAAAATGAAAAAAAAAGAATATTTCTTAGATAATTCAAAATGTATTTTTGAATACTTTGAAAATAAAAAAAATATTTCTATAGGAAACACTACTTCTAATAACGAAATTTCTAATAAAAATAAAATATTAAATTCTTTTTTTAAAATCACGCCTGAAAATGAAAATGACAACGTTGAAAAAACACAAAATAATAATAACATTGTTCAAAAATATCTTAGTAATATTGATGATACTTTTCTGGATATTAATCAATTTGTTTGTCAGGTTGATATTTGTACTGTATGTAATAAAGGAGAACTAATACCTCTGGAAGATGAAGGAATTATGGTATGCAATAATTGTTCTAGAAGTATACAGTATCTTATTGAAAATGAAAAACCATCCTATAAAGAACCACCCAAAGAGGTCTGCTTCTATGCTTATAAAAGAATTAATCATTTTAAAGAAATACTTGCTCAATTCCAAGGTAAAGAAACCACACAAATACCTCTTGAGGTTATTGAAAATATTAAATTACAAATCAAAAAAGAGAGAATTGACTTATCTATTATCTCCAATGGCAAAACTAAAGAAATACTCAAAAAACTTGGGTACAATAAATATTATGAGCATATACCGTTTATTAAAGATAAATTAGGCATTAAACCACCTATTATGGCACCCGAATTGGAAGAAACACTTTGTAACCTTTTTATCGAGCTACAGTCGCCATATTCGAAATATTGTCCTGACGATCGAGTTAATTTTTTGAATTACTATTATACTGCTTATAAATTATGTGAACTGCTAGGAGAAGAGAAATATTTATCTTTCTTCCCAATGCTCAAGGACCGCGAAAAAAGAATAGAACAAGACGTAATATGGAAGAAGATTTGTGAAGAACTCGATTGGGAATTTATGCCTACAATCTAAATTTTTTCATCATTATTTGTAAATTCTCCAAATAATTCATTTGCTTTTTTCATTCTAGCATAAGTAGCTTCTTCTATATTATTAAATGAACCTATATGGATTAATTTTCCTGATATTCTAATTCTTGCCATCCATTTATTATATCTTTTATCAAATACAACACCTTTTACACCAGTTGTATTATTTTTGTACATAACTATATTTCTCCTATTTTCTTGATGAGTAGCCCATCTTAAATTAGTAGATATGTTATTTAATTTATTATTATCTATATGGTCTACATATGGTTTTGCATTAGGATTTTCAACAAAATGTGTTGCTACTAATCTATGTATTTTTGTATTTTGTTGTTTGCCATCTTTACACAAACTAATATAATAATATTTATCCGTTTTTCCTTCTGTAGGCTTCAAAATTCTGCCAGTATTTTTATTTTTCACATTTCCAAAGTTACTTATTTGATAAGTATCTTCATAATCAATAATATCTTTGTATTCTTCTACTATCTCACACATTTTAAATATAATATATAAATAAATGTATAATATTTAAATCAATTTTAATTTAATGGCTTATATGGAAACAAAGTGAGTAAGTTTGTATTATAAATAGATAAATTTGGGTCGTAATTATTTGCACCAACACCTCGTCCATAACAGTTACCACCTTTTCTAATACGTCGACTTGATTTGTGTGATTTACTTTTAGAGCGTTTCTTGTTTGTTTTTCGACGTTTTTTTCCACCCATAGAAGTATCAGATACGCTTGTATTTGCAGAAGATATATTACTTGTATTTAAATCTGAATCGTGTAATGAATTCATAAACGAAGAATCGTCGAAGGATGAGTTATCTAAATTTAAACCCGAAATGCTTTCTTGTGACGTATTATTTGAATTTGGATAGTCATACATAAAATCATCATTGTGTTCATCTTCAGTATCAGTTGATATTTGTGAAATATCATTATCATTATAAGCTTGATGTATACTCTCCATAATTTCTGCAGGTGTAAATAAAGAACCCGTTTCTGGATTAATTTGTTGCAATGATTGTCTTATTAAATTAATATTAGGTGAGACTGTAGAGAGAAATTCTATATCTTCATTTGTAAATCCTAATGACAATAATTCATTAACATCAGAATTATTGAATTCACCCCCAATCATCTTTTTTTTATAGGTTTTACGTCTGTTTCTTTTATGTTTTCTACGACTAATCTGTACCATAATATATTAGTATTAGATTAATATATTATGTTATTTTGGCTATACTGATTAAAACCCACCTGGGAATTTAACCAAATTAGCACCAATACCAAATCCAGCACCTGAGCGTGCAGTTGCACCCATACTTGGCACATAGGTATCAAGAATACTGAAAGTAGCAGCGGCAGTTAGAGCAATCAAAACAATCTCCTCAATATTTAAGGAACGTTTAGGAATGGCATAAGCAGCAATAGCTACCATTAAACCTTCAACTAGGTACTTAATGATTCTCTTGACAAGTTCAGCAACGTTAATCAAACCGTTCATTATATTAAATAAAAAGAAAAAAATATATATAATAAGATAAAAAACTTAAAATTAAATAAAATAATTAATTAAATGGATAGTTCTAAAGAAAAGCATACCAAAAAAAATAGTTATGAAAGTAAACAAATAAATGGTAAAATTAATCCTAAATATGTTGACTTACTTGAAGAAGATAAACCTATCGCAGGTCAAAAGTTTGTATGTGTATCTTTTGTATCACCAGAAAGAATTATTAAACAGAAAAATATATTTTTGTTTCAAGAGTTCCTAAAGAAATGGGAATGGAATAAATCAATGGAAAAATTTGTACAATTTCTGAATTTTATTTCATATAAATATAACCTTACTTTTGATGACCTATCGAATGATTTTAAAGAGTTTGTTAAAGAGGAAAAAGATGCTCTAGTAAAAACAAATATGGAAGATGAATATAAAACTTTTCTTGATAATAATGAAGAAGAATTAGATAAGGAATTTAGTAGAATGTATAATTTTCAAACTTGTACACGTGGGATAAAAATTCGTGGTTCATATCCAACAATGGAAGAAGCAGAATTAAGATGTAAGATGTTAAGAGAAATAGATCCTACACACGATATTATGGTAGGACCAGTTGGTCTTTGGATGCCATGGGACCCAGAGGCATATAAAACTGGACGTGTGGAATATATGGAAGAAGAATTGAATCAATTAATGTTTGAGAAACATAAAAATGAAAGTAATGCTAAAAATGCATTCGAACAACGAGTTAAAGAATCAAAACAAAAGGCAATTGAGGAAAATATAAAGAACGCAGAAAAATCTGGAAATACATTAACACAATCTATTGATGATGAAGGTAATTTAATTGGTGTCAATAATATTAATACACAGGAAAAAAATTTAAAAGACCAAGATAATATTTCTAGTGCAGATATATGTAGTGAATTATTTGAAGGAGATAATATTGTTGTAGGAAAGTCTGACTATGGACAAAGTGAATTAATAAGTGGACCTTTTGCAAATAAAAATAAAAATGTAAATTAATTAATAACTATATTAAAAATAATAATATAAAACATATTTTATATTATTAACAATAATGACGCATAATATTGATAAAATTATTTATATTAATTTGAATAAACGTGAAGATAGAAAATTATCAATAGAAAATGAATTAGAAAAATACGGATTTAAAAATTATGAACGTTTTGAAGCTATAGAAACAAAAGGATTTGGAATTGTTGGTTGTACAATGTCTCATCTTTCTGTATTAAAAATCGCAAAAGAGAGAAATTACAAAAATATTTTGATTCTGGAAGATGATTTTGTTTTTTCTGTGAATAAAACCAAATTCGATATTTTGTTAGATGGTTTTTTTCAATTAGAAATACCATTTGATGTATGTATGTTATCTTATAATATGATACAAAATAAACCAACTGAATATAGTATAATAAATCAAGTGGTTGAAGCCCAGGCTGCATCTGGTTATATTGTCAATAATCATTATTATGATACTTTAATAAATTTATATGAAAAGTCTTTTCCATTATTAGAAACGACAAAACAACATTGGATATATGCAAACGACCAAATATGGAAACAATTACAAAAGAAAGATCTTTGGTATTATTTTGTAGAGAGAATAGGTAAACAAATAGCAGGGTATAGTGATATTGGTGAACAATACACTGAAAATAATTGGTGATTTACCATTTATTTGTTTTTTTAACACTAATTTTAGGTCCAGCACCTCGTTTTTTAACGGAATTTGGGTCATATTTTTCTTCTTCATCTTCATCATTCATACCTTTTGATAATTCCCAAAACTCTTTAGATCCTAGTCTAAATTCGTTATGATTATCCGCTTTATACCAAAAGACTTGGTCGTGTAATTTATTTGATTTTGAATTATTATTAATTACGAGACATTCAAAATTTTCAGTACATTGATCCATTACCTGACAAAATGACTCAAATGTTGGAAACATTCCAGCATAATTTTCATAAATTCTTTTTCTATTTGCTATATAGTTCTCTCTAAGTATAAAAACATAATCTATATTTGTACGTAAAGTTGGTGGTATACCTAATGGGTATTGCATTGTTATAATTAACATGACCTTCCAATGGCGACCATTCATAAAAAGTAATCGCATCATCTTATCACGTGTCCATGTATTATCATATAAACAATCATCCAAAATTACAAATGCACGCGGGTCTATAGTACTGCGTTTATATGTTTCCATTTCCTTTTTTATTTGTTTTAAAACCGTACGCTGTCGTTTTAATATATTTTCAATAATTGCCGTATTATATTCATTATGAACAAATAATTTTGGTACCATTTTTCCATAAAAACCATTTCCTTCCTCAGTACCTGCTATTACAGTACCAATTGGAATATCTTGTTGATAATATAACAAATCCCTAACTAAAAAAGATTTACCAGTATCACGTTTTCCAATTAATACTACTACAGGTCCTTTATTTTCATTTGGTTTGAAACTTATAGTCTTCATATCAAACTTTTTTAATTCTAAAGTCATTATTATTTAATATATAAATAAAAATATACTGTATTGAACGAAATAAAACCTCTTTAATTATAATTAATTATAATAAGTTAAAAACACATATAATTTATATATTAATTAGCTAATGATAAATGTTAACTATCAAAAAAGGAAAAATTCTGAACTTTTTGAAAGTTTAGAAAAAAGAGAGAACTTATTTCTCTCAAATACTCAAAATTATATTCCCATTTATCAAAGATTTTTTACATTAAATGAATCTAATTACAACGGAATAAATTTAAATAATAAATTGTACATTTCTAATTTGTATGATGCAACTGAAGATAGAGAAGAAAATGAAAACTTATATTATTGTAGTATTAAAAATATTAATAATAATAAATCAAAAAAAAAACCTGTGTTTTTTAAAATGGCACCGTTATTGGACCCATATAAATTCTTAATCGGAAAATATAATGTCAACGATCCGAATATATTCAAATTGCCTGATATATATTCAAATGAAAGTAATACTAATCCTAAATTTATTGATGTTAACAACAGTGCATATGTTGACGGTTTATTTATATTTTTAACAAGTCAATTAATCCATCATAATAACTTTATTAATGGAGTAAATTATTATGGATCATTTTTAGCTATTAAAAATGATTATAAAATAAATATATTTGATGATATTGATTATTTAACAAATTCAGAGTTTTTTAATAAAAATAAAAATGTATTATTTACTGTAGACGACTATCAATATTTATTTCAAGAAGAAAAACAAAAATTAAAACCTATTATAATTCAACACGATTCTAGTATGAGGTCAAAATTTTCAGTTGATTCAATAAATAATGATGTATTTGATGATATATTTGAAGATACTATTATTGAAAATTCTAATGTACACAACTTATTTGAATTACCAGAATTAATGGATATGAATAACATAAATGAAATAACTGAATTATCCGAAATCAATAATGATAGAGATGAAAATAAAGTTACATTAAAATCTAATTCTACGTGTTCTTCTAGGTCTTCTCATACATCTGACGGAGAGTTGGATGAAAACTGTAACTATTGCAATGAAGAAATATTGGAAGAGGAAGAAAATTCGGAAGAAAATTCGGAAGAAAATTCGGAAGATGAATCTGATTATGAAGAAGAAAGAGTTAATGCAATAATACCAAAATTTCCAGTTCAAGTTATATGTATGGAATATTGTGAAAATACCTTTGATGATTTAATATTAACAAATAATTTAAAACCAGAAGAATGGTATTCTGCTTTTATGCAAATTATTATGATTCTTATTACTTATCAAAAATCATTTGCTTTTACACACAATGATCTTCATACTAATAATGTTATGTATAATCATACTGATAAAAAATATATATATTATTGTTATAAGAAAAAATATTATAAAGTTCCAACATATGGACGTATTTTTAAGATAATAGACTTTGGTAGAAGTATTTATAAATTTAACGGTATATTATTTTGCAGCGACAGTTTTCAAAATGGCGGGGATGCTTCGTCCCAATATAATACAGAACCTTATTTTAATGATAAAAAACCACGTTTAGAACCAAACTATAGTTTTGACTTGTGTCGTTTAGCTTGTTCTATATTTGATTATGTTGTTGAAGATTTTGAAGACATTAAAGATTTAAGTAAATGTAATGACCCTATTAAACGCTTAATCGTTGAATGGTGTTTAGACGACAAAGGTATAAATATGTTATATAAAAATAATGGTGTAGATAGATACCCTGATTTTAAATTATATAAAATGATAGCCAGATGTGTACATAATCATACCCCACAAGCACAACTAGACCGCCCTGAATTCAATACTTTTTCGAATTTTAAAGGTGAAATACCAGATGATGTCATTGATATTGATAATATTCCTGTTTATGCATAAATATAATATTTTTTGATTTAATATTATATTTATTCGCGTAATTAAATTTTTATTTCTGAAACATTTTTTAAATAAGCAAAAATATTGCAATCTAAATTATTATTATAAGCTAATACTTTTTTTGCTGCATCTACTGCTAATTCTATTTTATTATTTTTAATAGCATTTACAATAAAACAGTGAACAATAATGTTTATATTTTGCGTAGGTTCGTGATAGTTAATAAATACAGAACCATAGTCTCCATAATAAATATTAAAAATTTCTGGAAATCTATCATAACAGTACGTCATTACGGTTTCATCTGTATGTCCAACCCCTTTGTATAATTTTTCATAAAAAATAGAAAACATGCTTGTATAATATTGCGAAACATATTCAGCTTCAATTGTATAAGCAGTTGAAATAACACCACAAGGTCCACCGTGTTTCATATATTCACTCATATTACTTAATTCATTATGACCACGATAATGAACGTAACAAACAGAAACTTTTGGACTCGGGTTTTCTAACATAAGAGGTGCGTATTTAGCTAATTCTTTTACTATATGATTGCACCCTATATCTATCCACGCATAATGAGTTGTATTAAAAAAATTAAGTATATTAGCATAATTAAAAGCGAACGGTTTAAACATTCCCATTAATAAATATGATACTGTATTTCTTCTATCTTGTGGATTTCCATTTTTAATACGATTATTATTTATAATGTGCCAACAACTTTTATAATATTCATAATTTTCTATATTGTTAATTACATATTCTGTTTTGTTATCTTTGACTTCATTGTCTCTTATATTTTTTAAAAATTCATATGTGTCATTTTCACAAAAAATTACCATTGGATAGTTTAATTTTAAAACGTATCTGCAATTTTCTTTATAAAACTCAAAAGGTCTTGTTAATTCAGTGCTATCTATTAATTTCTTCATATTAAAAAACATAGTCACTATTGTGGTAGTTTTTGACATTATATATTTTTTATCATTTAATAACGTTTATGTTATTTTATTAAAATATAATAATATTAATAATTATGAATTCTTACGGTTTTATTATAACCCGACACGTAAATTCAGAGAAAACAAATAAATATTGGAATCATTGTCTTAAATGCTTACGAACTTTATATCCATATAGAAAAATTGTTATTATCGATGATAATAGCAATCCAGTTTTTTTGAAAGCAGAATTTAATTATAAAAATATTGAAATTATAAATTCTGAATTTAAAGGTAGAGGTGAGTTATTACCTTATTATTATTATTTAAAAAATAAATTTTTTGATAATGCGATAATAATACACGACAGTATATTTTTTCATAAACGGATTAATTTTGATACATTAATAGGAAACAAAGTATTACCATTATGGTTTTTTTATCCAGATAGGGAGAATATTGATAATACTATACGTATTTCAAGAAGTCTAAAAAATTCGTTTAATATACAAAATAAGATTGCTTTGAACGATTTAGTTATAGGTATGAACCATAATAAATGGTTTGGGTGTTTTGGTGTACAAAGTTTTATTAATCACGATTTTTTAACATTAATTCAACAAAAATATAATATTACTAATATGATTTCTACTGTAACTTGTAGATTAGATAGATGTTGTTTAGAGAGAATATTAGGATGTATATTTTATACAGAAAGTCCTGAAATTATTGGTAAGAAATCATTATTAGGAGATATTATGAAATATCATAAATGGGGTTATACATATGATGAATATGAAAATGATTTTAAAACAAATAAAGTACCCAAAGTTGTAGTTAAAGTTTGGACAGGTCGTTAAAAACCTGGATTATCTGTAAAAACAGGTGTATTAATGATATTACCACCACCATTTTGGATTACAGGTTTTAGTTGTTCTAAAATAAAATAACCAGCAACTACACTTAAATAAACTAAAAGTGCATCTCTAATAAGTAATTTTAAAGGTTTACTTTCTTTATCAATAAATCTCATTTCTATAAATTTAATAACAAGAAAAACTATGGCAATAATTAATGCAATCATAAATATATTTACCATTTAAATTACTTAAGCATATTCTTATAATAGATTTTACGCAACTATTCTAAAATTTCAATATCGTCAATAATTAAATCTGGAAGTAAATTCATTTTAGGTTCATCAATATTGTGAACATCTATACAATCTAAATCAAAAGACTGTTCTGAAATTTTTATTTTATTTTCTTCTTCTGTTTCCATTCTTCTTTGTTGTGATCTCATTTCACTAATTTCTTCTAATCGTTCAATTGATTTTGGTGCAGTTATTGAGGTCATTTGACCATCCACATTTGAAACATAATCTATGTCATTAAAACTAAGTTTTACATTTTCACTTGATTTATGTTGAGATGATACACTACCATTATCACTATTATTTGTTATGGTACTATTATTGTTATTTTGTATATTATGTAAATCGTTAGTTTTAACTGGTTCATCTATAATTTCTTCCTTTATTTCCTCTACTATATCCTCTTCCACTGTTTCGTCCATATAAGCCTTTAAAATAGCTTCTACTGGAATACTCTCTCTTAATGTGTTTAATATACATTCTTGTACAATAATTTCTAACTCTCGATTATGCTTTTGAATTTGAAGGGGAGAGATGTTGATTTCAAATAAATATACATTTTTATAAATCTTTCTTGCAACATTAATATACGCTTTGTGAATAAAATCATCTAATTTTGGTACGTTAACATCTATTTTTTTTTGCTTTTGTCCAACACGCATTGTTGTCAAAATTTTTAATTGTATTATATGTACACAAGTAACTAAATCTTCTAAATAATTACAACCAGATTTTTCACAAATTCGTTTCCTTTCAACTTCAATAATGGTTGCATTCCATTTTGGTATCCTTGAAATAAAATTCTGGAATGTCATTAAATATTTATCCATCTCCCCATTTTCTTTGCATAATTTTATAGCCTCCTCTAAAATAGATTTATAACCATCTATTATCAAAGGAGTTAATATAGTTACTAATCTTGCAGACCATTCATTACGAGATTCGTGTAGTGTACTAACATTAAAATCATCCATTTACATAAAACTTATATTTTCTAAAGACATTTCTGAACTCAAAAAGATAAAATTTACAATAAATAACATTAATAATTTTTCATTTCTAAATTCTTTTCTTACTCGGTTAAAACAAAGTAACAACTCAAACCTTTTTTCTTGTGTTATGTTTGTCTCCATAAACTTCGGATTTTCTAAAAGATTTAATATATCTAAACCACTATAACCCTTTTCATATAATTTTGCACATAAATTCATAAGAGTTTCTAAATTTATTTTTTTGTTTATACTACGTAATAATTCCTTTTTTAACCATTCTAATCTAGTAATTTTTATTTCTTTCATTTTAAATACTTCGTTTAAATTATATTTGTATAAATTAATTATATTACCATTTACAATTGGTTCTGGAACATATATCTCACAAAAACGCGATAATATAGGTTTCATTAAATTATATTTATCTTCTGCAATAATAAAAAATCGTGTATTGTGACTAAATAACTCAATACATCTTCTCAATGCAGATTGAGCATCCATTGTTAACTTATCGGCATTTAATAGAACTATACTTTTAAAAATATTTCCACCATTTGAATTAATATGTGTTTTTGCGAAGAATTTAAGCTCTTCTCTTATGAATTTAATACCCTTTCCGTGTGAGCAATTTACATACATCACAAAATTTTTTATTCTATCTCTTTCATTATTATATATTTTATGAATAAATTCGTGTACAATGGTTCTTTTACCACTACCAGACGGCCCGTGAAAAATAATATTTGGTATTTTATGCATTGTATAAAAATATTCTAACTTATCTTTTATATTTTGATGTATATTTAATAGCATTTAATCTGTTACTATAATTTAAAAAGTGTTTTTATATTTTAATATAACGTATTTAATAAAATATAAATAATGAATGACTTATGTTTTTCTTTTTATATAATTAACCAATGACTTATAATATAAATCATATGATAAATTTGGTAACAATTTATCTTTCGTGATTGTAATGGAACAACCACCACTATCTAATAGAGAAACATCGAAATTTATTATTTTACGGTCAAGAGCTTTATGTATTATTTTTTCTACTTCTATTTCTTTACCGTAATTAATGTGCAAGTGTAAAGCAAATTTCGAATATGGTATACCAAAATAAAAACAAGTATCTACAATATACTCAAAATCATCGCAAGTTAATGTTCCACAAGTATCAGATAAACATAATATATCCACTTTTTTTCGATTTAATTGTAATAATCTATGGACTATGAAATCATTATCTATCAGACCTTCAAATGGACAATAGTTTACACAAGAAATATATAATTTAATCTTTGCATTCTTATATCTTTCTGTATTAATATCTAATAATGTAATCATATTATCAATATCTTTATCACCTTCTTCTAATGTCATTTTAGTATTTTTAAAGTGAAAACTATTCGACATAGAAGTAATGAATGAAAAATTATTAATTAAATAATTATTTACTACTTTTTTTAATTGTCCTTGGTTTGGAACTAATAAACAAAACTCAATTGATTTTTTTTTATTTTCTAGTCTTTGTTGTTTTTCTACATATTTATGGAAATCGATACTATCTTTGAATATTGGCAATAATTTCTCTGATACAATGGAACCAACTTCCATAAATTCAGGATTATGGTGACGAATGATACTATGATATAACTCTTTTTTTTGTTCTAAAGTAAATTCATTTTGTTGCGAAAGAGATAAACCCTGAAGTCCATCTCTTAAAGTAACGTCAAATGGTTTCGGATTACCTAAATATTTATAAAATAATTCCCATTTTGGATGAGATGTACACCACTGTTTAAAACTATTTCCACATTTTGGATACATATTATTTAACATTTAAATAAATTAATAATAATCTTTAATTCATTTTCATTTTAACAAATAATTATTATTTAAGGTGCCCTATTTTTACAACCTTTAAATGGACCGAAAGCGTAACAATCTTGATAATCCCATTGTCCAGTTGTAGGATTATATCTTCTTGCACCCTCCGTTTTACTGTAGCCAAAATTTCCTATTCCGAAACCAGTTGTTGAAAGAAAACCGCCTTTTTTACCCTTCCTAGTTCCCTTCCTTCTTAAAGTTTTTCTATTTTTTTGCTGGTTTTATTGTTTTTACCATATTTATTTCTTCTAGTTTTAACCATTAAAATATAATTATATTTTATTTTTTATTTTCAAAGGCAGACTATTTGGGTTAAAACAATATGAATATTTTATACTGGAAGTGGTTGTAATAAAACAGGAGAACATACCGTAAATGAATTTTTGAATATTATGAATTTGAAGAATAAATCATAAATTTTCAAGTTGTCTTCCAAATTTCATCCACTAATCCATAATTAATGGATTTTTCTGAATTTAACCATAAGTCGTGTTTTACACCTTTTAACATTTCAAACGCCGATTATTTCTATATTTCTGTGTATAGAAATAAATCAAAAAACATATAACAAAAAATTTAAAAATAAAAGATTATTGTAACTGAAGCAAAATGATAGTTTATAAAATGGATGGTGAATTTACTATAGACACAGAAATATTACACGAAGGCAAGGATTTTTTTAGAAAAATGACAAAACACATGGGAGAGAGAGAAATATGTGAATTATTAATGAAATATCCTCATAACAATATTGTAAAAATATATCACATAGGCGACGATTATATTGATATGGAATTATTAAATACTGATATGAGTAGAGAAAATATGAGTAGCGTAAAAAATGTAATGATGGAAGTAAAAACATATTTACAAAATTTAGGAATTATCTACATAGATTGGAAGTTAGATAATATTGGTATAGGTGAGAACCAACAAATTAGATTGTTTGATTTTGATGGTTCTGGATTAATTGATATTGAAACTAAAGAATGGATAAGACGAGCCCCGTTATATTGGTCTTATAGAGAAGCAATTAAAAATGGTATGAAAACGCCAAGTGATATAGATAATTGTGCGTTTGACCTAGAATTTAGAAGAATCTGAAAATATAAAGTATAAATATTTTTATCGTATCACTTAGTAGTAAATCGGCGTTTGAAATGTTAAAAGGTGTAAAATATATTAAAATGTTTGCACGTCTTATAACTTATTTACTTTATTTATACTGCACTAGTTAATGAATGTGTATATGGATTATTTTTAAAGGCATTTAATATGTCTGGCTGTATACGGTCACATCCTGCACATTCATTATAATATTGAGGGGTATTTATTGCCCCATATGTTTGAACCGATGGTGGTAAACTTGATATATTGGAATAAGCAGGATTAACTCTACCATCATATCTATTAGTATCTTCTCTAAAAGTATTAACATTCATTTGTTGGTTAAATATTTGGGTTCCACCTTGATTTGGTCTATTTGCAATAGTAGCAGATTTAATTTCATTATTATGTTGTTGATATGCTGCTTCATAACTCATATCTCCATAAGCAGTAGCATAACCACCTGCTGGCCCGATTGAATCACAATTTGTTGTATCTCTTTGTGTTAAATCTGGTGATGAATAATTATTTACGTATACGCCTTCTTTTTGATTATTCACATTGAATGATGGTGAATATAATGTAGTTTCTTTAATGGTTGTTGGTGTCTGGTCATTTTGATTTATAACATAACCACTTGGTATTACAGGATTTACATCCCCAAATATACGTACATTATTAATTGTTTCATCCTTACGTGTAGGTCTGAAAATATCCATTATGGGAGCTATTACCGCGCCAATTGCACCACCAAATCCACTTCTTAAAGTTTCTGGTTGTCTCACAGTTGACCTATTATTTTCATAATTTGTATGACTACGTAAAAACTTTTCACCATCCATATGCGACCCACGTCCTACTGCTCGTGAATGATTTACACCAGCAGATAATACTTCATTTCGTCTAGACGGCTCAAAATTTTCAGGAGCGTGACCTGCTTTAATATCTGCTGGTGCAGCTGGTCCAGTATAATCGTTAAGTACATCATTACGACGTATAAGACCCATTTCTTGTATAGGTCTTAATGTTTCACCCTTTTCTAAACCTGTTGTAGTAAGCCATCTATCTTGACTATTTATAAAAAAAGTATCAGGTCTTTGTTTTTCGACACGACCAATCATTTGACTTGTAGGAATGGATTTTATGTATGAATTAGCAGGACCTTCGTGATTGGTTAATTCATATTCTAACTTTGGATTTGTTACAACTCTCAATTGATCCACTGTGTAAGGTAACCATTTATCTCGAGCTTCCATACCTGAATTATAACCACCTGTACCATTAAGGGCGTAACCTTTATCTAGACCAGGACCCACCATTACACTATCAAACGGTTTTACATTGTTATTTTTCAATACAGGGTTTACACGTGATTGATAAAAATCACTGTTATTAGGCATACCATAAGCCCATTGCATATTTTCTTCTGGTTTGAATAAAGGTGCTTGTTCAATTTTTTTTATTACTTGAGAACCAGAACCTACCATATTATCCAAAACCGTCTCAGATATATTAGTGTTATATGTATTACCCTTTATTTTACCACCATTAAAAGGGACCATATTATTATGTTTAAATTGACCTGAATTTAGATAATTACCAGTTAAAGAATAAATATCTTGAATTTCCTTTCCTACTTTAACATTATCCCTTGCCATTTTCTCATACAAATTTTGGTCAAAATATTTATCTGTTGCAGTATTTGGATTCTGATATTCTTGTACTGTATCCACAAGTTCATTAATATTACTTACCGGAAAATTTTGTGGAGGAATATGCGTATTTGGTAAGTAATTATCTGTTTTTGTAGCCAAATTACTTCTTATACCCATATTTGTAAATTTTTCTGGTTGATTTTTATTTGATTTATTTTTAGAATTTTCATTATTACATACTCTTGATGATTGATTTGATACTACATACATACCACCTAATGCTATTAAAGGGATGGCTAATTCCATATTTATATATATAAAGTATTATATTTTATTCACATAATAATCTAAATAATATTATAAGATTATTAATATTTATCTATGCTGTTTTTGAAGATGCACACGAATTTGTTTGGGTACAAGTAGTCGGACCTCCTACATAACCACCTCTAATTAAACTGTAACTAGATGGTAAATAATTTTTAGTTTCATTGATAGTGCATTCTCTTTTTGGCGTAAAATAATCCTTTTCTAAAATTCTCGTATTTAAATTATTTTGAAAGGGCAAACATGTGTTTTCTTGTGGATTTAAAGGAGGATAATACCAGTCTACTTGCTCTAAATCACGATACCACCAAACAGGATTTGTTGTTCTAGATTGGTCTGTGTACAAAGCATTACACGTCGGATATTTTATAGGTTCATTCGGTACATTAAAGGTAGTATAATTATCTTTTCCTAAACAATCTCTACCCAATGGTCTATTTACTCCTAATAAATCGCTTTCTAGATTAATCGTATTTGTTCTTAAATTTGCACCCCATTTTTGAATAATTATTTGCGGGTCTTCAATATAACAAGGATTTTCACCATTTCCTGGAACGTTTAATATCCACCGTCCAGGATCTGTTGCTTGTTGTAATTGTTTTTTTGTTCTACATGGGTCATAATAAAATCTAGTACAAGCCATTTTATATTTATATAATATATTTTATTACATAAATAATTTAAAATTTAATTTAAAAACTTATTATTAAATTATTTAATGGAATTATCTTCAAATAATAAAAAACCAACATTATGTTTAAATATGATTGTTAAAAATGAAAGTAAAATAATTACACGATTATTAGAGTCTGTTCTATCTATTATTGATTGTTATTGTATATGTGATACTGGTTCTACAGATGATACGGTTATAATAATTGAAAATTACTTTTCAAGTAAGAATATACCTGGTAAAATCGTACACGAACCTTTTAAGAATTTCTGTCACAATCGAAATTTTGCTTTACAATCTTGTATTGGTATGTCAGATTATGTATTATTAATGGATGCTGATATGATTCTCCAAATTAAGAAATTTGATAAAAATTTTTTGTTGTTGGCTGATAGTTTTGCTATTTTACAAGGGAATGAAGCTTTTTATTATCAAAATACAAGAATAGTACGCAACAGTGGCTTATTTAATTATAATGGTGTTACTCACGAATATATTAATATACCTCCGAATAATAAACTAGGAGAAATAACAAAAGACAATTTATTCATTATAGATTTAGGGGATGGAGGTGCAAAAAATGATAAGTTTGATCGAGATATACGATTATTAACAGAAGGATTAAAAGAAGATCCAGATAATGTTAGATATCATTTCTATTTAGCAAATAGTTATTATGACTGTGGACGATTTGAAGAAGCAATTGAAATATACAATAAAAGAATTGCACTTAAAGGATGGATTGAAGAGGTATGGTATAGTCATTATAGAATAGGTTTATGTTATCAAAATCTAGGCAAAATTTCTGATGCAATTTACTATTGGATGGCTGGTTATGAAGCATATCCTGAACGATTAGAAGGTTTATATGAAATAATTAAACATTATAGAATTATAGGAAAACATAAATTATGTCATTTGTTTTATGAGATTTCTAAAAAAATATTAGATAAAAATTTAAATAGAGATAATTATCTATTTTTACATAAAGATGTATATGCTAATAAATTATATTATGAATATACAATAATTGCAGCATATATTGGTATTAATAATATTAATAATGAAGTAATACAGGTTTTAAATAATTCACTAGATATGGCGGAAAGTAATAATTTATTATGCAATATGAAATTTTATAAAGATATACTAATCCCATCTAGGAAAATAATTTTAGATAATACACATAACTCTATTATAAATAATGAAAATATACAGTTTAATTCATCTTCTAGTTGTATTATTAAAAATCCAGATAAAACAAAAAATACTTATTTAATGAATATTCGATATGTTAATTACTTGATAAATGAAAATGGACAATATTTGAATTGTGAAAAACATATTATAACCACTAACAAATTTATTGAAATTACGGCGGATTTTGAAATATTAAATGAAAAATGGTTTGGTTTAAACTTTGATGGACGTTTGTATATAGGAATTGAAGATGTGCGAATATTTAATGATGATAATACAAACGATTTATTATTTATTGGTACTGGATATCATAAAAATAATAATATTGGAATTGTTAATGGAACATATAATTTAAATAATAGTGAATTAATTTATAATGAAATCGCGCCTAATTTTTGTAATTCTATTTGTGAAAAAAATTGGGTATATGTCGACTATCAAAAATCCACTCATATTATTTATAATTGGCATCCATTAAATATTTGTAAAATTGATACTGAAAGCAAGACGTTAATAGAAGTAGAGAAAAAGAAAACACCACTAATATTTTCTAAAATAAGAGGTTCTACGTGTGGGTTTAAATATATTAAAAATGTTAATATGCAAAATTCTAGTAACGAATTTAATAATATATCAATAAAAATGGAAGAAATTGAATTATGGTTTGTTGTACATATTGTGTCATATGAACAACCTCGTCACTATTATCATATGATTGTAATTTTTGACGATAATCTTAATCTATCACGTTATTCTGCTCCATTCAAGCTTGAAGGAGAATGTATTGAGTACTGTTTAGGTATAGTTGTGGAAGATGAACGAGTAATTTTATCTTATAGTAATTGGGATAGAACAACACGGTTAGGAATTTACGATAAAAAATATATAGATTCAATCGTAAAGTATACATAAATAATGTAAAATTATATAATTAAGTTTTTGTTTAAATAAAATTTTAAATTTGATTTATTATGATTTAAAACCATATTGATAGTTTTATCTCCTTCTCTCTTTTTTGTATTTATTAAATCAATAATTTCATTCAATAAATTATTATTATTATTATAATAATCAACAATAATGTGTTGATGAATAAAACTATAAATTAAAGGTGAATTCGTATTTTTTAAAAAATAATCTTTGCAATACACCAATATATTATATGCAAAGTTAAAATTATTATTTATTATACATTTCTGAGAACCAGATAATATTAAATCCATATTATGAATTGGCGATACATAATTTGATATTAATCCTTTATAATCTCCATAAAAGAACTCAAATAATTCGCTATTTTCTCTTTGGACCATTGTCATTACTGCTTCATCTATTTGATACCATTCTTCTTGATAAATTTGTTCTGTTTTGGTTTTAAATAATTCACAATATTTTAATAAATTATTAGATGAACCAGAAAATAACCCTCCTGCTGTATGATGATATATATATTGAAATAATTCTTTTTCATTCATATTTTCAACGTACGGATTGATACATAGTTGTTTGACTTTATCCGGAATATTCAATATCCAATTATGTATTTCATCTGTATTTTCTGCTACGTGATTTATACCAAAATCCATCCAGATAAAATGTGAACTGTTAAATGGGTTTAAATTTATTGCATTTTCAACAAAATCAAATTTATTATTATTTAATATGATATATAAAGGTGTTTCGTGATCTAAACATCCGTTTTTTATATGAAACGATTTTTGTAGTTCTGTTAATCTTTCTTTATGTTTATAAAAATAAGTATCTTCAAATTTTCTATTAGATATATATGTTTCCTTTTGCATTTGTTTTCTCTCTTCTTCAATCATTTGAATTACATTTGTATCATCTGTAAATACAATTAATGGATAAGGTAGTTTCAATATAAATTCTTTTGCAGAATTTATATATTTATCCATTTTATGATTAAACTTACAACCAGTAGTATCATTTTCTTTCTCTCTTATATTATATAACATTGTAATAATAGTAGGTAATGGTTTTATAGGAGTCGTACACTTACCCCAATCAATATGATTAAATCTTTTAATTTCTTCATTATAGACTTTTTGAATATAAGGATTACCATTCTTATTTTGAAATAATATATTATTATCTTTATCTTTTACAAACTCTGAACCATATTCAAAATATAATAAATAAATTTTTTCATTATGTAAACCTTGTTTTCCTATAAAAGTTGTTTCTTCATTTAAATTTAAATATGTATTTGTTGATCTACCTAATATTCCAGGACCACTAAAATCTAAATTGGAAGGAGGGGTAATATTATTTTCAATATTAAATATAATACGGTTTATACATTCCAGCAATATCGGATGTTTTGGTACGGAAGCAATAAAAGAATTAAATAAATTATGTGTACCAATAGTAGGACAGTTATTTAAATCAATGGGTGTTACAAATTCTATATTTTCATCTAGAAATAATTCTATTGGATTAAAACAAATAGTGTCAATATCTGCATATACCCCTCCATAAATATATAAAATACAATATCTCCATAAATCGGCTTTAAATGCACCAGGTATTATTCTGCTATATGCATTATAAACATTTATATCAAAATGTTTTTTAATAAATGTAATACGGTCATTATCATCAAATAAAAAATAAGAATATGTGGGATTTTTATTTTTCCAACTCTGAGTTATAGAGAGAAATTCAGGTAATATATCTTTTGTTTCCCAGGTTTGAAATATATTTCTAGGTATCTTTGTTAATTTCATAATTATTTTATAAAACAAGTTTTAAATTAAAATTTATTTTATATAATATAGGATATTATTTAACTATCTTCAAGTAAAGCAATTTTATACGGTGTACCATTTAAAAATATTTTCAAATATTGTGGAGGACTAGGAACACTACCAGCACTTGGATCTAGTGAACTACTACCTAAAAGTAAATAACCATTTATATAAACATCACTTGAATATGATATTCCACTTGCACCCGACGGGTCCCAAAAACTCGTTCCTGTATCTCCTTGCGGTCCAGTATCTCCTTGTGCTCCTCCAGCTGGACCAGTAGGTCCTCTACAACTTCTACCAGTAGGTCCTGTACCTCCTTGTTTTCCTGTACCACCTACAGGTCCTACACCAGCTGGACCTGCTGGACCTTGAGGACCTACTGGACCTTCACCTCTTAAATCACAACATCTTTGGGAACCTAAATATTGATTATAATCTCTATAGTATTTGGACATTATATATATTAAATATAAATAATAAAATTATCATTTTTAAATTATTAATAATTTAAAAATCTAATATTTTTAACAATCGTTCTTTATCAACATTATTGTAATCAAATAAATATTCATTGCACCATTTTGTATTTTTATTTGTTAACGATACGTATAATTTCTCTTTTGTACAATTTTGTCCTATAAACTCGTTAGATATCAATACAACTTCTGGTATTACATAAAATTTACCATTTTTACAATTTAACCAATAAATATCATTATCACCTTCTTCATAACATTTATTTTTACATTTACCATCTATTCTACAACTGTACTTTGTCAAAGAAAATGAATATGAATTATAATTATTGTGACTAATAGTTCCTACTTTTTCTTGCACTTTTTTATTTCCAATCATAAAATCGTAAACCAACCCCTCCATATTATTATTTTTGAACGTAATAAAATCTATTTTAGATTCCCTTATTTTACGATATTTTTGTTCATGTTGTTGTGATTTACTTGTTGGAGTGTCTAAAATTTCAAAATTAAATTTATTACATAAATCAAAATAATAATTTAATTTACTAATTAACATTTCTTTTGTGATTTCATATTTATTATATTTTGATTTTTGAGCTATTCCAATTGTTTTTAATCCTTTTACATCTTCATATGGTATTAACCAAAATTTTTTATCTTCTTCACAAATACATAATATTAAACAATCATCATATTTTCCTTCATTTAATCTAAAATAATATTGGTCTCTGTCTGTTTTTTTGTTGGTAGTTTTTACTTGAATACCTAACCATAAATCTTCTGTTGTATCAAACTTTTGTATGGCAATATCTGCTTTACAACCATCAAATGATTTAATACTAATAAATGAGTCTCCTATTAATTCTTTAAAATAATTAATACATTTAAATTCTTGTTCTAATGAAGACAATTTATTATTATTTGAATACAATTTTTTTAATTTAATACCAGCATTTTTATTAACACAAGAAGGACAATTAATTCCTTGGTTTAAACTATTAAAATTTTTCCAAGAAACTTCATTATTATGTCCACACGATGCAATATATTTTAATTTTTGTTTATTGTTCTTATAATAATTTTCAAATTCTTCTTTTGTATAACATAATTTACAATTTTTATTTTCGAAATTAGATGAAATACTTTCATATGTTGGTAAATCTAATGCACAGCTCTTACATTTTTTACCAGCACCTTTTACAAATAATTTAAAGTAGGTTTGATTATGATGACCACAAGAAGCTATATAATCCAGTTTATCTAATTGATTTTCATATTTTTTGCTGATTAAGATACAATTATTTTGTATAAATGTATCTTGAACTTGTTGATATGTATACTTTACAGGCATAGATTATATAGCTATTAATCTTTATATTGTTTTATTAAATATTATATTTGTATACTCAAACTAAGTCAAATTTGTGACGATAAATTTGCATTATACAATTTCATTTTTTTTTGTTACGATTAATGGTACCAAATTATGTTGATGGTAATGGTGCTAAGCAGAGTCTTATAGATCCAAGACTTGCTACATCGTACTTCACAACCAATGGCAAATCATTTTCTAAATATACTTCAATTTGAGAGCATAAATTTGTACATTTAATGAAATAACCTAGGTTTTTAAGAGAGAATTCGCCTTGAATAATTTTGCTTGAGTCTTGCTTTAATATAAATCCCATACTACCATCAGATTCGGCACGATGAATTTCAGCGGAAGCAAATTGTCCTGAGCATTTAAAGATCAATTCATTGCCTACTGATTTAATCTCTAGCTTATCAGAAATACAAGATAAATCCCGAATAATTTTCTGAAAATCAGCAGACGGAAGATTAATAATAGAAGAAAACTTCACATCCGGATATTGTAGTTCTTCAGGCTCTGGTTCAATCAATCTGAGTTTTTGGGTTTTACATTGTTTAATCTCTCCATTTTCAAATTTAAGTGCTAAATGAGAAACAATTCCATCTACATAATCAGAGTTCTCAATATAGATGGTCAATGTGTCATCATTATCAATTGAATTAATCAACTTGAAAAGGTGAAACATATTGACACCAATAATAATTTTCTCTTTTTTGCATTCATAAAACTCAAAATTTTGAGCAGCTAAATAAAGATGTGCTAAAATTGTATGTGATTTATCCATATTAATAATTCGAATACCATCGGGTTCAAATGTAATATTTGTTTCTAATAGAATATCTTTCAATGCGGTCATAAGGGTTCTAAATGGAGCAATTTGTACTGTTTTAATAGTTAAAACATTTCCATCTGTTTGTGTTATTACTTGATTTTTATTTGAAAATGTAGACATTATACTACAATTTATTTTACAATCTTTAAATACTTATGAAGTAAATATTTTAATTTAGTTTTTAAACGAATTAAATTACACATTTACTATTTACATCATTGAAGATTTAAAATGACACCTTTCTTTTAACTGCGTAAAAAATGAAAGGATATTTCAAGACGTGTAAATTTTGATTTTGGGAATTCTTCTAAACCCTGATGACTTGCAAGAATGGTTGTTTCTTGATAAATAATTTGGTCTTTCTTTATTATTTATCGCATTATAAGCAATTTTGTAGATATTTGTTGATCCATTTACATCTCCTATATCATTATTAAGATAATATTTAACCGCCGAAATTTTATAATCTTATGTCTTATTTTTATGTATCTATAATATTTTGAGAAAAATATAAAAAATAATTAAAGGTGTAAAATCAGCGTTTGAAATGTTAACAGGTGTAAAATATATAAGAATTTCATTTAGGAACAAAATTCTAATAATTTATGTGATAATGTAATTTTCAACATTGTAATATATATTTTATAAAGTTATATAATATATGCCAAAAATTAAAGATGAAGAATCATTAACTGATGTTGATGAAGATAGTCCAGATATAGAATATAAAAATTTGTATAATTTTATAACTACAAAAACACAAACAAATGAGACTTTAAGTCAATACATTGATTATATTGGATTTGAAACACAAAACGACATTCTATTTTTAGATACTGATATAGTTCAGAATATTTACAGTTTTTTAGATAATGAAGACAAAACCAAAATGAAAGAATATTTAAGTGAAATAAGAAAAATCACCAATAACCCTCATTTTAATTTTGTAGGTGGTAGAAAAAGTAGAAATAAAAAATCAACTAAAAATAAAAAATCAACTAAAAATAAAAAATCAACTAAAAATAAAAAATCAACTAAAAATAAAAAATCAACTAAAAATAAAAAATCAATTAAAAATAAAAAATCAATTAAAAATAAAAAATCAACTAAAAATAAATAACTATTTTATTAACTTCCTGATCCTGATTTTGCTCTAACTTCTTCGGCACTTGTACTTTCATACAAACCTAAAATGGCATCTGAACAACTAGCAATACAATTATCATCGTTTGCTTCAGTATTTACAATAGGAATAATATCCTGCGAAGGTTCAAATCCTAAATATCTTAAAATATAGTTACATATTGTTCTAAACCATTTATTACCCATTTATTTATATATTTTTTTTGTAAAACTTTAAATCATTGTTATAAATATTATATCCTTACTTAAAAAACTCATTTAAAAACAATTATATATGCTTCTTAATATGTGTAATGATTCTATATTATATAAAAAATGTACTAATACAATATTAGAATTAATTAATAAATATAAAAATGATGATTATATGTTACAACGGATAAATAATCATATTATTAATTATTTACCAAATACATTAGAAAATGAGTTAAAGAATTATGAGAAAAGATTAAATCGTAATAATTATTTGATGGGTGAGCAACAAATATTTATCCAGGTTTTTTTAAGTAAAAACCAATATTATTATTTGAATAGCAATAATTTTTTTTATGAATATAATGGAAAACATTATTTTATAGTAAAAGAAGATGATGTGCTTCATAAATTATTGTCAAGTATATCAAAAGATAGAATATTAATGCAATGGAAACACAAAACAAAATTTAACATTATAAAACAGATTAAAGAGAGAAATCTGTTCAGTTCTATACCAGAATCTGACACCATTCAAAATGTACTTAATCTATTATATCCATCTATATTTACCACTAAAAATACAGCCAAATACTTTTTAACAATAATAGGCGATAATATCTTTAAAAAAAATTCAAATTTAATATTTTTAGTAACATCAAAAATGAGAAGACTATTAAACGAACTTGATAATATTACACTCAACTCAATTGGATATAATAATACAACATTTAACTTTATGACTAAATATCACGAAAATCATTCATATGAAAATTGTAGACTTATTAAAATAAATGAAACCTTTTCAACTGAAATGTGGAGAGAAATGTTAAAAAAAATAGGTTTAGACTTATTGTGTGTATCTACCCATTATTCTAATCGTTATGAAAATTCTGATAAATTTATTGAAAATAAATCAGATGAAGAGCTTAAAAATTATTCATATTATCTCAAAAATTCAAATCCTAATGATATTACAAATGAATTTACAAATAAATACATAATTGAAACTGCAATAGATATTAATATAGGATGGAAAAATATTCATTTTGTCTGGAAAACATTTCTCTCTAATTCTAATTTACCTAATATAATTTATTCAAATACATTGAAGAATATTTTAAAAGAACGTTATAAATATAATGAAGAACAAGATTGTTTTATTGGTATAACAAGCAAATATTTACCTATTCAAAGTGATTTTATAAAATTTTGGGAAACAACAATTAACAGTACGTGTATTACAGTTGTGAATAATACTTATCTAATGGAAAATGAATCGTTTACTGAAAATGATTTTGAAATTGATGAAATTTGTTCTCTCTTTAAATTATGGACAAAACAAAATTCTGAAGAATTATTAACAAATGGTAATATTACAGAGGAAAATGTATTGAAGATCCTCAAACACTTTTTTCATAATATTGAAATAGTTGAAGATAAATATGTATTAAATATTAATTGCAGTTTATGGGATAAAATTTCTGATATTAATAAATCATTTGAATATATTAAAGAAGAAGTTAAAAATAATTATAAATTAGAATTAATATCATTTGATGATGCATATAATTATTATTATAAATATTGTAATAAAAAATCATATAAATTTATTGTAAGTAAACATTATTTTGAAAAATATTTATATTTTAAATTAGCAGATTATATTGTATATGAAAAATTTATTGAAACTAGTTATTTTCTACTAATATAATAATATTATATAAATAATTAAATGATATTATTTGAATAGTTTGAAATTAATTAGCAAGTCCTGCAGCGAATTGTACGGCATTACCACTAGTTCCAACTCCTTTACCATCAAAAAAAGAAGGACTTAGAGCATTGTGTACACCAGAACCTCCACGATAACTTCTGCTTCTAGAACGATGTCTACGTCCACCTTTTTTCATTGTTGTAGCATTTGATGATGGCATAGAAGGCATTTTTGCTAACAATTGAGAAGCAGCAGCAGTAGCAGAAGAAGCCATAGAAGGAGCAGAAGAAGGAGCCATAGAAGGAGCAGAAGAAGGAGCCATAGAAGGAGCAGCAGCACCTCCACGTGTTTTCTTTACGAAACCAAAATGTCCTTTCTTAGTAAAATATCCAGCTTTAATAAGTCTTTTATCTTTTTTGGCAGTATTGTGTTTAGCTTTGGATACAATACGTCCAGATTTATTTTTCATTAAATCAGAATGGGTAAGACCACCAGTAGTTTTGTAAGCAGTACCGTGCCATACTTGTGCACGTGTTCCAATTAAAAGTTCATATGTTTTACCAGCGACTGAATATTTACCAGTTGAAGTTCTCGAAAACTTTGTCATTATAAAATTAAAGGAGAAAATATATTTTATTATTGGGTATATATTAATTATTACTAAAGAATATATTAATTTTAATTTACATAATAATTATAACGCATATTATAGTGTGATATGTAATAATATAATGAATTTATCTATTTATAAATTTATATACCTTATTCAGGTTAATTAATTAAATTTATTTTTAGGAGCAGAACCACTACCACCTGGCATACCTTCATTACGTCCTAAATAATTTAACTGTAATGGTTGTCCTAAATAAAAATTACCATATTGAGTTTTTCCTCCTAAACTAGAAGTGATCACTTGCGCAATCCGCATATTATTAGATATTTTAAGAGAAGGTGAGTCAGAACCAACCGTAGTTTTATCATATTTGTCAGGTACACACACACAGTTCAGATTTGATGTATTTCTTTCTGCAGTATAATTTATCATTTTTCTTGAATTTGATTTTTTACCAGGAGTAAATTGCCTTTGAGAAAACATATTAATATGTTTTTTTATTTTATTTTCATTTTATTTTCATTTTTTAAATAAAATTGAAAATATTTAAAAAGATAAATACATTATTAACTTATATAGTATAATGAGCACAACAGACATTAATCTAGCCAATAAATATCAACAGAAAACCGATAAACAACATATACTGGATAATCCAGATACATATATTGGTTCAGTTGAAGAAGTTGATTCGGATTTATGGATACTAAATGAAAATGGTGAAAAAATTATCGAAAAAAATATTAAATATATACCTGGTTTGTTTAAATTGTTTGATGAAGGAATCGTTAATTGTCGTGACCACGTAGTACGTATGCAACAGTCTATTGCGAATGGTCAAGATAATTGTATTCCTGTATCTAATATTGAAATAACTATTCAAGAAGATGGTACCATTATTATGTTAAATGACGGTAATGGTATTGATGTAGCAGAACATCCCGAACATAAAATATGGATACCTGAGATGATTTTTGGTCATCTGAGAACATCTACAAATTATGATAAAACAGAAAAAAAAATAGTGGGTGGTAAGAATGGATTTGGATTTAAACTTGTACTTATATGGTCTACAAGTGGATCAATTGAAACTGTAGACCATATTCGTGGTCTAAAGTATATTCAAGAATTTAAAAATAATTTGGATGAAATTTGTAAACCATCTATTACAAAATGCAAGAATAAACCATATACAAAAATTATATTTAAACCTGATTATAAACGTCTTGGAATAGATGGATTAACAAGTGATATGATTTCACTACTAAAAAAAAGAGTGTATGATGTTGCTGCCGTAACAGATAAAAATCTCAAAGTTAAATATAATTCTAATTTAATACCCGTTAAAAATTTTCAACAATATATAGATATGTATATTGGAGATAAAAATATATCACCTCGTGTTTATGAAGATAATGGGACAAGATGGGAATATGCAGTAGCGTTAACGCCAACAAATGAATTTGTACAGATTTCATTTGTGAATGGCATTCATACAGCAAAGGGTGGTAAACACGTTGAATATATACTAAATCAAATAACGCGGAAATTAGTAGAGTTTATTGAAAAAAAGAAAAAAGTTAAGGTCAATCCAAATAGTATTAAAGAACAACTAATATTATTTTTAAGATGTGATATAGAAAATCCTGCTTTCGATAGTCAAACGAAAGACTTTATGAATACACCTTCATCTAAATTTGGTTCTAAATGTGATGTAAGCGATAAATTTATTGAAAAAGTTGCAAAAATGGGGGTAATGGATGCTGCAGTACAATTGACAGAAGTTAAAGAGAATAAAGCTGCAAAAAAAACGGACGGAACTAAGACCAAAAGTATACGCGGTATTCCCAAATTAACTGATGCTAATTGGGCTGGAACAGATAAATCTAAAGAATGTCTAATTATATTTTGCGAAGGAGACTCAGCTAAAGCAGGAATTATTTCTGGGTTATCATCAGATGATCGTAACATTATTGGTGTTTATCCAATGAAAGGCAAAATATTAAATGTACGTGGCGAAGCACTTAAAAAAATCTCAGAAAACAAGGAAATTGCTGAAATTAAAAAAATTTTAGGGTTAGAAACCGGTAAAAAATATGATACTATTGAAGATGTGTATAAGAATCTTAGATACGGTAAAATTTTATTTATGACTGACCAAGATTTAGATGGAAGCCATATAAAAGGATTAGGAATAAATTTGTTTCAATCTGAATGGCCTTCTCTTTCAGAAATACCAGGATTCATTGGATTTATGAATACACCAATATTGAAAGCAAAAAAAGGAAATACCGAATTAAATTTCTACAATGATGGTGAATTTGAAGAATGGAAAGCAAATAATGATATAAATGGATGGAAAATTAAATATTATAAAGGTTTAGGTACTAGTACAGGAAAAGAATTTCGCGAATATTTTGAAAAAAAGAAAATAGTAGGCTTCGAACATTCTGAAAAGAGTAATGATGCAATCGATATGGTTTTTAATAAGAAACGTGCAGATGATAGGAAAGACTGGTTAAAATATTATGATCGTAATGCATATTTAGATACAAACAAGACCAATGTTTCTTATGAAGAATTTATCAATAGAGAATTAATTCATTTCTCTAAATATGATTGTGATAGAAGTATACCTAATTTAATGGATGGACTTAAGATAAGTTTAAGGAAAATATTATTCTCTGCGTTTAAAAAAAATCTAAACACTGAAATCAAAGTGGCACAATTCTCAGGTTATGTATCGGAACATTCAGGATATCATCACGGTGAAGCCAGTTTGAATGGTGCTATTGTTGGAATGGCTCAAAATTTTGTTGGTTCAAATAACATTAATTTACTTTTACCAAATGGACAATTTGGTACTAGATTGCAAGGTGGAAAAGATAGCGCATCTGAAAGATACATATTTACTCAATTAAATAAATTAACTAGAACTATATTCCCTGCATCAGATGATAATGTTTTAAAATATTTAAATGATGATGGTATTTTGGTTGAACCAGTATTTTATGCACCTATAATTCCAATGATATTAATTAATGGATCAAAAGGCATTGGTACTGGTTTTAGTACAGATATAATGTGTTATGACCCTTTACAAATTATTCAATATTTAAAAAATAAGTTGCAAAATATAGACGATGTTATTCAGTTTAATCCTTATTATGAAGGATTTAAAGGAACAATAACCAAAATAAATGATGAAAAATTTCTAATAAAAGGACTCTATGAAAAAATTGCAAATGACAAAATTAAAGTAACTGAATTACCTGTTGGTTTTTGGACTGAAGACTTTAAAGAATTATTAGAGGAATTAATTGAACCGTCTGCAGGTAAAGATGGGAAAAAACCACCTTCTATTATCAAAGACTATGATGATATGAGTAAAGATACAAATGTGGAATTTACAATTACATTTATGAAAGGTAAACTGGAAGAATTAGAATCAAGTAAAGGTGATTATGAACGTAATGGTTTGGAGAAATTATTAAAATTGTACACCACAAATACTACAACTAATATGCATTTGTTTAATGCAGAGGATACACTACAAAAGTATAATAACATTCCTGATATTATAAATGCATATTATGATGTGAGATTAAAATTATATCAACAACGTAAAATATATATGATTAATGCATTAGAAAAAGAATTATTGACTTTAACCAACAAAGCAAAATATATAGTAGAAATTTTAAATGGTACAATTGATTTAAGAAAGAAAAAGAAGGAAGAAGTAATTCAAATGTTAGTTGAGAAAGGATATGATATTCTAGAAAATGATAACGACTTTAAATATTTAATTAAAATGCCTATGGATTCAGTAACGGAAGAAAATGTTGAAAAATTATTAAAAGATAAAACTAATAAAGAATATGATTTGACAGTAATTAAAAATACTACTATAAATCAAATGTGGATGAATGAACTTAATCAATTAAAAGAACTTTATATTGAATATAAAAAAGAGCGTACAAGATTAATGGATGGTATTGAAGTTGAAAACATTAAAATAAATAAAAAAATAGTGTCAAAGGGTGTAATTAAAAAACAAACGAAAAAACCTGAAAGCAAACTGTTATTAGTCGAAGAGGATTAAACAAATATAAATAATTAATCTCAACATTTTAATCCTTTATGTTATTATTCAAAATCAATTTAATATTATTTTCATTATAACTTTCTGCACAATCAATAAATTCAAAAATTTTTTTTATGTTATTAACATCAAACATCTTTTCAAATGTAGTAAAATAACAATAATCTGTATTATTAGCATAAAAATTATACAAGTCGTTATTTAAATTATATAAGTAAGTAATTGCACTTTTATCCGTTTTAAACCATCCACTTTCTGATTGTGATTTGATGTTCTCTCTAATGTGAATTATAATCTTAGTTTGTGGAAATAATTCTTTAAATTCCTTCATATAATTAATGTCCCCATTATCATACCTTATTTCTTTAAATCCCCATACATTATTACTTTCATTTTTCTTTAGTAGACTAATTATCAATATTTTAATCATACTTACTGTTTGTTGAAAATTATACGAATTATACCAAGCAGGTTTTATGTTTTGTGAAAGTATATCATCAAAATTAAGAGGGTTTATACTGCCAGGTACGTATTTAAATGTAGTAGTTTTAATTCTTCTATAAAATTCTAGTAAACTATTGATTGCTCCTAGATTTTCTCCACATATATTGCTATTTGGTATAGTATTTAGAATTCTTTGCATAGTAGTGGATCCAGACCGTCCAGTTGCACATATTAATATTATCTTATCATCCATTATTATAAAAAGCATTTTTTTTTATAATAATTTAACGAATATCTTTTTATTATATTCGATTTACACGTGTTATCATCAAAAATAATAATACTCGTAAAGAAATGCTTATGAAAACAACATAAAAATACAGTTGGTATTAATTATTATAAAAATGACGAAAAATAGCAACCGAATTCAACAAAAAACTGTATCGATAATTACTATTTCTCAATTAAGTAGGTTTGATTGTTTATTAAATCTATATGAATTAATTAAATTACAAACATATACGAACATTACTGAATGGGTTATAGTTGAAGGTTCTAACAATAAAGAAGATGGTGACAAAAATGAAGAAAATATAAATACATTACATAAAACGCATTCCAAATTATCAGAAATGAATCCAACCTCTATACATTCGGACATCAAAATTGTATATATAGAATATACAGGATTACTATTAAGTGACTTAAGAAATCTAGGAAATAATAAATGTTCCGGAAAAATTATTGTATGTATGGATGATGATGATTATTATCCACCTGAAAGAGTTAGTCACGCGGTAGCATCTTTAAAAAAAACACGCTGTTTAATAGCCGGATGTTCAGATATGTATATATATGAATATTTTATGGGTAAATTATACAAATGTAAAGGATTTCATCGTCATTGGCGATATCATTCCACAAATAATTGTATGGCATTTAAGAGAGAATATTTACGTAATCATAAACATGCTGAGGGATTAAAAATGGCAGAAGAAGCAAGTTTTACTAATAATTTTAGTGAACCAATGGTTAAATTAGATTCACAAAAATGTATTATAGTATCGAGTCATAATAGGAATACTTTTAGTAAACGCCAAATTTGTATGGATACAAGTAATGGTATGAATCCTTATTTTCATGAAGTAAATGGTCATTCTATTACTACTTATATACCGTCTGAAATATTTAAAAGAATGCAAAATATTTTTACTAAAGAATAAAGAGTAAAAAGAAAATGTATAACTATAACTAAAACCAACTTTTAAATTCCAATTCTCTATCTGTATCATTAGCCATTACTGGGTGAGCAATTGGTACTGCAAGTGTACTAACGTCATTAATATATTTTATATACCCTTGTGCTTCACTGTAAACTTGTTGTATACAATAATTTAAGACAATTTTATTCAATTGTTCAATTTGTTTAGAAATATTATTTGTTTGATTTGCAGAGTGCTGTAAATAAACACTTCGCATTATTATTTTTAGAGATTCACAATCTTGAGGACCAATAACATACTGACCGTTGGAGCGATGATACACTCCAGCTCTTATACCATTTTGTATTATTTGAATATTTTGTTGAGAGAAAAAAGTGTCCGACAATTGTGTAGATACCCACAATCCTTCAGTAGCATTCCTAAATGTAGCACATTGATTTGCTGGTATTTTATCATACATTTCAAATAAAGCTGAAGTATTTGGTGTTTTAATATTTATACGTCCATTATATAATTTGTTCATTTATATTACTCAAATAGAAAAAATTATATATATTTATTCTATATATATGGCAAGTTTTAATTCAATAGTAATCACTATTGCTACAATAATTATAGCTATAATAATTATAGGATTTGTTTTCAGATATGTTACAGCTAAAGAGTTACCAGGTTTTCAAAGAATAGTATTAACTGCTGCTATTATTATTTTAATTATAGCTTTAATAATTATTGGAATTCTTCTTAGTTATTACAAAGCTAAAGAACAGTGGCCACCAATAGTCGCAGGTTGTCCTGATTATTGGACAATCGATGGTTCTTCCAATTTATCGAGATGTACCAATATTCAAGATTTAGGAACTTGTCCAGCACAATCTGGCAATAAACATTTAGTTATGGATTTTTCAGGACCAGCATTTACAGGTACAAATGGTACGTGTGCAAAATATACGTGGGCTAAAAAATGTGGTGTTACGTGGGATGGAATTACTTATGGTGTAAATAATCCTTGTAGTAGTACTTAACAAAATTTTTAATTATTAAATTTGTTTATATCAATATCAATATCAACAAATAATATATAAACATCTTATATATATTGTAATGGCTCAAATAAATAATGATATAGTGAATACTAAAAAGGAAACAGAATTTTTAATTAAAATAAGTTTGTTACCTGATTGTTTAATTAATATTATAACAGAATTTATTCCAAAAATAGTTTTTGTTTTCACTAATAGAGAGAATTATTCTTTATATCATTCACTTATTAAAAAATATATATATAATTATGAAAATTATATAAGAGATACAATTCGTCGTGATAATGAATTTGTATTTGAAAAAATAATAGAAGAGAATTATAAGCGTTGGTCTTTAATTAAAAATTATAAATATAAAAATTTAAATTTTAAAAACTATTTATACTTTGTTGTGTATTATTGTGTTGAAAATGATTCGAATAATTGCAGAAATGTGTTAAATTCTTTTTGTAGTCAACATGGTTTATGTAAAAATCTATATAAAAAGAATGTTGTTCAATATATAAGATGGAGGAATTAAATATAAATAAAATTCTTAATCGAGAAGATAAATCATTAAATATTAAAGATATACTTGGTGCTTTTGAGCAAAATAAAAACAATATGCTTTTTAAAAAAGGAATATATGTCTATGGTGATCCTGGCACTGGTAAAACTACATTTGTTACTAATATTCTAAAAGAAATGGGTTATGATATTATTAAATATGATGCAGGAGATATACGTAATACATCTGTTATTGAAGATATAACAAAACATAATATGTCTGACAAGAATATTATGAGTTTATTTAATAAAAGTATTCGAAAAATTGCAATTATAATGGATGAAATTGATGGAATGAATAATGGTGATAAAGGTGGAATAAATACATTAATTAAATTAATAAGACCTAAAAAAACCAAAAAACAAAAATTAGAAGAAGTAACCATTAATCCAATTATATGTATCGGAAATTATCGTGTAGATAAAAAAATTAAAGAACTTATGAAGGTTTGTAATACAATTGAACTTAAAACACCTACACCTATTCAAATGGACCAAATTGTACAAAAAATATTGCCAATATTAGAACCAAACATTAAAAATAATATGATTAGTTTTGTTCAAGGAGACTTACGAAAACTAAACAATATTTATTCTATCTATAAAAACAAAAAAGACATATTTAATAATGAAAATATTGAAAATATATTTCAAAGCAAATCATATAATGATGATACAAAAAAAATTACAAATAAACTTATTAATAATTATTATCCAATTAATGAGCATACGAATATAATGAATGAAACTGACCGTACTAGTGTTGGGCTATTATGGCACGAAAATATAATTGATGTTATCGATAAAATGGATAAAAAAACATCCATCCCTTTTTATATAAATCAACTTGAAAATATTTGTTTTGCTGATTATATAGATAGAATAACATTTCAAAAACAAATTTGGCAATTCAATGAAATGAGTTCTCTCATTAAAACATTTCAAAATAATAAAAAATATCATCAAGAAATACAAAAAAAACAAAAATATAATCCAACAGAAGTTAGATTTACAAAGGTATTAACAAAATATTCCACCGAATATAATAATTCATTATTTATTCAAAAATTATGCCAAAAATTAGCAATGGATAAAAAAGACCTATTTGGGTTTTTTATTGATATCAAGAATAAATACGACGATAATCAAATAACAAATCTATTTGAAAACTATGAAATTGGTAAATTAGATATAAATAGAATTTATAGATATCTAGAAAAATATACAAAAGAAAATGCTGCAGGTACTGCAGATAAAGAAATAGAATGCGAAGATGAAGAAGAGATTGATGATATTTAATTTAAAAAATACAAGTATAAAATACAGTAATAAAGTAAACAAAGAATAATATCTACAAATAATCTAATCTTCTTCGGAATCAAATTCACTTCCTCTTTTTTCTTTTTCATATAATTATTCTTCTTCATATAATTTCTCTAATTCTTTTTCTTGATAATAATGCTCTAACGTAAAATAATAACCTTTTATTTTTTCCTCTTTAGTATCACTATAATAACCATTTTTATATTTAACATTTAAATCTTTGTCTCCCACACAACTTATATCTACATCTTTCATATAAGTATTCCACATACTTTTTTCTTTAGAGTAATTCGTAATTTGCGTACCAAATAAATTACTTGTAATACGTTTTTCAGCCTCATAAGGTATGCCTTTATCTGTAAGATAACCAAACAAACCATTACCTCTTTCTAACTCGTGAATTTCTGCACACTTTGTACAATATCCAAGAATGACTCCTTTAAAAATAGCCTTACGACAGTAACCACAAGTAATTGGTCCCGTAATTCTATCTCTTTCAATATCATCATCGTAATATAATCTCTCGTCAACAATCCATTTATCAGGAAAATTTTCATCAAAGGGGACATTAACTAATTTCCCAGAAATTTCAACTCGTTTGAACTTACCGTGGGAACCTTGATAATGATGAAACTTTACCAAAGGTAAATACTGAGTAGTTCCAATAAAAGACATAATTAATTATAGATTATAGATTATAAATTATAGATTTACAATAAAATATAAGATGAATAATCTTTTCAATTTTTTTTTATAATATTTCAGAAATCAAAATCACTATCTTTCATTAAACCACCCGCTTTTAAATTTGATGGTTTTATACTATAATTATCAAATTTATCAATATTAGTAGTAATTATATCCAACTTAGCATTTGTAGATATTTTTTCATTTTGTAATATATCTAATATACGTTTTTTATTATACAATAATATTATTTTTTCCATTTCATTCGTTGTCGTTATGTTAACAATTGTCATATTTTTTTCATACTTGTCATCATTACCTGTTACATTTTTGTTTAATAAGTATTTGTTTTCAGGAAAAGTAATTGAATTAGTAGATAATAATTGATAATGTTTTTTAAAATGTCGTGTTAAATTAAACAATAACATTATTATAAAAAACATCATATATAATAATAATATAATGTTTTTAGATTTTATTATTACAATATTTATATAATATTTTATTTAATTAATATTATTAATGTTATTAATGTACAACTTGACTAGAAGATTTATTCTTACTAATGGTATCTAAAATCGTCAATCTTGCATTTCTTTTAGATGTCCATTTATTTATAATATCATCATTTACCTCAATATTAAAATGAGACATATACTGCTGTGGTGATGTATAAAATAAAACATTAGATCCGTTTTTACTCTTACATTCACCAGTAGCTAAACAAACCTTGAAAAATAAATCTTCATCTAGCGAACCAATAATATTTGGATAATAATGACCAATTTCAGCGTCTCTTATGTTGGAACCTGTATCACCTGATACATAAAACTCAATTTTTGTTTTTTTCGTTACATCATTGCGTGTGACAATTCTCGTCGTTTTATTGTAACCTCTATCTGTTTTTTTAATAACATCCATTCTTTTTTCTATTTCTTCATTATTGTCATAATCATTTAATTCAACCGGATGAAAATTATCAATATAATCCATTTTTATAACTGATAATTTAATAACATATTTATCTTTAAGTTACTTTACTAATATTAATTTATGTTTATATAATGGTAATGGTTGGACCAGTTGTTGTTTGATCAGCTTCTTTAACACTTTTTTTTTTCTCTATATGGTCAGTAATAATTTGTTTAATTTTATTATCTAAATATTGCACTTTATCTTTTAATTCACTGTTTTCTATTGTAAGATAATTAATCGTATTTGTTAAATCATTTATTTTACTTTGTAGAATTTGAGGATTATTTAAAAGTTGCATAGAGTTTTGATATGCTATTTGTTTATTCATCATCTCATCTCTTGTTTTCTTAATCTCTGCTAACTGCTTTACAACATCTGGTTTATGTTTTGTATTACCAAAATCATATTTACTCAATAATATATCAATATCCACTGTAAAAAATTTTAATATTTCAGGCTCTTTTACTATATCAGAAGCTTTTAATACAGTTTCGTGAACGTGAGGATTTGGCATTTGAGCCAACAACTCTTTTTTATCAAACGAATTATGAACGTGAGAAAAAACTAAAATAGATTTTAACGATTCTAACTGAACAAACGGTATTGTATAATCTTTCAAAAATTGTTTTTCTTCTGCTACACACGATAATTCATTGAATCTAGTTTGTTTTAATAATTCTCTTTTAAAAGCAAATGTCGCAGCTGTTGCGTGACTCGGAGCGTATGGACCAAATTGATACATTTTATTAATATGCTTAAAATATATAAACATTGCACTAGAACCAGCACATAATGCATCAGGATTTTTTAATAAAGTATCTACTGCGTGACTAAAACGTTCAGGTGGGTAATAATCATCGTCATCCATAAATATTATAATTTCACCACTACTATTATCGTTTGCTATGTTTCTTTTTTTACCTAATGATAATTTTTCATCATATTTAAAATATTTAATTTGAGGAATATGTTTTATCAAATCTTCTATTTTATCCGTACCATCATCTACAATAATCCATTCTATCTTATCCTTAGGATAAGTTTGGTGTTCAAAACATTTAATCATAATAGGAATAAAAGGACGTCTGTTGAATGTTGGCGTACATATACTAATAAAAGGAAGATTGATATTTACATCTACATTACTTTTATTACTTTTTTTACCTTTTTTACCCATTTATAAATATATATATTTTTTTTAAATTGGTTTTACGAAAAGTTATTTAATTTTTTTCCAAGGTTCTTTAGTTCATTTGATATTTTTCCTCCTCTTTGTCCATAAATTAATGTGTATAATAAACCGTGATTATTTTTTGGGTTGACATCCTTATTGTTACACGTTTTTTTCGCTTGAGAATTACTAACTACTGCCGTTAAATTACCTTTACCTACTGGCTGAAATATGTTAATAGATATTATTCCAAAATATATTAATATTAATACTAATATTGAAAATACTCCAGGAATAGTACCCATATTAGAAAATGCACTTAATATAACAAAGAAACTAAATATAGACATTATAGTAACTTTGTAATATTTAAATAAATCTTGTAAAATAGATAAAACAGAAATATTTGTATTATCCATTTGTCCTTGATAACATAGTAATGTAAATATAGTCCATCCCATAGCAAAAGTCGGTAAAACTGGTAGTACAGATAATACTAACCAAAAAAGCAGACAAAATAAAATAACAAGAGCAAATGCGCACCATAAATAAAATGGTTGAAAAAGAGATACTGTCTGCCATATTGGCTTACTATTTAAGTTTGTATTGACATTCTGTTTAAAAAACCAACCCATTTTTGCAAACCATAAATAAATAAAATATATGTTGTTACCGAAAAATATTAAGGCGGATATAAATGTAAAAATAATTGGGCCAAATAAAACTATTAATATTTCTGGTATACCATTAAATATACTTAATATAAAATTAAATGCTACATAATTGAAGCTAATCAATGACTCAATTATTGAAATAAAATAATTTATTAAAAAATAAGATTTTGGTTCTTCTTTATATGAACGAAACATATCTAATATTTTATTTGACGCATTATATTTATCATATGGAAAGCTTAGTTTCATAGATAATGGAGGATTTGTAAAAGTAGTGAAAATATTTGTTTGAATTTCTTGAATGGACGGTTTTACATCAGTATATGGATAACATTTTTCATCTGTAGGTAATATATTCGACTGTGCTAATTTACACGCATATAATATCAAACCTCCATAAGAAAATTGTGCTATAATAATCAAAACTAGAAAAGCAACTGTCGTAAAAAAACCTAATATATTTGAGAATATGTTAGGTGAACTAGAAGTTGTGTCTTCTTTTTTATCATCAATAGCTGAAGTATCACTCGTATCTGACATTACTTATATTAAAATGATATAAAATTATTTAATTTTTAATTCGATATGGGTAAAATTTTAAGCATTTCTCTCTAAATGAATTATTTACTTTTATGCTATGACAAAAATATAATATAATTTAATATTATATGGGTATTACAAAACAGAACAAATATGTGATATTTTTGTCAATAATTAGTTTAATATTATTTATTTTTGTTTATAATTTAATTAACTACTTAGTTGTAAATGATTTTATTGTTGAGTGTTTTTCATCTAATATAATAGCTGAAAGTAAAAATACTACTCATACAGTTAATTTACCATTAACTACTACATATAGTTGTAAAAATTTATGTGGCCCCACATCACGATGTGCTATAACGGGTCAACAGTGTTTTACTGATATTGATTGCCCTGGATGTCAACCATATGTACCTCCTTTATCTAGTACTTCTAATTGTATTCCAGGTGATAATGATGCAGGTAAACTAACAGTCTCGCAAACTCCTCAATATTCAACATTAACTACCGATATTGGTAGTCGAGCTAAACTAATTACAAGTAATAAATTTTCGCAACCGGTGATGGCAAATTATGGTGTTAACACTTGGCGCGCAGCCTATGATAATTCTAATAAATTATTTAATGAAAGATATAAACCAAATCAGCTTCTATATATGCCAAATTATGATAAGAGATATTCCCTAACTGGCGAATTTATAGATGATGGACCATTACCATCAAATGCATATTTTAAATAAAAAAATTATTCTTTTACAACAAAAACCTCTTTCGAAATATTACTAATAATTTTATTTTCTTTTTCCAAGTCATTCTCTCCTTTTCCGCCCATAGATTCAATAATGATAGTATTATATTTATCTGATACGTGTGAGGCACTTTTATTACAATCTGGATATTTCTCTTTGTAATGTGGTAATAATCTCATATTTTTATCTGCAATTTTTTTAATTGCTGTGCGAACTTTTTTATTTTGTTGGTCTTCTTTTTGCCATAAATTTTCGTCTTTTACGTATAATACTTCTCTTTTTTTATCAGTACAGTGAATTGGTCGTTGGGTAATATCCATTGCTTTTAAGTTTTTAATAATAATATTAGAAATACCATCAACATACCCGAGCTCACCTACTCTCTCTAAATCAGTTAGTTGTAATTTGATAGATTCTATAAAATCCATAATATTCATCGCATCTTTACACGTTTCATTTAAAAAGAATTGTAAATTGAATGTTTTATTATGCGAATTTGTATTTGTAATATTATGCGTTCCATTTTTGATAACTTCCATCATCATATTTTGTAGTTCATCATTCTTTTTCATAAGCATAACAATTAATTCTTTATCAGACGGCTCATCAGAGATTTTAATTTGCTCTTCATCATTACAATTACATTTTTGTTTATGTTTCCATAAACCAGCATTAGTTGAATAATGTTTGCCACAACTTATGCATATAAATGATTCTTTGCTACTTTTGCTACTTTTGCTACTTAAAATATTTCCATTTTGTGATTCTAAATGTTTAGCTGTCATTTTATGTTTGTCAAAATTAAACTTTCGACACGTTTTATAGTCACACTTTTTACAAAAGTAAAAATTAACAAGATTTTTTGCTACTTTTGCTATTTCCATTATTTCCTATATATTTCCAACAAAATAATTTTAAATACTTTTAAATTTGAATAATAAAAAATTAACAGTAACAAATTGTAAATTTATTTTTTGGTCACGAGACGTTAAAATTCATTTATGGTCACAGAAGGAATCAAAAAAGGGAAAAGTATTTTCATTTTTGAAAAATGGACATTTATAAATGTCCAAAAATGAAAACCCCGTAGACTTTTGGGAAAAAAATAAAATATAGTAAGTTTTTTTTCTTTAAGTTCCAAAATAATATAATATATAATATATTTTATGAAGAAAAGAAAGGTATGGAAGGTATTTTATTTATGCAAAAAGAAGCAAAAAACAATATTAGTGGAATAAAAGAACCGAAAAAACACCATAACTCAGCTTTATTATAATAAAAATACTTATAACTTATATATAATAAAAAGTATAAAATAATAAATAAGAATAATGCGTATTTAAAATTAAATAAATAAAAAATATTAATAGCAAGTAAAAATAAATAATAACTAGGATTTGAATATTTAATCCAAGGCCATTTTAAATGATTATTCTCTGTAGATGTTACTAATTTTTCGTTAAATAAAAATTGAATGTATACTTTTAAAAAGTATATAAAGTACAATAAATTTAATATAGCTACTAGTAAATTAACTCCTTCAAAAATATTTGGTTTATAGTAAATATATTTTATTATATATAGTATAGTTGGTTGAGCGACATTTAATATGGCACCCAAAATAGTTGTGATTTTATTTATACCATAAACGTTTTTCAAATCAATCCAAAATAAAAAATCCATAAATTGAATCAACGAAATAAATATTAAAAATATACCGGATACTTTATTTTCTAATTTGTATTGTGGGTTTCCATATTTTATCAATAGAATAGAAAATACTGTACCTATAACAAAGGTTAACAACGATACTTTATAATTGAAACACATATATTATAATATTATTTTTAATTATTAGTTGTATAATAAATATGGCAACAAATATAAAGATGAAATTAATACAATTATATTAGTATTTGTGTTTTTATTTACAAGATAGGAAGCAATCAAACAAGCCATTATAATCATCCCACTATCAGCTAAAATTGCTTTATAAGATACATCATTTGCGTAATCCTTAAACGTATCAAGCATTTTATTTACTCCTCTTGGTGTATTGGTAAAAAAAATATAAAATAATATATCATGGATAATTTGTACTATTGTGGCTATAATAATAAAGTTTAATAGTGAAAAAGTATTAAATATGTAATAATAAATTGCTCTTGTAATAATTAAACCAATTAATATTATTAATACATCCGCAATAACAGCCGATAAGTTATATTGTGAATACCATTTCTGTAAAACTTGTGATTTAATGACATTTGTGTTTAATAATAAAATTACAAATAAATCTGTAATTAAAACAGCATTAAATAATGGTAAATAATCATTAATATTATTAAAATTTGTTATATTTTTTAACATTAATATATTTAATATATTATTATATTTTTATGATATAATTGGCTTTTTCTCAAAATTGTAAAGGTGAACAGAAAAACTAGACAAAAATAATAAATTATAACTATTATATTTAAATATAAATTTAAATATAATAATAAAATGTTTACTAACTTACCATTTGATGTGTTAATTTTAATTTTAGAATATGATGGTAGGATAAAATATAATCATAAAGAGCGTATATATGTAAATATTATAAGTAAAAATGATTACAGATATGATATTATTAATTCAAGAATAAAAAACAAAGCTAATTTAATAAAACATTTTAATAATGGAAATAATGGATTAAAATTTTATATTGATATTTATTATAAAGATCACGAACACGGATTAATACTTTCTATGAAGTTACTTTAAAATTATGTTGCATATAACAGTCCTGCATTACCACCTACAAATATAACCATATTCACTCTCTCTTCCATTAAATATAAATTAAAATTATAATCATAAATACGCCATGTAGGTTTATTTATACCCACAAGTTCTCCTGTATTCGGGTCGCAAATGGTTAACACTTGTGCATATGGGTCAAAAGGAGGGCTAATGGTTGTAAATTCAAATTGGACATTAGTAAACCGACTCATATTCATAGCTCCAGATGGTTGTGTTTTAAAAGGAGATGTATCTAAACAAAAATTATAACAATATAAGCCTTGTGGAGCATTGCCAGCAGTTCTTACATATTTTTCCACAAAATTAAATACTCCTGCAGGTAAAATATTCTCTCTATATTGTCCATCTAAAAGTATTCCTAATGCAATAAGAATATACTGAATATTTTGTGGATTATATATCCCACTCACATATAGACCACTTAATGTTCCATTTGGATTAACACCAGGTCCAAGAGTTGCAGGTATGGGAGGAATAATCGGAGTATATGGATTTGGATAATCCCCATCAGTAGATGCAGGTGTTATATCTTGAGGCATATAACTATATGGCCAATTAGTATAATTCGACCACTGATTTCGCAAATTAACATCACTTCGTTGAAAATAGAACATCCAACTAATAACCATACCAAGAGAATCTAAATCCACTTTATTTTGTCCTGTAACATTATAAAATGGTTTCTCATATATTTGCTTAAAAATATATTTTTGCTCATTCTTTGCAAATAGTGTAGATTCATCATTAGAGAGAAAACAATAGGTACAATTTAAGTTAATATCCGCATTCCATTGAGTTCTTGTATCTGTATAAGATGTAATACCGAGGTTTTCATCCGGTGGTGTTTGTAAGAATCGATAAAATTGCATATAATATTGATTAAAATTTGGCGCAACAACTGGAAAATTATTAACATAATCCTGAACATCACGAATGGTAAACCATTGATTAACTGGTCTAAATGTTACACTGATTTGAAGTTCATTGTATTGAAGGGATACTAAAGGAAATGCTTGTACAGTATTTAAATTAAACCATGCACCCAAAGGTATATATAATACTTGCCCTTGAATAGATGGTTGAGCTCCCGCAGGACTTGTTGTATAAAAAGCATTTGGATATGCATTTACACGTGCGCCAAAATTAGCTGGGTCGTTTAATTCAGCTGTATTTCCAATCATTTCATTAAATAACGCTAATTTTTGTCCACTGAAATCGCGTTGAGCAGATGCTAATATGTATCTACCAGAATATTCTTGTAATTTTTGATTACCGCAAGTAATAGTAATACGGTCAATAATTTGTGCGCCAAGGTTTTCTATCCATTGAAACTCATATGGTGCCCAATCTGTGTAACCAGTCGTACCATCCGAATTTATATATGTTTGAGGTGGAAAAATGGGTGACCATATATTCGGTAACGAAACTGAAACATAACAATCCATTAAAAGGTCAGCATATCGTTTAATGGTAAAATTAAATGTAGATTCTGTTGTTAAATTCAAGGAAGGTGTACCGGTATAATCTATACGAAAATTCTGTTTACCAAAATTAGTATAATTTTTATATGTGGCTTTCCAGAATGTTTTTTGAGGATTACCATTTAATATAACATTTTGCTGTCCAGTGGCAACTAATTGCATTAATCCGCCCGCCATATCTAGTATATAATAGACCAATTTTTTAATTAATTATTTCATCATAATATAAATTTTTTATCTTTATTTTCTTAAATTAAAAATACTATAATATATTAAGTATGACAAGTCAACCAAATGATTATTTAAGCGCTATTAATAAAATGGATGAGAGGTTCAAAAGTTATATTATTATGGGGTTTATTTTCTTAATTTTATTAATGATAGTTGGTTATATGATTTATTTAAATAGATTAAAAAGCGCTGAATGTAATTATATGAATACATTATATCCAACGGTGGATGGAAATCTTAAACCAATTACAAGTGGTGACCCTGATTGTAGAGAGAATTTGAATGATTATTATATTAAAACTGCTTATAATGCGTGTAGCGGTGGTTCTTATAAAAACGATTTTGTAGATATATGCAATTTAAAAGCGGTTATTAAACAAGGTGTGAGGTGTTTAGATTTTGAAATTTATTCTATTAGTAATAATCCAGTTGTTGCTACTAGTACAATAGATGATTATTACGTTAAAGAAACATTTAACTATGTGAATTTTTCAGATGTGATGAGTACTATTCAGAATTATGCATTTTCTGGTGGAACGTGTCCTAATCCGACAGACCCAATTATAATTCATTTAAGAATTAAAAGTAATAATCAACAAATCTACACTAATATGGCAACAATATTTAAATCTTATGATTCTGTGATGCTTGGTAAGGAGTATAGTTATGAATATTCAGGTAAAAATTTAGGAAGACTACCTCTATTAACATTTCAAAACAAAATAATTTTAATAGTTGATCGTATTAATAATGCATATTTAGAAAATAAGGAATTTTTAGAATATGTAAACTTAACAAGTAATTCTATTTTTTGTAGAGCATATAATTATTATGATGTTAAAAATAATCCGGATATAAATGAATTAACAGAATATAACAAAACAGCAATGACAATTGTTTTACCTGATAATGGTGTTAGTCCACAAAATCCTAGTGGTATTTTATGCAGGACAACAGGATGTCAGATGATTGCTATGCGTTACCAATATGTTGATAATTTTTTAATGGAGAATGCATTATTTTTTGATAGAACTAGTTATGCATTTGCATTAAAACCATATGAGCTTAGATATCATGCCGTTACTATTCCTAACCCAACACCACAAAATCCATCCTATTCATATGCTACCCGTAATGTCACAAAGGATTACTATAGTTTTAATTTTTAGATGTGTATTATTTGATTTTTATATAATAATTTTATTATATTATTATATGAAGGAAGAAAATAACTGTAAAGGTTTAAATTTTTCAGACTGTGAATTAACTATTCTGCGTATGGCTGTTGATAAAGCTGAAGAAAAAGTTGCAAAACGAGTGGTTAATTCAGATGATATTAAAAAAATAATTAAAATTGTAGAAGATTTTATTCAACGTAAAAAATTAATCTGTTATGGTGGTACAGCAATTAACAACATTTTGCCCGATCAAGATAAATTTTATAACAAAGAAGTGGAAATTCCAGATTATGATTTTTTTACACCAAATGCGCTAGACGATGCAATAGAATTAGCTAATGTATATTATAATTTAGGCTTTACAGATGTTGAAGCAAAATCGGGCCAACATCACGGAACATATAAAGTTTTTGTTAATTATATACCCGTTGCAGATATTACACAGTTACCAAAAGAGATATATAATTCTTTAAAGAAGGATTCAATTCGCATTTCGGGAATTTTATACGCACCTCCCAATTTTTTAAGAATGTCAATGTACTTAGAATTATCAAGACCTGATGGTGATACAAGTAGATGGGAAAAGGTGTTAAAACGTTTATCCCTATTAAACAAAAATTATCCATTAAATGGTACAAATTGTGATAAAGTAGATTTTCAAAGAAAAATGGACAATAATAAAAAAGAAGATAAAATATATGAAAATGTAAAAGATACATTAATACGTCAAGGAGTTGTATTTTTTGGAGGATTCGCAAATACATTATATTCACAATATATGCCTTCCCATCTTAAGAAAAAAATACAAAAGTTTGCAGACTTTGATGTTTTATCTAATGATCCGGAAACAACATCACATATCGTTAAGGAGCGTTTAAAAGACATATCTGTTACAGATGTCAAAATTATAAAAAGAGAACCAGTTGGAGAAATTATACCTCTACATTATGAAATTAAATTAGCAAATGATACAGTTGCATTTATATATAAACCAATTGCTTGTCATAGCTATAATGTAATAAATACTGGTGGACAAAAAGTTAAAGTAGCTACAATAGATACAATGTTAAGTTTTTATTTAGCATTTTTATATGCAGATAGACCATATTATAATGAATTTTTAGACAGAATTTTATGTATGTCTAAATTTTTATTTGAAGTTCAACAAAAAAACAGGTTGTCACAGAAAGGTTTGTTGAAACGATTTAGTGTTACGTGTTATGGTCATCAAGAATCAGTTGAAGAGATGCGTGCATCAAAAGCAGAGAAATTTAAAGAATTAAAAAAAAATAGAAATGATGAAGAGTTTCGCGAATGGTTTTTAAATTACAAACCAGACGATTTGAAGAATAAAAAAGTATTTGATAAAGAGCCATCTAAGACATCTAAACTATCTAAATCATCTAACCCGTATAAATCATCTAATACATTTAAAAAATCTAAACCATCTAAAATATCTAAAATATCTAAAACTTCTAAAATATCTAAAACTTCTAAAACTTCTAAAACTTCTAAAACTTCTAAAATATCTAAAACTATTAACCCATCTAAAAGTAATACAATTTTTGATATTTATAGTAAAAAAAATCCCAAAACAGTTAAATATCTTAATTTGTATCATAAAAAAACCCGTAAAAATGAAATTTATTAATTCAATTCTTCAATCTAAATACAATATGTTTCTAATATTATAATAAAAATATCTTGAGTTATCTTTGATAATAATTTTATTATAATACCATCACGCCAATCATTTGAAATATTATTATTAATTGTAATAAATAACTTTACAAGAATTATAAATATTTTTTCAAGTAATAATTTAAAATAGTTAAAGGATATATTATAATAGGACCAATTATTAACATAACTACACATTTGTGTATCTGTTTGTTTTATAAAAAAACAATGAATATCTAATAATCCAGATAATATTCGATGATAATTAGTATTTTCATTTTTAACATTTAATAAATTTGCGATTTTATCATAACCATATAGGTCTAGATATAATATTTTTTTATCACATTCTATAGGAAATACAAATGGATTTAAGCCATCTATTGCTTTATTTTCATATAATAAATTGCCATCAATAAGGTATGGAAGATAACAAGACCGAATAATAGTATTTATTATATCGTCTACATTTTTGTATACAGACTTAACAATTTTTTTGTTTTTTTTTATATTATTATAACAAATAAAAAGCTTATTATTAATCTTACTGCATATATCATTCGGAATAACAGACAATAAATATGTTTTCAGTTCTTTAATAATTTGTAAGTTATACGTTTTTTTAAATTCACTATGTACAATTTTGTAGAAATTTGGCATAATATCTAATCCATCGATAAAATAAGTAAATGCTGCAATAGACCCGATACTACAACCAGAAATTCTATCAACTTTAATATAATTGTTTTTTTCCATTTCTTTTAAAAAATATAATGCTCCTAAAAGATAGCTTCCGTTAAATATACCCCCATCTAAAACTAAGTCAATAATTAAAGGTGTTTCAGCATTTTTGATGTTATTTGGTAAATTTTCAATTAATTTATTAGCATATTCTTTAACCATTTAATAGTATTTAATACTATTAAATACTATTTACTATTTATTTTTGTAACGTAAAAATAAAAATAATTATATTTTTTTATTTTGTAATAACCGATTTAGAAAGTCTTTTTCGTTTTTATATGATATATAAATGTTTATTAATTCGGCAGGTGAATAAAAGAACGGTTTTATTTTTTTTAGTTTTTCTTTATCTATTGTAGTACCAAATAAGTGTAAATGTATATCTGAAATAGTATTATGACTTGCATTATTAAGTTCGTGGGTAATATCAATTCTACCTGGTCGAATCAAAGCCGGGTCTAATTTATCATAATGATTGGAAGAAATAATTAGTATTCTACCTGGTGTCTCACGAATTCCATCCCATAGGTTTAGTATATCATCAAGCGTAATAGGATTATCTTCAGGAGCTAGTAAAATATTTTTTGGTCCATCTTCTTTTAATTCACATATATTCTGTAAAACTTTATTAATATTATTATTATTATCTATAGTAGTGTTTTGGTTATTTTTACGTAATTTTGTATTGTATGTTTTTAAGTTTCTATTTAATACAATATCACCTATACAATCTATATCTTCAAATAGTACTATTTTATTTTGGAATGAAATCGAATTAGATTCATTTTTATCATTGTAGGTACATTCAAAATAGAAATCATCTAATTGCCTCTTTGTTTTAAATAATTTGAGTGATATAATAATTAAATGGCGTTTTATATAATTTGCCAATGCTTTAACAAATGAAGTTTTACCTGTACCAGGTGGACCGTGTAATCCAATACCTAATGTATATGGTATTCCCTTATCGTAATACCATTTGCGATTATTTACAAAAAAATCTATTTTTTCAATTAAAGATTGTTTTCCTTCAAAAAATAGATTTTGAAACGTTCGTGCACTTTCAAAATTGTATTCGGACCAACATTGTAATCTCTCTATTTTATCATCATATTTAACCGTTGTTAATTGATAAATAAATAGTTTATTATTTCTACTATTTTTTAAATTTGTTAAGTATATATCTGTTATATTATCAATGTATTTAATGATATAATCTAGTGGATATATATAGCTATAAATATATATTATTATTTTATCTGTTTTTGTATTATTTGTATCTTTATCATTTCTAGTATCTTCTTCAATTATATTACTAGTAATAAAAATATTTTTATCTATTGAAAATGTTTTGTTTTGACATACCATAAAAATAGCTTCTTCTTGTTTTTTATTTATTTCAGGATTTAGTGTACTATATGATTCTTTTATTTGATATATAGTATTTGTTTGATGTATATTTTTAATAATATAACTCCATAATGCTTTAAAACGCTTACTATATGTAAATGATACATAATGCGTATTAGTATATCTACAATTAGTAGAACTTTTAGTTCCTTCAAGTATCATACAATTTTTTGTATAAAATATGTCATAAATAAAAAGAATATTAAATAATGTGTAACTTTTATTATAATTATAATTATCATATAAATAATTAATTAAAAGTCCAAAAAAACTCATAAAAAATGTTGATAATAAAGCATCTAAGACTGTATTACCAGTTTTAATATAATTAAACAATGTCATTTTAGTAACATTATTATAATTATTATATAAATTATCAATAAATTTAAACATCATTATTATAATTAATAAATATCTTAGCATTTATTTAAGTTTATTGATTATATATTTTAGAAAACTGCAAATTGTTGTGTTATTTTGTTTAGAATATAAAATAATAACCCGAATAAAATACTTGTAAATAACAAACCATTTATATTAAAATTGCCATCTTTCGAGAAGAGTACGGGGAAATAGCTATATAAGTGTTTTTTAACAAATGGTAGTTGGAATAAAAAATATAAAACAACTAATAACAATGGTGTTTGAATTTCATTATACATTTCATCAATGGAATGTTGTCTTGCCATATTTGTATCATAATGATCAATAATATCACCAGTTTGTTGATAATTTTTAATGTAATCATTATTATTTACCGGTGAAGGCACATAATTAGGTTGTATTTGTGGATCATTACTAATATTTGTTGTATTCATTGGAATATCTCTAGAAGATAATTGAGTAATACCTGTAATACTTGCTTGTTGAAGTCCGTTAACAATTTGACTAATAGTGGATTGGTCTAAAGATAATCCGTTAGAAGACGGTATTTGATTAGGTGTTAATGGCTGTACTATGTTATTTTCAGTTGCAGTTAAAGATATATTATTAGTTATATTTCCACCACCTATTGGATCAGTAGGAAGATCTAAAATACTAGTTGATTCACTCATAATTAATATAAAGAATGATTGATTATAAGAATTACGCAAATTGGTATATTATATATTCAAAATCTATTCAAAATCTATTCAAAATCTAATATTTTAGAGTTATTTGTACATTTAGTAGGAACAGCATTATATTTAACACATTTTCCATTATTTTTATAAACTTTATCTTTAAAATGATCTAAAGGTGGCGCATGAAAAATTAAACAATTTTGGTCTTTACATATTGTTCTAAATAAAGAAGCTAAACCAAAGCCTAATAATATAGACATTAAATATTTACCAGTTTCAGTATGTACAAATTTTCCTAGATTTAACCCCATTTATATAATTTGTATATTTTATATAAATTATATAATTTAATTATTGTCTATGCTTGTATTGGTATAGTTGATATTTTTGATGCATCTTTTGGACATTCTACAATCTCTTCTTCAAAATAAAAACAGTTGTCAGCTTTATCTTTAAATAAAACCTTATCAATATTTTCAGGACTAGGATATATGTATATAATTTTCATTTCAGGTCCTAATATATAAATAAAAAATAATCCAATTGCAAAACTAATTAAAAACACTGATAGCGAAATATAATTGAATAACATATATATTTATGCTATAAATTATTTCAAAAGTATCCATTTTCAAAACCTAAGTCTTTTGCTAAAAGTTTATTTAACGTATCAATAAACATAGAGTAATTATTAACACCATTCTTTTCTGAATATAGACTAAATAATGTATTTTGATATGATTTGTCCAGTTTATTGAATAATGCATTATATGCTTCGTTACCCTCACCAAAATTATACTCATCATTTTCTGATAGTTCAGGAGGTACAATCAAATTTTTCGGTGTAACAAATTTGCAATTTTTATTTTCAGATTTTGCAATAATACAACTATGCATAAATTCATTCATCCATTCACTATTATTGGTAAGTGCCATTTTAAATTTTTCAGGTAATTTATCCCATAATTGTTGGTATTTTGGATTATTCCACGTTACGATGTTTCCATTATAAACGCCTTCGTCCTTAGCTAATTGGTCATTTTCATTTGTTTGGATTTTTTGGTTTGTTTGGATACTTGGTTCTATTATTGTAGGTACAGATGTAGCATCAGAATCAACTATAATTAATGCCGGTTTCTTACCCTTATTGATTTTTAATCCAACATCATAACTAACAACGGTATTATTAAATGATGTATATTCTAAATTTTCAATTTTGTACTTTTTTTGTATTAGATTATAAGTATTCAAATCTTCATTATAATAAACAAAATTTTGTTTATATTTTAAACTTGATATTTTATTTAATAAAGGCAATAAATTATTAATATAAATATGTACAGCATCCCGTACATATTGTGTAGATTCCAATTCATTAAAACTAATTATACATTGTTTAATTTCTATAATAATTTCATATGTTCTCTCTATATCTCCATTTAACAATTGTTTTTTTTCTAGATTATCTGTTATATCCAAATAAATTTTGAGATATTGTTCTAATAAAGAAGTGAAATGAGAAACATAATCTTTAATTGATTCATAATTTTGTAGAGCGGTCTCAGTTGTAATATAACCAAATAAAAGTTTATTTTTACTGTCAATAATTTCATTTTTGTTATCTTTGATTTCTTTTTCGATATTTTCTAGAATATCAGGTAGCAATTCATATGTACCAAGATGTATATTTATATTTAAATTACACGGATCTGCAATAATACCACATCTAGCAGATAGTTGTCTATAATCATCTATAAAATCATTATTTTCTCCTTTTTTTGTATTTTCAGAATAATATTTTGTTGAAAATATAGTACCTCCTGGTCTTTTACAGTTTATACATTTTGGTTTTAATTTTAAAAACTCAGAACGTTTTTCTTTTGCACTTAAAGACTGATTATTTGATATTTTTTTCTTATTTTTCATTATTTCTGTTTCATATTTATTTTTTAGTTTATAGTATTCATTATAAGCATTTTCTACAGATTCATTTGGTTCTTCCATTATATATTTATATCTTATAAAATTATTTGTATATTTTATTTAATGCTTATTTTTAGAATGTATAATATCATATTCACTTTCCCAAGCAGGTAATCCAGTAATTAATTCTTGGTGAGCAATCCGTTTGGCTTGTTGGAAATTTTTTATTTTTGACAATATATATTGTTGTTTTTCTTTATTTTTCTCTTCTAATTCAACCGGACTAAGTTTACCTTTATATTTATATAAAAGTATTAATCCTAAAAGAAGTAGAAATGCGAATAATAAACCTATATTAAAAATTGTATTATGAAAATTATTTCTTATGATATGACATTGTTTTAGAGTTTGATTTAAAAAATATTTAACACCTGGTTCTGTAAGTTCTGGTTTAGGCGAAGCCCACCCTTGGTTAGAAAAATCATCAAAACCCATTTATAATTATAGTTAAAAATATAAAATAATTTATACATATTATCTATATGGCTAGTTCTTACTTAAATATTGTCACATTTCTATTAACAACATTATTTTACTATATGGCAATAAAACCAAGTCTAACTTATGATATATTAACGGACACACAAAAATACAAAACTTATACTAGTAATAGTCACGTGTATTTAGCTGTTTATTTTTTATTAGTTATTGTAACACAATTTATTATAAATGCTTCTATAATCACAACTAATTGTGGAGGAAGTATTACTGAAAATATGGGAGCAGCAGGGTTGTTAACATTTATACCGTGGACATTTATTTTTGGAGTTATAATAGCAATACTCATTATTTATCCTGGTTTTAAAAGTGCATTTTCAGATGTTATTGGTTATTATTATGTTTCTAGTTCAGCAACTAAAGTTCTTACAGATTTATTAATTGATAAAGACGTACAAAAACAAATGGATAAAGATACTGAGCTTACTACAGAAAAGAAAGAAGCATTAGAAAGTGCAGCAGATGCGATTATAAAAATATGTGGTAACACATCTATATTAATTAATCAAATAGTACCATCAAATTTTGTTGAATATTGGAATATACTTACTCCGTTAATGAAAGATAAATATAGAATTGGGGATAATACAGATATAAGAAATAATTTATTTGAATTGGTTGTAACAAGGGATAATATTGGGGAAGCATTATGGTTTATGTATACAGGATTACTATTAACATCGATTGTTCAATTGAATATTACTACAAGAGGATGTGCAAGTAATCCAAAAACAATGGAACAAAATTACAAGAAATTTATAGATAACGAAACAGTTGCAAAACAAAAACAAGAACAAGCAACAAGCTCTATTTATACAATTACATAATAAAGTAAAAAGTTAGAAATTATATATATAATTATTTAAATACTTGGTATATAAAATTATATATATTGAATGTTTGAAAATTTGGAAAATAATGTTTACTATGATTTTGTCCCAAATAAAAAAGAACTTGAAAAATTAGAAGAGAGAAAAAAGATACAAGAGTCAGAAGTTAAATTAATAGATGATTTATTTAATCAGAATAATAATAATGATAATAATAACATTGATAATATTGCTACTAATAATAAAGTATATGATTTAGTTAGTAAAGAACAAGAACATAAAAACAAACAAGTTGTACAAAGAAGAAAAACAATTATAGAAAATACAAATTATAATAACAAAAATATAAATAGAGAGAACGAAAAAGATAAATGATATAATGTATGTAACTATGTTTTATTATTTAATAATTTATTAATATTTTCAATTATTCTATATTTTGAATAGTGAACAAATAAAAAATCATCACTATTAGGTGAAATTGGAAAACATATATAGCCTAAATTAAATAAAATAGTAAATGAATTTAAAGGATTTTCAAAATCAAAAGTGTTTTCTTTTTTTTGTTTGGAACAATTATTAGATGTACACCATAATTCTATAAAAATCGAAGGGAAATATTTTATAATCGTATCAAGAGCACCTTCTAATACTTTCGATTCGGCACCTTCTACATCTATCTTTATAAATGAAATATTAGTAAAGTTATACTTATCTAAGGTATCTAAATTTATTAATAAACAATTACCAATATCACCATTATTACCATTATCACCATTATATTTAGGTAATTTATCTAAAGTTGTATAACCATAATTATTTGGTAAATTAAAATCAATAAAACCGCCTATAAGTTGTTCTTTTTTATTCGACAAACCAACTGGAAACACTATAACAGTTTCACTCAGTTTATTATCATCAATATTTAATTGTGTAATTTGTGTATAAACGGGCTCAAATGCGTAAATAAAATTATGTTTAGATATATATTTAGACATCATCAAACTCATTGTACCAATATGTGCACCAATATCAATCATATTACTATTTTTCTCGTATACAATTGGGATAATTTTTTCAAACCAATTTTCCCATAATATATTTTTCTTTGCACAATCTGTAATACAAGTATCATTTTTAATACAATTTAATACAAAACCATCTACAATATATTTTTCAATGTACTCTTCCATTTTTATAATTTTATTAATTATTTTTAAGTTGAAAATATTTTATTATCACTTAAAATTAAAATTAATTAATAAAATTATTATAGATTAAAATATTTTTGGGTAAGATATGTAATACATAATGAGTGAATAAGATAATATTCCTAAAACAATGGATAATAACCAAATAGGTAATATTGTCTTATTTTTATATCCTATACCAAATTCTCTAATACTTCCATCTTTATTATAAAAACAAGTAGGTTTTATTATCTGAATGAAACCAAAAATTATAATGAATAATATGATAGCAAATAGTGTAATATTTTCTCTTATATACTTTCTATACATCTTATATATAATTATAAACAATTTTTTATAATTATATTTGTCTAAAATTATTTTGTATTTTTATGATTAATTAAAATCCTCATAGTCTTCATATTCTTCTTCTGGAGCTCCAAAACCATCAGTATTACCATCATAATAATCCTCATTCATATATTCCATATCATTATCTTCTCTGTCAATCTCTTGTTCAACCTCATTTTGTTCAAAATAATCATTCATTAACTGTTCAATATTATCATCTGTGACATTATTATTCTTTTTCCTTATATTCTTTTCTGCTTTTACCATTTCATCTCTAAATTCTCTCTCTTCATCGTAAAAATCCTTGTCTAATGTTGTTAATCCTTTTTGTAATCCTTTACTATATTGATTCAACTTATTTATCTTAAGTATAGTATCAACATCTCTAGTTTCATCAGTTAATCCTTTTAGTCTATCAGTAACCATATCTTTTTCTCTTTCCCTTAATTTAAAAACTCTGTCTTGAATTTCATCATATGATGTATCAATTGTTTCTTTATGACTATTCATAATTTCTATAAAGGCTATTAGTAATTGGCATACTCTTTGTTTTAAATCCTTTTTGTTACCTGTAAATAATTGTCTATTTGTAACATTTTGTGTAGACATTGTTAAATCTATTCTAGTTTCTCTCTCTTCTAAATAATCAACAGTTACTAAATCAGACAAATCACTTTGACTTATTGTTTCATTAAGAATCATATCAGTATCATCCGATAATTCAATGTAATTTATTAATACTCGTAATAGATAATATTCAAATAAAAACCTACTAGTCCTTTCATCAAAAACTGGTTTTAAAATTTTATCACCATTTTTAATACTTGAAAAACAAGGTGTATCTTTTGATAATTTTACTAAATTTTTACTAGTTTGTTGTATAGTTTGTAGAGTTCTTAATATAGCAGGTACACCATATAATCTAGTTATACTTTCATAGTATTCTTTAACTGATTTTTTTAATTTTTTACTGTGATTTTTTGAATAACCCAAATAATTTGGTATATGTACATCATTATAGTTAACTTTATTTAATATTATGTTTGGAAATATATTTACAAAATTATCAATGAATAATTTGTAGAAATTTATAATATTATACATTTTATCATTTGATATTTTATCATTTTCATTATGTATTGATGTATCTGCAACCCATATAGAAATTTTATTTATATATTGTATAGTTTTTTTAATAGAATTATTAGTTATATCTGTTCCTGCATTACTTTTAATAAAATCAATAATTTCCTCTTTCATAGAAGTGATATTAGTTATCAAAAAATTATTCAATAATTTAATTTCCTTTGTAGTTTCTTCAGAGGCGATGTCAAATGTATCTAATGCATTTCCTATTAAATTAAGTAATGAACGCTCTACAACTTCATCATTATCAATATCAATATTTTCCAATAGGTCTTTGAGTTTTGTAATAGACGATATTTCATTACTATTAAAATGTGTATCAATAATATTATCTCTTGCAACCAATTGAATCAACCTTAAAAATTGTTCGTATGAATAATGTCTGCCATCATCCTTTAATTTTTGTATGATTCTATCAATTGAATCATTTGGGTTGATTAATGTTATATCTGGTTTATCTGTACATAATGGAAGAAGGTCTTCTGGTATTGGCATCAAAGAATTAAATTTACAATAATATATAAAAGCTAAATAGATAGTTTTTTCATTAAATTCATTACTAATAGGTGGGTATTTATTTTTTGTATTTATTCTACTGTAAAACAAACCACTTTTAGAATAATAAATAATATCAATTAATATGTTAGATAATTGATTTACAATGGTATTATATTCTTCTATATTATGGTCTTGTTTATAAAAATAACCGATAGTAGTAATATCATTATTTGTTTCGCAACAAGCATTTTCTAGATAGGGTTCATTATTTAATGTATGTAATAATAAATTATGTTTTTTAACTACTTCACCTATATGCTCTTGAATTGCCAATGAAAATTGTATAATTTTTGACTCTATTACCGCTATTTTTTCTCTCTGATTTAGAGAACCAATACGTAATTCATTCGTTAATGCTTTCTTAAACTCACTTGAAATATTAGCAAGATTTTTGATTTTAAATGGTACTAATGGAGGGAGAAATCCGAACCAGTTAGCAATGCTATGTTCTTCTGGAATTTCTAATGCATCATTAGTAAGTAAATATTCAGTTTTTTCATCTATTTTTCTTCTCACATCTGGTATATTTAAAAGAACATCATCAATAGACCCTTTAATTTTATTCATTATAACATCATTTTTTTTTCCTTTTAATACATTCCAAGGTTCTCCAGATTCTCGAATATCATATGCTACACATCCAACATACTTTAAGCTTGATAAATCTCCTGCGCCTTCAAACGGATAACCTGTAAATGACCTAATACATCCAGGATGTGTTTTTCTTGTTTTAATAGATGGTATAGATATTTGAATTGCTATTAGAAACATTCCTAGTGTATAATACAATACTGCAGTGTTGTAAAAATCTTTATAAGAAGCTATTTTTTTACCTTTTTGCGCCATTTCTTTCACTTTATCTTTATAATCAACTTCTGATTCCAAAGTATCTCTTAAAGATGATAATACGCAATTAAAAATAAATTCTTTTTGCGTTTCCATATTTATACCCATAGCTATTGACATTGTATTAATAATATTGTTTATCATTCTAATCTCAGGTGTGTTGTATTTTACAGATTCTGTAGCTGCAGAAGTGATTTTATTACCAGCATCATCCTCTAAAACTCCTCGTGTTGTTAATTTGAACCCTCCTTCATAACCTTCTTCAATGTCAAAATCAATTCTACAAATAGGCCATCCACTATTTTTATCTGTCCAATAATCACCATCATCACTTAATTTACCAATTTTAGAAATCACAATATCTAAATAGTTTTGATAACCAGTAGGATTTATAAAATATGCGGTTGCCAAATCGAATTTGAATGTAGGTAATAAAGGAACACCAGATTTTAAACAGTATAACCAATAATTTTGTTCACTAGTATTTGTTTCAATATATGGTCTTGTATAAGTATTTACGAATCGAATTATATCATTTTGTTTTTTGACAAAATCATTCTGCCCCAAAATTATATTTAATATTCGAGAATAAGGTGATATTTCTTTAACGTGATTATCATTCTCAGTACTGATACCCAATTTATATTTTTGATTATTAAATTTTAACAGATTTGTCGTTTCTAATTTTGTTAATATACCTATATTATTAATTAAATAATCATATTTTGCTTTTACTTGCTTTGAAAATTCTTCTTTGGAGATTTTGTATCGTGTATCAAACTCATTTATTACACTTTTCAATAAATTTGAGTGGATTGATAATTCATCAAGCTTAATGCTTTCACATTTACTATCTATATTATCTTCTACACTGATACATTTTTCTTGTAAATCGCATAGTATAAGAGATTCATCGGTATTAACTTTATTAGACATATCTTTATCGAGTACCCATTTTTCTTCTCTACGAACATAATAATCAACTTCATCATTTATATTTTCATTATAACCTTTATACAATAAAGCATATTGTCCATTAAGTACCTTTTTATGACCATCAAGCAGAGTATTTGCAAAATAATCAGCATCAGTCTCAGAATATTTTTTTTTATTCATTAAATCTGTAACAATATAGTTTTTCAAATCTTCGGGAGACATTCGAATGAGTTCTTTTTCATAATCAGAATCCAATATACCATAATTTGTTTTATCATATTTTTTATCAAAGTATATCGTTTTATTATTATCATCATTTAATGCATTCATTGATGTATACATTTTAGAAACAATCATTGTTTTACATTTGTCTTCTGATTCCTCCTTGTTAATATTTTTATCTATTTCCGATTTTTCGCTATTAATAAGAGTTGATATATCATTTGGGAACATTAAAGGTATGTTTTGTAAAGATAGTGCAGTAGTATATAATTTACTGCAATCTTTTATTAATAATTTACGTAATATTTCAGAATCAGTAAAAAGGTTTTCTGAAATCAGGGTTTTAGTATCAACATCATATCCATTATAAAATACATCATAATTTATATTATTATTTGTTGTTAAAATATTAATTAGTGAAAACGCAGATGAAGCAATTATTGATTTATTTCGAAACCTACTTAGTGTCATAAATAAACGTGATTTTTCAATGAAGGTTTTATTATATTGTGATATTTTTTCATTAATAAATGTAATGATATCCACATATTGCATATAGGTTAAATCATCTGGATAAACTAAGAATGGCTCTAGGTAACTGACTACTTCAACGATAGATAGTTTTCCTACTATATATTTTTTCATCAAATTAAATAATATTTTGGTTTTTGGAATGAATGTTTCGACAAATTTTTTATAAATTTCTTCCTTAGTAATTCCATTTATTTCATCATCACTTAAATTAAGTACATAATTTTTAATACTATTTACGAAATTATTTTCATTAAAATCAATTTGGTCATTTAAATTATCAATGAAAATATCATTTTTTGTGGTTTTTTTCCTTAAAAATTCCCAATAATTCAAAAAAGATAAATTCAAATTCGCCTTATCTAATATATTTGAACCTGGAAGATTGATTTTTGAAAAACGAATTACTGGTTCGGGTAAGGTAACAAAGGATTTAATAGACATAATATCAGGATTCGTCATTTTAACTCTTGTTGTAATCAAACGGCTACTGGTAGAATCAACTGTATCTAATTTGGTTAAACCCAAGTTATACTTTTGAATAACGAATCGTCTTAACCTTATGTTGTTATTAGTGAAAATAGATGAATACATATCTTCCAAATTATCAATAATTACGGAGATATCATTTTCTACCATTTTTTCAATAATGACACTACTACTTGATTCATCACTTATTAAATCAAATGGTGTAAAAAATGGATTTAAATCAGAATATAAACTAGCATATCGATTATTGTTATTGGATAAAGTATCCGACTTGTAACTATCTATTAATTCATTTATTTTTTCTAAATCCTTACTAAATTCGATATCTATTATATCTGAATTTTCTTCATCAACACTTGTAACATCATAAACCTTTTTAATATTTTTAATAACAGGTAAAATCCAAAATAGGTTTTGTTTAAATTTCAAAAAATATTCGAGTAAGGGCTTGTAGTTCGCTTCTTTAATTAATATATTTTCAACATTTCCATATTTGTCAAATTGAGAGAATTTAGTTCTAAGTTGTTTAAATCTTTCAATCATAATATGTATATTATTAAGTACACGTGGTGTTCTTTGATTATTTGGAATAGTCGATAAAAGGTCGTCTAATAAATCAGTAACTTGAGTTTCAACACTATATCTTTGTGACTTACTAGACACATCCACATATTGAACAATAGGTCCTAATTCTTCATTACCAAACTTAATTTGGTCTGCTTTAAGGATAAACTCGCGTAATTGGTCTTTAATATTTTTAGTTGGTATTTTTATTTCAATATTTTCGGTACCTAACAATTTTTGTTCTCTCTTTAACTCTGGAATATCTTCTAGATCTAAATTTTTTTCTTTTTCTTCTTCTTCTGATGGCTCATTCTCTTCCTCTACTATTGGTTTTTGAGGTTTATCTCTTATTTCTATCATTTCAATGGGTAAATCTTCAGGTATACCTTTATAATCAAAATTTATATATATTGTATCACCATCAATTGTTTTAACCTCAATCATATCTTCTTCTAAATTAGTAATTTCACCTGTAATAATAATTGGAAAATCACCTCCAAAATATATATTTATCCATTTATCTGGCATTAATTGATGTTGTTTAGCATAACCAGGTGTATCACTTCTGCTTAATAATGCAATACGTTTAATATTCCCATCACCCATAACTCCATCTTCTGATATTTTAACTTTTATTTTTTCGAGACTATCTGTATTTATAAGATAAGTTTTCGATTTATCGATATAATCAATTAAAAATATCTGTTCATTTATTATTTCGTTTGATGGATTTGTTATTTGAATTATATCACCCAACTGTAACTCAATTTCAGTATCATCTTTTCCAAGATTTTTTTCAGGATTATTTTCACTTTCTGATTTTAATGACATATGTTTCTATATTTATGATAGAAATTTTTATGCTTAAGTAAAAATCAATAATAAAATATAGTTTAAAGACAATATTATTATAATAATAAATTGAACAATGAATAATAATATTTTATGTGCTAATTTATCATTAATACCAGAATTTAACACTATAATTAATAAAGGAGAAAATAGCTTGAATATACTAAAATTAAATAAAGTGAACTGTGTTTCAAGTAGTTTACAAGATGGTTCATCGTATACTGTTATTAGATATGATAAAGATTTTTTGAATATTGACCTTATTGAAACATACGGATTATGTAGATCTATAATATTAAATAGTGATAATGATGTTGTTTCATTTGCACCACCTAAATCAATACCGTCAGACCGTTTTATTCTGAAATATTCTGAAAATAAGGATAATATTATTGCACAAGAATTTGTTGAAGGTACAATGATTAATGTTTTTTGGAATGATAAAATTGGATTAACTGGTGGATGGGAGATTGCTACACGAAATACGGTAGGTGCAAATTCTAGTTTTTATAAGTCATCAAAGACAAAAACCTTTCGTCAAATGTTTTTAGAAGCGGCCAAAGAAAATAATTTGGTGTTAGAAAGGCTAAACCCAAAATATTGTTATAGTTTTGTTTTGCAACATCCGGATAACCGAATTGTAGTACCATTTCACAAATCACAATTATATTTAGTCGCAATGTATCATATTGATAATAGCGACAAAAATAAGATAATTATAAATTCAATAAATAATATTACTATTAGAAAGTTAGACTGGCAAAATTCAAGTATTAAATTTCCCGAGATTTATTCATTTGAAAATTATTCTGAACTAATTGAAAAGTATGCTTCTATGAATACATCATATAACATATTAGGTGTAGTACTATATAATTATGTTACTGGTGAAAGATGTAAAATTCGCAATCCAGTTTATGAACAGGTTAGAAATTTACGTGGCAATCAACCAAAACTACAATATCAATATTTATCTTTAAGAAAAGAAGGGAAAGTGAAAGAATTTTTAAAGTTTTATCCTGAAAATAAAAAAGAGTTTTCTTCGTTTAGAGACCAAGTTCATTTATTCACAAATACATTGGTTTCAAATTATATTTCTTGTTATATAAAAAAAGAAAAACCATTAATAGAATTTTCTCAACAATATAGAAGTCATATGTTTCATTTACATCAAAAATATATTAATGAGCTAAGAGAGAAAAAAATGTTTATAACAAGTACAATAGTGTGTAACTATGTTAATAATTTACATCCTTCTATTTTAATGTTTACTCTTAATTTTCAAATGAGAAAAAGAAATATAGATTTTATTACTGCAAATGTAAATGAAAATGAATTGAATTAAATTAACAAAAAAATAAAATAAATTTATATTTAAGTTTGTTTTAATTTTTGTTAATTTATTAAATTTTTTATATTTTGTAGTAAATTTTCATCCTTTAATGAAAACCATTTGTTATTTCTTATTAAAAGTTGTAAATAGGGCGTATTTATAGGTGTATATTTTTCATCCATCATAATATAAATAATATTTTTTTTACTGAAAATAATATTATTCATTTCTATCATTTGAAAATATGATTTCAAAGTATCTTCTGAAATAAATATTATTAAGCATTTAGATTGAGATATAATTGATTCTATATTTTCTATTTTTTGAGATAACTCTAATTGGCTTAAATCATTTGCAGCTAATTCACTATCTATTATTATAAATCCGTGATCATTCAATTCACTACAAATATGTTTAATGTCTTTATTAAATCTTAAATTTAAATCATAAGATATGTAAATATTATTGGTAATACTTCCAGAAGCGCCCATTTTTGATAAATTAATTAGTAATATGTATATTATAGATATTCAATTAAAAATAAATCAATTTTTTATTTACACCCTTGAAGATTTAAAACCGCACCCTTTAAAACTACTTAAAGAAAATTAATAAATTCTTATTTTATTATATGAAATATGACTAAACATAAGACAGAAGATTATAAAATTTCTGCGGTTAAATATTACTTAAATAATGATAAAGGAGATGGATATAAGAAAACATGTAAAATATTTGATTGTAAGAAATCCACTTTACGAGATTGGATTAAAAGATACAATACTTCTAAAAATCTCACAAGAAGAAACAGAAAACCTATTTCTTACAAAATTACTAAACCACAAGTAAAAACTGCGTTAGAATTATTGAAGAAAAACGAACAATTGACTATGAATGAATTAGCTTTTGATATGAAACAAAAATACCCTACATTTGATATTACACCTCAACATTTAGGACATGTTATTAGGGATAATAACCAAACAAGAAAAAGAACAAGACACGAACATTTCCCAAAAGAAAGATACAAGAAACCAATTGATAAACAAACTGAAATGAACACTTTTTATCAAAAAATAAAACATTATCCGTTAAACAAAATTATTTGTTTAGATGAAACAAGCGTAGGTTCTGCGTTACATCCTACTTATAGTCGTTGTTATTTGGGAAGAAGATGTAGAATAAAAACAAGTAATCAATTTGTATTTCGTAAATTTACATTATTAGTAGCAATAAGTAATTCAAAAATAGTAGGAAAGGAAATGTATGAAAATGGTGGAATGACTGCTGAACGCTTTTTGGAATTTTTACAAAAACATATTTTTCCAAATTATAAAGGATATTTGATTGTGTTAGATAATGCGAAAAGTCATAATAACGAACTAATAAAAAATGCTATTACCAAGAGTGGTAATGATTTTTTATTTGCGATACCTTATACCCCTAAAACCAACAATCCAATAGAGGCATACTTTAATCAAATAAAAACTTATATGAAAAAGAATAGAAATGTAGAGAACTACGAACAATTAGAAAAGAATGTAGAAAATGCAATTGATAAAGTAAAACCTGAAAATTATAAAAATTATTTTCAACATGCTTACGGAATGAATGAAAAAATAGAATTTATAAGGAAACCATCAACAAGAAAAAGAAAATTAAAAATTTATAAATAATATACTTAAAATTTATTTTTTATTTTAAGTATATTTAAGATGCCTATGCGATTGAAAAGTGAATTATATAAAAAAGAACAAGAAGAGGTTATAGGAAAAATTATATCCATATTAGATTTAACCAATAAGAATACATATACACTTTATGAATTAGATAAGAATGCAGAAATACAAAATAAAATCATGGAATTAATACCTGAAATAAGAAAATGGTTTTCTTTTAATGGATTAAAAGCAGTTGGCGAACCGAGTAAAATAAAAAGACCTTGGTTAAGTATTATAAAACAATTATTAAAATCAAAATATAATATTGAAAGTAAAGATTTTCAATTTACAGAAAACGGAAAATATATTAGAACACATATTTATAGTTTTAATAATCTATAATTTCATCTTCATTCATTTCTAAAAATATATCAATATTTTTTTCAAGGCATATATTGAAATTACTAATAAATAATTCCATATCATTTACTTTAACTAATACACGCTCTATTTTAATTTTATCATTTCCACATATGTCTAACTCTTTACTAATATCGTAAAAGTAATCTGATATATATTGTGGAAGTTTTTCATATTTATTTAATTCTTCCATAGTAAAATTTATACTATTTTTATTTTTGGGTTTATTTTTATAACAATATTTATAAAATTTATATATTAATTCGTGATGTTCTGAGTATGTTGTAAATAAATAATTTTTTATTGATTGTTTCATTGATGTATCATTTTTATCTATATTTAATTCATAAAATATTGGTTCTACTGAATCTAATGTTAAAATACAAGTATATATTTTTTTATTATTATATCTTTTATAATTATTTTCATAATCAGAAGTGCAATTTAATATCATAAAATTATTTAATATTGACTCACACATTATATTATTAAAATTTAGTTCGTTAAATTGTGGTTTAATTATAAAATAAATGACATGATTTGTAGAATGTCCTATTATAGTATATTCATTCATTATTGTAAAATTTTTATTTTTCTTTCCAAAAGATATTTTATGAAATATATTATATTTCATATTTTCAATTTGTAATTTGTCAGTTATGTATTTTTTATAATTGTAGTATGTCGTATTAATATGTTCTACATTATTGTAATGATTTTTTATACTTTTTCTTATTTCATCATATGAATTATTATTAAAATTACATTCATTAAAACAATTATGACAAATACATTTATTTTTTTCTGTATGTTCCATATCTATTTCATTAGAACAAGAATCATAACAATACATAATAGAATAAATATCCATTATTGATATATCAGAATAAGAACCATTGTCAATTAATCTAATCATAAATAATAATACGACGCATTCCAAAGGACATAATGGAGGTAATCTATTTATTTGTAAATATTCTTTTATTTTACTTTGAATATTCAACATAATATCTTTAAGAATATTTGTATATTTATAATATTTTGTATTTTCATTCGTATCAAACATCAATAAAGGTATTTCACTATTATTTAATCTTTTTTTATTGTTATCATCTATTTCTCTTAATTTTTTATTGTAATTTCCATACTTATAATATGAAATAGTTTTGTTAGATAAATTTTTTAAAATAGTAATAAACTGGTCTTTATATTCTTGATTTTCTATTACTTCATTTTCTATAATATTTAACATAAGATTATATATCAAAACCCCATAACGAACTATATGATGTCCCCAATCTATTATAGTTTTTTTGTCTTCATTATCAGGTAACAATTTTTTATAATTGTTTGGTTCTATAATTTTATCGTTTATTTCGGTAAATATATCATCATTATTATTTATGTAATTTTGCACTTTTGAAAATTTATTATGACACTTTATACATTCTAATCGTGGTTGTATTTCTTCATCTTCATCAATACCTAATTTTGTAAATCTATTACAAATATCATCATTATTTTTTTCAATACCTATATAAATTGATTTTTTCTGCCTTGTAATTGCTACGTGTAATAATGAGTCATAAACTAAATTACATTTTTTTTTACTAAATATCGTAAGCGTTTCTTCTGTAATTCCTAATACAAACACAACTTCACAACCATTTCCTTTTGATGCATGTATAGATAATATCCTTGATGCGTTTTCAGATTCTTTCAAATTTATTGATTTACCTTCATCTGATTTATGTAAATATATATATTTATAAAATTTATTATCGTTAATTTTATCTTTATAAAACTCATTTTGTTTCAATACTTCTTGATAATCAATATCATTAAATTTATTAATCCAATAATTTTGGATTCTTGTTTCTAACATAGTTGCGAATATATTTTTTGATAAAATTGGAAATATAAACATGAAATTATTTGGTAGATAATTATACTTGTTTATTTCTTTATCCATAAATGATATAATTTTTTCAATAACTCTATCTATTTTAGGATAGTCAAATTCACTCGCATATATTTTAGGAACTTCAAAAATATTATAAGGAATAATACTATTTTCATGAGTATATTTACAACACCCATCACATATTTCGGTTATTGGAGGTAATCCGTATTTTTCAAAAGGGATAACATCATTTACAAAATTAATAAAATGTTTATTATGAAAACGCATAACTTTATTTATACCATTACTTCTTTCAATATGAGAATCTAAATTATTTACATCAATATATGTGTGAATATTATGTTCTCCCCATATACTTTGTAATTTATCTCCAATAACATAAACATCAATATTTGTATGCGTTATTATAGTATTAAATGCTTCAATATATTCTTCACCTAAATCTTGTGCTTCATCAATAACAATTAAACATTTTTTATTAAGAGATGGTCTTTTACCAGCATAATTTATTTTACTATCTTTTGTTGAAAGAAACCCATTTCTAATAGTTTTAACTATTCCCTTAAAATAATCATTATGTTTTATAATTTTATTTTTATCAACAACAGCATAATTAAATGAATCAATCGTCCCAATTATAATTACTATTTCCTTATTTGTCTGCTTGTTTAAATAAGATATTTTATATTGTTTTCCTGTATTATTATCATTTTCTACAATTTCTAATATATTTAATTGTCCTCTTTCCTCTTGTTCTTTTAACTCATTATAAATAACTTCTTTTGCTGAATGCATTTTTGTAAGATAAATATATGTTTCTTTCTCAATAAATCGTTTATCACTTTGTATAAGTTGTATGCTTTCATATGTTTTACCACAACCTGCTCCTCTCTGATTAAAATATATAATGCCTTTTTCTAATTGTTTTTCAATAATATTTTCTTGATTATCACAATCCTCACAAGTTTTATCACGAATACATTGTAATTGTATTGTTTGTAAATCACAATCATTAAAAGTTTCTATTATATTTTTAGCATCTAATTCAAACCAAGGTTCAGGTCTATTTTCACTACAAGTTTTATGTGTATTGCATATTTCAAATATACATAATATTTCATTATCTTCAGTATATGCTATATCTGCTATTTTTACTCCATTATATTCAAATCTATATTCAATTATAATTGACGAATTTTCTGAAACTTCTGGAATATCATATTCATCTATTTTATTACATTTATTACATTTTCTTTTAATTTTTAATTGTATTTTATTTTCAAGAATATATTTTAATAATAGTTTTGCGTTTTTATGAATTTGTGATTCATTTGGACTATTATAGAAATTACATTTTATATCTTCTTTACAATGTGCGAAATGATGAATTCTTATTTTACCTTGACGAATAATAACATCATTCCCACAATCAATACATATAAACTCATCTTGTTTATTTGCATGTGATGGTTTTGTATATTGATTCGTTTTTTTATTAATTGCACCTAATCTTATGAGTTCTGACATCTTATATTTGTAGTTATTGTTAAATAGATTTTATATTATTTTGTTTCAATTTTATAATTTATTCGTTAAATTACTTAAAAATAAATTATTTAGGAATATTATAAGGATGTCTATAAAAGAAAAACCACCTGATGACTTTTTCAAAGGAATTAAACTTTCCTTGAAAAGTGTCTTGAAACATCCTGACATAAATACACCGAAAATAACTAATGCTGTTATTCTTTGTAATAAAATAGTAATTAATGTTTTGCTTTTTATGAAATTATACTTATTGAATTACTATGAAACTCATAATGCTTTGCCTGTTATAGATAAAGTATTTATAAATTCATGTATGAAAATTATGTGTAATGAAAAACCACAAGGAAGACCTGCGAAGAAAGAAATTAAAGAACTCAAAGATAATTTAACCGCATTTTACAAAACTGATTTTGAACCACTTATTCAAAAGGACACACTTGAATATACACATATGAATACTATTTTGGATTATTTAACAATTGATATTCTTACCATGTATGAAAATAACATTAAAAATCATTTTGTAGAATATGTTGAACGATATGTAAATGTGGTTTGGAAAAAGAAATTTATTATAAGTAAAATAAGAAAACTAAATATTACCAAAAAAGAAAAAGACGCAAAAATAAATAAATTGTGTAATCAGTTAAGAAAAATCAAAAATGATTTATTGAATGTTGAAACAACACAATACAAATCTCATAATTCTTACCATACATGGATTAATCAACAAAAGAAACACATTATACCTGTTAAAACATTCAAGAAAAATTTATATTATGATTTGATGTGTAGTCCTATGGATTATTTCCCTTGTATGATTAAAATGATGAAACAAGTAGAAAAAGAAGAACAAACAATTTGTAATGTATTTCCTATGCGTAATGAAATTATACCAAAACACATAAGGTTAGATACAACTACATTAGTGCATCTTCTTATGACGAAAAAACAAGGAAACAAAAGTGATTATTTAACAGAAGGAAATTTGAAACGAAATGAAAATAAAATTTGGGAATTCTTTTTTAGAACTGAACGCAAATGTTTCCATAAAAAGCATTATGAATTTCACCATATGATAGAAACAGATGGAATTAGTTGCTCTTTGTTATTATTACGAAAAGACCTGATTGGTAAGAAACTACCTATGATGAAAAAAGGAATAAATAGTGAAGAATATATTGATGAATTGAAAGATTATTCACAACTACAACATAAGAAAATTGTATCCATAGACCCAGGAAAATGTGATTTAATTTTTTGTGTAGATGCTGATAATAAAGAAGCAAATAAGTTTAGATATTCACAAGACCAACGAAGAAAAGAAACCAAGAAAAAGAAATATTCAAAAATTCAATTGGAATTGAAAAAAGAACAAATACAAGGCAAAACAATTATAGAATGGGAAACTGAATTATCAAAATTAAACAGAAAATCACTTACTATAACAAAATTTAAGGAATATATCCAAAAGAAGAGTGAAATAAATATTATTTTATTCAAGTTTTACGAAAAATATATATTCAGGAAATTACGCTTACAAAGTTATAGAAATACAAAGAAAAGCGAACAAAAAATGTTAAATAATTTCAAACGCATTTTTGGTAATGAAAAAGAAGTTGTAGTTTGTTTTGGGGATTACGAACAGAAACAACAAATGAAATATAAGGAAGCAACCAAAGGAAAAGGCATGAGAACCTTATTTAGAAAATCAGGGTTTCAAACTTATTTGGTTGATGAATTTAGAACCAGTTGTAAATGTTCCAAATGTGAAATAGGTATTTGTGCGAAGAATATGGTAATGGAAAATCCAAGACCATACAAAACAGGAAACATTCTCGTCCATGGACTGATTTGTTGTAAGAACGGATGCGGTTATTGGAATAGAGATGTGAATGGTGCAACAAATATTTATAAAATTGCTTATAATGCGATAAATAATAAAGAAAGACCAAATTATTTATCAAGAAGCAATAACTCATCAGGGTTTTTAGAAGAATTCCCAAAATCAAAATTTACATGCCTTGAAATAGGCAAACCTTGAAGTTTCCTTTCATTTTATACCGAAAGGTGCGGTTTTAAATCTTCAAGGGTGTAAATAAAATTGAATACTTTATTAAATATTTTAATAATGATAAAATATAGTAATTATTAAAATGAATTTAATTGATAATATATCAGAATATAGATTTATTCTTGAAAATAGATTCAAATCTTGTGTTGCGCGTTATAAAGGAATAGAAGAATATATGGAAATACCAGATATGGATATGTGGTTAAAATTAAAAGAGGAAATATTACATAATACAATTATAAAAAATAGAAATGAAGTATATATAGAATATGATTCTGAATATGATTATGAATATGAATCTGAATCTGACTATGATAATTATAGTATGGATTCTATAGATAGGAAAGAAGCTCGTATAAATTCAGATGTGGACAAACTTTTATGTAGTAGACGTTTCGATAGATATGATGATTAGATAAAAAATATAAAATTTTGTTGTATTTATATATATAAATCGTTTTGTAATTTATTCTTTTATTGTTTTATTTTTTATAAAATTGTAAAACATCTTTTTTAATTTTCCCAAAAATTAATTTAGAATCATTTATACATTCTTTTAAATGACCTTTAATAGTAGTTTTTTCAACTGGGTCAGTATATGCAACTCTAATAATACTATAATTGTCGTGTGGATGCATTTTTTTAAAACCACAAAATGTCATCATTTTAGTCTCATAATATTTTGTATATAAGAAATATTCTAATACTTTTCCAATGGTATAATCTTCATTTTCTAGAATAATATCAAAACAATTATGCATTGTATTTTCTGAATTTTTAATTTCTAATTCGTCTTTTTCAATTAAATCATCTGTTTCTTCGAATTTTTTAATTAGAATTTCACAAGCTTTATCTACAATTTCATAATTTGTATATGCACCGACAGAGTCTACAACAAAGTCAAAACTATCTTTAAGTGTAATTCGTTTGCCATCTAGCAATTTCCAATTACTAACCTCAAATTCAATTTCGTCTTTTGATTTGCCTTCGTCTTTCCAAGTTTGTTTTTTCTTTTCTAATTCTGCATCCTGAGCTACGGTATCAACTGTAAAACCATAGGAACAAGTACTAACAGCATTAAACATTCCATCTTCCTTAGCGGTTCCAATATCAAATTCAGATATAATATGTATTTTTTCGCCAGGCAAATCATCTGATATTTTAGGTCGTAAACGAAGAAAATCAATATAGTCTCCTGTATAATCATTAGCCGGGAATATTTCTCTCATTTCAGATTCAGTCAAAAGTTTTCCAGTTATATTATCTTTAATTGTGAAATCTTTTGTTGTAACATATATAGTTGTAGTTGTATTATTTTCTACATTAACCTCCATAGTATAGTTTTTATAAGGAAAATTTTCATAATCGCTTATATGAACAGGAATACAACTAAGTCGTTGTTTTATTATCTCATTATTTAATCTACTAGTATTCTTTAGTATATTAACTTTATTTTTATCATTTGGTGTAGTTCTAAATATAATTAAAGGGATATCTGATAGCATAGTTCGTCTAATTGCATTAGCTATACTAACATTTACTCCTTTAAGATTAAATTGAAGCATATCATCATTAGATAAAAGTTGTACTTGGGGATTCATTTTATTTAATATTACTTTATATTTAAATTATAAAATTAAATCATTTTTTTTTAAAAATGAGTTAAATATTAATTTCAATAAAATAAGTATAGATTAAGATGAGTTGTATTTTATATTATAGTAAATACTGTGAAATTTCTAAGAAATATTTACAAATCTTATCAAAGACAAATTATCAAAAAGAAATACATTTTATATGTATAGATAAAAGAGTAAAAGATTCAAATAATAAAACATTTATTGTTTTAGAAAACGGACAAAACATTATTATGCCAGATAGTATTACAAGAGTGCCTGCATTATTACTACTAACACAAGGATATACAGTGCTATATGGTGAGCAAATTTTGCAACATTTAAAGCCCAAACAAGAGCAAGAAGTTAGGAAAGCGACACAAAATAATATGGAACCAATGGCGTTTTCTTTTGGTGGGGGAGGTAGTAGTTTTGGAGATATTGTGTCTGACCAATATAGTTTTTTAGACCAAAATGAGGAAGATTTGAAGGCAACTGGTAACGGTGGTATGAGACAAATGCACAATTATGTAGATTTAAATAATAATAATAATATGACAATTGAAACCCCATCGGATGAACATAGTTATAAAGGTGCAAATCGTATAGGAGAAGATGGATCAAAAGATTTAATGTCACAAATACAAGCGCAAAGAGAAGCGGATTTACAAAAAATAACCGGAAATAAACCACCAATGAGTTTTTAATATATATATCGAAAAGTAATTTAAAAATATAAAGTTAACATAACTAAATGTCTAATAATATTCTTACAGCATTTAACGAGCATTTTTTTGATTTCATTAATGATATTCACAGCGTTTTTCCAGACGATGTAGATATTTTAACAGCAAAAAATGCATTACAGCTTGTAAGAAAAGCTAATCCAAAAATGATTGTAAAAATCTGGAATACCTTTATTGTTGGAAAATATAAATCAGAAATACAAGCTGGTAATATAGATTTTTTTATTAATAAAGATTATTCTAGTGATGTAGCAACTGCTGCAAATTCTGATAAAATTATGGAGTCAATTAATAGATTAAGAGATCCAATTAAACATATGAACCCTGTCAACCAAGCCAAAACAATGAAATATATTCAAAATCTAACAAAGCTTGCTGAATTATGTGAAGGATAAATTTATACTACTTTCTTTTTAATTTAATAGTTAAACTTATGAAATATATATTCTAATAAGTTTAATTTAAATATATTATCTATTAATTAATTAAAAAATGACAGAAGAAACAAAAGTAGTTGTTCCTGATGAATTTAACAAAGTGATTAAAGATTTTGTAGGTGATTTGAAAGCGACATTTCCGGAATATGACCCATTAATTAATAAATGGTGGAAAACAATAGAACAATTTAATTACATAGATGATGAAGAAGAGAGAATAATGGCCTTCGAAAAGTCAGAAACTAAATGTATCGAGACTTTGTTTAATTTTTGTCAGAAAAAATTACCTCCGAGATTTTTTGATATATTGTATCAAAATCTTGATATCTTTAGTGAAGATTCAGATGTAGATACTGAATTTTTACCACATATTCATTTCAAAAGTTTATGGCAATGTGAGATTACAGAAAAAACTCGTGAAACCATATGGAAATATCTACAATTAATATTATTTTCCATTATAGGCACTTTAAATAATAAAGAGGCATTTGGTGATACCGCAAAAATGTTTGAAGCAATAAATCAAGACGAATTTAAAACCAAATTGGAAGAAACTATGAAACATATGCAATCTATATTTGATTTTAGTGGTAATTTATCTGAAGGAGCGGAAAACCTAGGTTCTGGGTTTAATATGAAGGATGTACCGAATGCAACTGATATTCACGAACATATAACAAGTATGCTAGACGGTAAATTAGGAAAGCTCGCAAGAGAAATTGCAGAAGAAACAGCCGCTAATTTGAATATGGATATGGAAAATATTACCGATATGAAAGATGTATTTAATAATTTAGTACAAAATCCGACTAAATTAATGGGACTTGTTAAAACAGTAGGTGATAAATTAGACGCAAGACTTAAATCAGGAGACCTTAAAGAAAGTGAATTAATTGCTGAAGCAACGGATATAATGAATCGAATGAAAAATATGCCAGGAATGGGTAATATTCAATCCATGTTAAGTAAAATGGGTATGGGTGACATAAATGGTTTATCTGGATTGGCAGGTTTGGGAGGAAAGGTTGATGTAGGAGCTATGGAAGCAAAATTAAATAAAAGTATGAAATTGGCAAAAACAAAGGAAAGAATTCTGGCAAAAGCGGAGGCGAATAAAAAAGCCAAACTAGCTGAACAACTTGCCACAATGTCACAACCTACACCACAGCAACCCTTATTATCAGAAGAAGAATTAATTAAAATTTTTAGTTCTGGAGAAACGGTAGAAAGAACACCTCGAACTACGAAACCTCAAGGAAATAGTACAGATGCAAAAAAGAAAAAGAAAGGTAAAAAATAATAATAAAAATAATAATAATAATAATAATAATTAAAATAATATAAGTATATTACAAGTATAATATTATACTTACAATATGTTTAATAATTATGAATCAGCCGGAAAGCATATGGTATGTGATTTAAAATGTATTAAAAATAGAGAATTATTAAACAATTGCCATTTATTAAAAAATATGATGAAAGATATTTGTAAAAAATATGACTTCCAAATATTAAATGAAGTGGAACATCAGTTTCACCCTATTGGATGTACCATTATATTTTTATTAGCAGAGTCACATATGTCTATTCATACATTCCCTGAAAAACAATATATATCCTTTGATATTTATACATGCAGACAATACAATGATAATTCCGTTTATACAGAAATATATAATCATATTATTAATAGATTAGATGCATCAGAAGAAAATTCTTCAGTTAATATCATTGAACGATTTTTTTGAAATAAATAATTTATTTTCAATCTAATAGTTTTGGTTAACTTTTTTTAAAAGATTTATATATATATAATGACAATACAATTCTGGACCAATGAACCCACCGTATTATTTAATAAAGACTATATTTTTGATTTGTGGCCTACCTCAGAGATGTGTTATGAGCAAAAATTAAATGCTATAACAAGGTTAATAATAATAATAACTATTTTAGCATATATTTTAACAATGAATAATAGAATACTTGTAGCCGGATTTTTTACAATATTAGTTATTTTTATTCTATATAAGATGAGAAAACAAAAAATAACAAAAGAATTTATTAACGAGGGTTTTAATGTTCAAGGTAATAATATTTCTGGTTTATCATCTGATTTTAATTCCGATAAAAAATCTGTAACTTTAAAAGAAGTATTGAAAACCGAATTTAAAGAAGGTAACCGAAAAAATCCATTTAGTAATGTATTATTGACTCAAATTATGGACGACCCAGATAGAAATGCAGCACCACCATCTTTTAATGTGGATGTTGCAGAAAATATTACTAAAAATACAAAAAAAACAGTTCAAATGTTAAATCCTGAAATTAAAAATACAGACAAACAATTATTTGGAGATTTATGGGAGAATTTTGAACTAGACCAGTCGAATCGTGCTTTTTATAGTACAGCTAATACACGGGTAACGAATGATCAGGGTGCTTACGCAGAATACCTTTATGGTGATCTTAAATATTCAGCAAAGGAATCAACACCAGAAGGAAATCTTCAAAGAGTTTTGGATAATTATAGATATACATTATATTAAACTTTTGTTTACAAAAATCTACTGTATTATACTATTAAATTAATTCATATTTATTTGACATTTAGAAACAAAAAACATCTTAATTAATATAATTTATATAAAAATAATTGTATATTATAATTATATAAATGGCAAATGTCTCTAGTTATACTTTTGATAATCTATCTAGAATAGGAAATGATAGTTGTTGCATTGATCAAACTTCTATTCAAAATGTTGCATCATGTAATTATATGACTCAAAATTATTTCGCATCTGATTGTTCTATGAAAAAACCGATTGATTTAGCTACAACACAACCTGGTATTATGTATAACGGAGGTTATAATTCAGGAGCAGGTGGATGTAATATTGATACTAGTTCCAAATTATTAATTGGAACGATTCAAACACATCCAAGATGTCATATTGATTTATTTCAACGCCCTTTTGCTACTGTTCCATATTTAGGAAGAGGCTCTGTTAACCCTGTTATTGAATCACAAATACAACAAGGTGAACAAATTGTGAATAAACGAAGTGTCAATAATTTAAGTGAAAAAAGTTATATTAAATATCATCAAACACCACTTCTACCTGCTGTTGAAGATAAACTTACGAATCCTGTTTATCATATCGAAGGAGTTGCTAGTGAAGGATGGGTGCGCGGTGGTGTTCCTTCTAGAGAATTAACACGTGATGGAGATTATTTTAACAAACACACAACAAACCAATATATCTAGATTTATATTCTTATTCTTATACATATTTGAAAACTAATTTAAATATATATAAGTAACTAACTTTAATGTATAATACAAAAATTTTATGTACGTACCACACTTCTGACGTTTTTCTCAATTCAGATGAATTAAGTGAATCAGATATGGATTTTATAAGAGATTCTATTTATCGTCAGGAATTATTGTATATTTTAAATATTGAAGAATTTAATGAATATGAAATGAATATAGCATTACACGAATTATACGAGAAAATTAAAGGCTCTACAGAATTAATTGAATGTATGAGAAATTTAGCAAGTCATTTTACGAGCATTGATGAAGAATTTGGATTAATGTTATTATTTGCATTTGATTATATGTATTTAACACATATTTGTATTTGTGAATTTTTAGAAACTGGAAAAATAAGTGAACTTAATATAACTAATCTTAAAAAAATAGCTTTTTAAAATGTAAAATCTATAATATATTAGAGGTTTTTTTAATTGTATCTATATATAAATGGCATCTACACGTAATAGAAATACACCTGGAAACTATTGTTTAGAACAAAGAGAATTTAAACAAAACGAAAATTATACATTATATCCTAACTCACAATATGGTAATGCATATAATACTAGATTACCTGGAAATGGCCTATTACCTGCTCAAATTCCTTGGAATAAATTATCTCATAATGCAGCTGATACCGAATCATTCTTATTTGGTATTAATTCTACTAATTTAGTAAAACCAGCACCGTGTTTCGTACCTGAAATATCCAAATTAGGTTCTATTAATATTTATGAGAAACAAACAACATTAATACCTGAACCACTTATAATCGAAAAAAATCAAAGGCCGTTTCCTGTACCAAATTAATAATTATATAATAACTATATAATATTTAATTTTTTTGAATATTATATAATTTCCATACCTTTTTATTTATTTATAAATTGTATTAGTACTTCTTTTAGATTATATACAAAAATTTAAAATATGTCTACTTTTTATATAAATGAGTAACATAAATGCAAAAAATATTAATAGTGAAAATATCACGGTTACTAATTTAACGGTTAGTTATATTAATGGTGTACAATATAATGCTTGTAATAATTCTAGTATAGGTGGTTATTACGTTCCGTGTCCAGATTGTGATTATACTGGTCCAGATGATTGTGATTGTGGGAATACGTGTGAATGGTGTGACCAAGAACCATTTGTACCAGACGAGTGTGATTGCTATGTTCCTTGTAATAATGGAGGAGGAACTATAGGATCTACTGGACCAACAGGACCTACCGGTGCTACAGGACCTCAAGGAATACCAGGTACTATGTCTGGAACTGGTGCAACTGGTGCAACTGGTAATACAGGACCAACTGGTATTACAGGTCCAACAGGAAATACAGGACCTACAGGACCAACTGGAGTAACAGGTAATACTGGACCAACTGGTGCAACTGGTAATACTGGGCCAACAGGACCAACTGGTAATACAGGACCAACTGGTGCAACTGGTAATACTGGACCAACTGGTAATACTGGACCAACTGGTGCAACTGGTAATACAGGACCAACTGGTATTACAGGTCCAACAGGTGCTGCCAGTATGGTAACTGGACCTACAGGTAATACTGGACCAACCGGAAATACAGGACCAACCGGTCCAACTGGAGATACAGGACCAACTGGTGCAACCGGAAATACAGGACCAACTGGAGTAACAGGTAATACTGGACCAACTGGTAATACAGGACCAACTGGTGCAACTGGTAATACTGGACCAACTGGTGCAACCGGAAATACTGGACCAACTGGTGCAACTGGTAATACTGGACCAACAGGACCAACTGGTGCAACTGGTAATACTGGACCAACAGGACCAACTGGTGCAACTGGTAATACTGGACCAACAGGACCAACTGGTGCAACTGGTAATACTGGACCAACAGGACCAACTGGTGCAACTGGTAATACTGGACCAACTGGACCAACTGGTGCAACTGGTAATACTGGACCAACTGGTGCAACCGGAAATACAGGACCAACTGGTAATACAGGACCAACTGGGCCATTGTTAGATGGTAGTCCAATTGGTACTGTTATTGCTTGGTCTGGTCCGTTAACATCCAGCGGACCAACCGGACCATATTTATTATGTGATGGAACAGCAGTATCCAGGTCGTTATATAGTGAATTATTTTCAACTATTGGAACTACCTATGGCAACGGTGATGGTGTAAATACATTTAATCTACCAAATATCAAAACAAAAGTAATCGCTGGATATGATTCTACGGACACATCCTTTAATACGATAGGATTAACAGGTGGTTCGAGTAACACTACTTTAATAGCTAATAATTTACCTACACATACACATAATAATACACTATCAAATAACACTGTAGCTAGTAGTACACATACACATACATCATGGTTAGGCCTAGCTGTTGGAGCAGGTGGCTCTTTACTTGTTCCACAACCTCAGTCAATGACAGTTGTATCTCCTCCTGCTTTTGCCACAGGTACAAGTAGTAATGCTGGTGTAAATATAGGTTTTGCAAGTATAGGTGCAAATGATTTATATCAGCAAACTAGTAGCGCACCATCTGCAACCACTACTGTTACAATTACAAATGGTACCAATACAACTACCAATACAGCTATCAATAATTTACAACCGTATATAGTTATGCGTTATTATATCAAATATACTGCTGGTGGTACGTCTTTTGGACCAACAGGACCAACTGGACCTACAATCACTAATGCTACTACGGTTACTGTTACAGATGTAAGTAATAATGTTACCTATTATCCTACACTAACTCTTAATTCTGGTACTAATCAAAGTTTATATGCAGATATTACTTCTGTTCCATTGAGTTATAATCCAAGCACTGGTGCTTTATCTACTACAACATTTGTAGGAGATTTGAGTGGTAATATTACAGGCGGTCTTGGAGGCCAAGTTCTTTATCAATCTGCGGTGAATACGACTGCAAAATTAGCAAATGGAACTGCGGGTCAAGTCCTTGTATCGGCTGGGACAACTCTTGCTCCTGTTTGGTCTAATGCTGAAAAAAAACCTTTTGCTTATTTAAGTTTAGTATATTATGGTGTTTCTTACGCATCAGGGGCGACTGTAAATATGCCTTTAACTGCTCTAACAGGTGGATATATATGGGGTGGTAATGGATTTTCTGCCCCTACAGGGACTTCTCTTTTTTTACCAGAAACAGGATATTATCAGATAACAGCAACCCTTACGATGTTAAATAATTCTTTATCACCAGCAGGAACTGGTTATATGTATTTTGCTTTGTATAAAAATGGAGCAGATATAGCAACAAACGGAACATTAACTGGTAATTCAGGTGGGTTTTGTGTTTTAAGTAATAATTATTCTGGAAGTAATACTGTATATGAAACAATTTCAACCACAGGAATAGTAAAATGCACCACCGCATCTACAGATTATCTATCTTTTTTTATTAGTAATTCTACAAGTGCTACTCAGTATTTTTACGGAATGAATGTTAATGTAGTAAAAATAAATGATTTATAGTTAATATATAAATGGATACGAACCAATTTGGTGGTGCTTTTTGGATTACTATTACTGGAATTATATTAGGATTTTTAGGCACAATGACCGCTTTATGTTTGAAATCCAAATGTAAAGAATATAATGTTCATTTAATATTTTGAGAGATAATGAGAATGAAAAAATCCGTTTTTCTACCTAAGAAAAAGTTTTGTAATAAAAAAATAAAAAAAATGAATTTATAAAATAATCAATAATTTTTTATTATTGATTATTTTTTTTAATACTCCGGTGTATGCTTCTTAAATAAACATCCTTGTGGTTGTAATCCTTTCACATCACTAGAAACAACCGTTGGATTTTGATTATTACAATCAGCCATCCAAATTTTTATAATACAGAAATTTTTTTTAGGCGAAATGGTAATCCCAGTAACACAATTAACAAAGCCAGCAATTTTACTAATAGTACCACCGACGACAACATATGTCAAATCTTTCCAAACTTTATGTACATTTTTATTTGATACTTTATATGAAAAACATCCTCCATTACGATTACGAGGGTCCTCCCATGTTGGTTTTATTCCATCTCTCATTAAAAACAACATACAATTTTCTACAAGTACCTGAGGTAAAGTCTCAGTTACTGCAATTGTCTCTTCTAGTGTAGTAAAAGTAGAAATAGGTATATAACTTTTTATACTCCAATCTGTATTGTGAGGTAAATGTGCCCATAGTGTCCAATTATCTGATAAATTATGAAATAAATCAGTACTAGTAGTTGTTGCAGTTGCCATTGTATTATGCTGGGATTCCATTTGTACATAAATATTTCATTTTTTTTTTAAATTGTTTTTTAAATATATATATTTAATAGTTATAACTGTCTTTTCTAACTACAATATTTTTTTCGTCTGTAATTTCTAGTTCTCTGACATCGACATTGTTGTCGATTAGTTTAATAATTATCTTATCTTTTATACTATATATATCTTCTTCAGATAATGTATCTGTATTATGATTTTTTAAATAATAAATGAAAAACTTTTTATCAAAAACATTATCTACAATATAATAATTATAAGTATCGTTTTTCAGCGTAATTTTATAAGTTTTATTGTTAATACTAACTTCCAATAACATAAATTTAATGGTTGAAATATCATATTTGAGAGAAAGATTATTTTCATTCAGAATTACCTTATTAATACAATTGTCTTCTACAGGATTTATGTTATCAGAATATATAAATAAATTATTGTTAAAATCTTCAAATAGATTAAAATTAACAAACTGTTCTAATACATTTACTGCACTAAATTTTTTACAGATATCGCCATTTTGAATTTGATATATTTCATTTTTAACTACATTTTGAAAAATACTGAATTTATTTTCATTTATATATGAAGTAATTTTAGTGGAACAATTATTATATATTATTTGAGTTTTGCTATATATATAAATCAATTTCATTGACAACTCTACTATAAAATTTTCATATTCTTGTGGATAGTTTCTTTTAAAGTAATCATTAAAAAAGAATATAGTTAATAATGTTTTTAAAAGTGTTAATAAATCTGATACCAACATAAAAATAGATATTTATTTATTTTTAAATTGTTTATATATTAACTTTGATAAGCAGGACTACTCGATCCCCAAGGTACTAATGGTTTTGTAGCAATAATAGGTTGTGATAATGGGATATCATTTTTATGTGGATTTGGAATTATAATATTAGGTGATTGATAATAAACAGGATTAGTTGTTCCGTTATATTCTGGGTCGTAGATGATAATATTGCCTAAAGCGTCAACAGATATACCATTCCCGCAATTAGTGTTTGTATTATCACATTTATAGTTTAAACTCCCGGTTGACGCATCTAAACCAAATAAATATAGCAACATACTTACAATTACAGTCATTAAAATAAAAGGTATAAATACTATAACCCACGAAACAAAACCTAAACCCTGGTCACACAATATATTTAATAATAATGTTACCATAAACATTACAATAATTTTCATTACGGCAGTATTATAAAGACCCTTAATAGTATCAATAAGTATTTGAGTTGCTGAAAATATTAAATAAATAATTGCTGGTGGACATAATTTTATCATTATTTTATATTATATTCATATTTTTATTTTTCATCTGCATAAAAGAATGGTTCGCCTTCTTTTAAATATCCAACTTTATTACCAACATCTCCATCTTCCTTTAATTCATAAATGAACCCATTTTCCTCATTATTGGTACAATATGTGATATCGTCAATATCAATTTCTAGAAACTCCTCCTCTTCCTCTTGTTCTTCCTCCTCATCCTCTTCTGTCTCTACATCATCATCTGTAACAATTACTTCTTCAACTGATTCCTTTTTAACTACTACTACTTTCTCTACTACTTTTTCAGTAACTTTTTCTTCTTTTATTACTATAACTTTCTTTACTTCTTCAGCAAGTTCTTCTTCCTCTTCTGATTCATCATCATCTATAACAATTACTTCCTTTTCATCCTTCACTTCTTTTACTTGTTGAACCTCTTCTTCATGTTCTTCCTCTTCTTCTGATTCTAAATCTTCTCCAGTATATTCTTCCTCTTCATTAGATTCTTCAATTATCTCTAATTGGATATTTTCTTTTTCAGAACTCGAAACAGACGCATTTTTTAGAATCTGTTTATCACATATACATATATGTGTGATCGGACTTGGAACTGGAATTGGATTAGAAATTTCACTTGAAGTTGTAGGTGGTAATAACTTGATACTATTTATTTCATTTGTTAATGTAGTTAATTTTGTCAATATATTATCTAAAAGAGGGTATATAAATTTTTCTAGAGTATCCATTTTGACTTGTAATTTATCATTTAGTTCTACTTGGTGTGAAGTTATATTTTTATTATTTTCCGTATTTTTTGAAATACTATTAACTATATCAAAATTATTCTGACTCTCAATACTTACACCTGTAGCTAACTGTACAATTTGTTTGTGTGTTTGCTCCATTAAAGTATATTTATCAACATATTCATTTAATATTTTATGGATACCATTATTAATTACATTTTCAATTTCTTTTAATAGTGGCTCAGTATTAAAATTATTCGATTTATTTTCACTCATTGTATGATAATTTATATATAACTATTCGTTTAATATGATTTAAAAAATAATTTATCTAATTCATATATAAAAGTAATGGAAAATAAGATGTCATTAGTTGAAACAGCAGAAATTCCAGAAAAAATACAAATTATTTTAAGACAAACTAATTATACTCCAGAGGAAGCAATTGAAAAATTAAAAGAATATAACTTTAATGAAATATCAGTAATAAAAGCATATTTGGGTATAGTTGAAAAAACGAAAACAACACACAAAACTTTAAATCAGGAAATTTATACACAGTTACGTCATCGTCTAGATTCAAATGTGCGTGATTATAATAAAAGAGTAGAAAAAGGTGAAGCAAGAAAACTATAGAAGTATAACTAAGAGAGAAAGTTTTATTTTTTATTTCTAGAACGCTTGTTTGTAGAAAGTTTTTTAACATTAATATTTTTACTATTGGATGGATTACTTAAACCTGGAATAATTTGTGGAGCTCCATAAATTAGTGCATTTATATTGGATAAATAATCTACCAAATAAATGATAATGCATGCTAGAAGAAATAGTAGAAATTTTTCATAATGATTTATCACATAAATAAAAAAAGATTTAACATCTTTAATATTATTAATATCGTCATTATTATTGTTATTGTTATTTAAAATACTGTAGTTATATGTCATATTATATTATAGTGAAATAAAAAATAATATGCTGAATTAAAAATTAATATACTAAAATTAACAAGTATATTAATTTATTGTTGTGCCAAACCAAATTTCTCATTTAATATATTTTTTTTGGTTAGATGTTTTTTTTGTAATTTTTTTTTAATTTGATATGTATTTGAAGGAATTATTTTGTTATTTATTATAAAATCATCATTGTCTTCGTGTAACTCTGGCAAAATTCGCGTAAGAGGTTTATCAACAACCAGAAATAATCTCTCATTTTTTAGTAAAGCGCGATATTCTTGTATATTCAAGTTACCATAATATTTTTCAAGCATATAGTATGGATTTGGCGCAGGCTTAATATTTTTTTCATAATCGTATATTTTTGCATATATATGGTTAATTAAATGATAACGTTCAAATTTAGACGAGCTATCAATATTTTCTTCCATCAAGTATGCAGTTGCACATTCAGGACTACAAAAACATCCATACACGTGATACGACTCCTTAATATAATGTTTTGGTATATAAACTGGCGGATTATCGAACTCATATGTACACCAAAAACAAGCAGATTTTTTATCACTAATATTATTAATATGTAAATTATGTTCTAATATTTTCAATTTTTTCCATACTTCTTTAATATCATTTTCTTTACTCTTAGATGAAGGTTCATCTTCTTCATATTCTATATCTTCCTCTGTAGCCTTCATAAAAGTATTAGTATTATTTGTATTAATATTTATAATATCATTAGTTATATTTTGTTTAAAAATAGTGTCATCTGTGCCTGTTACATCATTTGAACATATAATTTCATATGAATTATCATTTTTATTAGTATTAAAATTAAAACTTTGAATATTAGAATTAAGTAACGAATTACTTTGTAAATCTTTTAATGAACATTTTAAATGTAAGATTACGTTTGGTTTAGAATCTTTAATATTATTAATCGGTACAATTTGAGGTATAATTTTTCCTCCTTTCGGTTTCCTCCCGCGTTTTTTTCCTCCTTGTTTTGGTTCTTCTAGTGTAATATATTCATTTAATGTTGTAAAAGTTTGGATATTAGTGTCCATCAAATTATCACTTTCAAATGTATTAATTAAGTTGTTATATTTATTATCTTCTTCCTCTTTTTGGTTTTCTTGGGCATCTTCGATTAACACTGTTATGTTGTTCTCTTCTACAATGTTTTTTTTTGGTTTTCTTCCTCTTTTTTTTGACGGTATGGTTGTATCTCCTTTTAAACTGGTCATTGAATTATAATTATTTTAATAAGTATAATTTAAATTGTTTTTAAATATAATAAAACGCCTATTTTCAAAAGTTATAATCTAAATATTTTATATTTACTATAAAATTTCAACATAATTATTTATTTTTTTTACAGTTTTTATTATAATTGGTTTAACTGGAAAAGGAACAGTGTATGTAAATGGATTAATAATGTTAATTATAAATACATTATTAAATATTTTTTTTTCATACCAATCTTCATATTCCAAATCCATCCATTCTTTTTTTTCAATACAATTTTTATCAATACTTATTAATGCATCACCAAATCCTGGAACAATTTTAACTATATTTGATTCTAATGACATAATAATAATACTATTTTGTATTCGCATTTCTTGATATATCCAAAAATAAAAACTTTCACTTACATCTAAACATAAATCTTTAAAATATAGATTTGGAAAATTATTACAATATGGAACAACTTTTTCACTTTTAACAAATGGAAATAAGAGAATATAAATATGTAATTTAAAATTACCACTTATATTTGTTTTTATTCCGATAAATGTTACACCAATTTTGTTTTGAGAATAAAAGGACTTATTATTACAATTTATTATAGTTTGAAAATAATTAATTGCGCTATCAAATTCATCTTTATCTTCCATTATCAAAATGTATATTTTATTATAATTTGTCTTTATACCTTTTCACTCTTTCTATGCATTATCATTCTTTTTTCATAACAATTTCGACAAACTGGTATATAATTATCTGCACCAATAACAGTCTGTTCTGTCTCATTTGTTAATCTCATTGAGAATATTCCGTCTGTACCATCTCTACACAAAGAACATATTGACTTTAATTTTTTAATAGAGTCACACATAGGGATTAAGTCTAATACAAACCCGAATTTTTTTCTCTCAAAATCACCATCTAACCCACAAATATATACTTTTTTATTATTTTTCAGCATATCAATAACTGTTTCATAGAGGTCAGGAAAGAATTGTCCTTCATTTATAAGAATGACATCTGATTCTCTCAATAATTTATGAGGGATGTATTTATCTGAGTTAAATATAGTATTACTCCCAAACCATATGTCACTTATTTTATTAGTTTGGATACAAGGTGCCATTATCTTATTATGAGTAGATATCATTGTATCGTGGTATCTTATATCTAAGTTATGATTAATAATAGAAACGGGTATATTACAGAAGTTACATTTTTTATATATTTCTAATAATTCACTTGTTTTACCACTGAACATTGGACCAATTATTAATTCTAAGTATCCATTGTTAAAATTTGTAGACATTATAAATGATTAAATATTAATCTTTAATATTGTAATATAGTAAATTTGATGTTTAATTATTGATATTTGAATAAATTATATATTAAAAATTATAATTTATATAATTAAATGACAAACAGTGGGGTACCTTTTGTTGAAACATATCGTCCAAAAAATTTTGAAGACATTGTTTTAGACCCTTTAAATAAACAAATCCTTAAAAACATTATTGAAAGTTCCTATTTTCCAAATTTATTGTTTTATGGTCCACCTGGTACAGGGAAAACTACTACTATAATTAACTTGATTAACGCTTATCAAACAAAAATTAATATGAAAAATAAAGATTTGGTAATTCATTTAAACGCATCTGATGAGAGAGGTATTGATATTATACGTAATCAAATAAATCTATTTGTAAATTCGAAACCATTATTTAACGATGGAATGAAATTTGTTATATTAGATGAAGTAGATTATATGACTAAAAATGCTCAACAAGCTTTAAGATATTTATTGCAAAATTATTCGTACAATGTAAGATTTTGTTTAATATGTAACTATATAAGTAAAATAGATGAAGGATTACAGAATGAATTTATAAGATTACGTTTTAATCAATTACCTAAAAATGATATAATAAATTTTTTGAAATACATATCAATATCAGAGAATTTAAATTTCAGTGATTATTCTTTATCTAGTATTCAATTGTTATATAAATCAGATATAAGAAGTATGATAAATTTTATGCAATCAAATCAAGATATAGTTAAAATACAAAATACAACAGATTATGTGTTCAATATTATTGAAAGTACAGTTTGGGAAAATATTATTGAAAAAATAAAAAAGAAAGAAAACATTACTAGTTTATGTTCCTATGTACACAAAATAAGTATAGATTATAATATTGATAAAAAGAATATAATTAAAGATTTTTTAAATTATATTATTCGATACCATTCTGAATACATAGATTCAAAATTTTTAAATTTCATAGAAAATTTAATGCATTCGCAAAATCAAAATAATAATATAATAATAAATTATTCACTGTCACGACTATCCTCATTTATTAATGTATGATTTCTGTTAGAAAATCTAGACATTCGCATTTGCAACTTAATCATAAATTCATTAGGAGGAGAACTTTTAAATGGGTCAAAAAAGTTTTGTTTTAAGCTGTACTCACCCTCAGTATTTTTTATTTTTATAGGTGAACTAAAGGTTTGTTTAATTATATTTTTTTTGTTGTTATTGTGAGTGATGATATGTGAAGAGGAATGCATTCTTTATATTATATAATAAAGAAAATAATTGAAATAAATTTAATTTAAAGAATATAAAGACATAATAGGAAGTATTTGTATGTCTATCAACATGAACATTGAAGAAGAATGGGAAAATTTTATATCATCTGCAAATGAAGATGATATATCATCTGATGATGAAAATATTAATGAAATAAACCAAGAAAATTCCAATGAATATATTTCGACAGATATAAATGAAGAAATTAATTTAGAAATACCTCCTAAATCTTCTAATATTTATATTTCTACAAAAACCAAAATAGGTTATTTAAATATTCCAATTGATTTAAAAAAAATATTCTGGGATATACCTGTTATTCCTTATGCTAAACCTTGTGACGGAGTAATTAAAAAACAAATGAAATTTAATACATTATCCCAAGAAGAATTAACTTTTATACAAGACAAACTTAAAAACGAGGTTTATTTTGAAGAACATATTATTACGCATATAGATAATCCATCTGGGCGCATAAAATTCAAAGATATTAGAAAAGTTAGTATTGGAATATCTAAAAAAGATATTATGAGTTATCGTTGCAAAAAGAAGAGTGCCTTTTATAATTGCTTTGTATTAATTCTTAGAATGAAAGTTGAAAAGTCATTTAAGGAATTTCACGTTAAGGTATTTAATACAGGTAAATTAGAAATACCTGGTGTACAAAGTGAGATTGTTTTCGAATTATTATTAAAACAAATAATTACAACATTACAACCTTATATTGATTTTCCATTAGGATATAAAGATGATAGTAATGAAACAGTTTTAATTAATTCTAACTTTAATTGTGGTTTCTTTATTAATAGAGAGATTTTGTATGACATATTAAAAAGTAAATATAATATTCATTCCATTTATGATCCTTGTTCCTATCCAGGAATCCAAAGTAAATTTTATTATAATCCAGATATTGGTATACAAACTGGTTGTCAAATATCCGAAGAGAATAGGTCATTGTACACAGATGTAAAAGAAGTATCTTTTATGATATTTAGAACAGGTAGTGTTTTAATTGTAGGTAAATGTGATGAAAATGTATTAATGATTATTTATGAATTTCTAAAAAATATATTAACAAACGAATATAAGAATATATACCAAAAAAATGTTAAATCAGCCGACTCGAATAATAATATTAAAGATAAAAAGAAAAAAATACGTAAAAAGAATATAACTATTGACTTTATTCAACCTTGAAATTATTGAGCCTTAAATGAATTAGTAAAATCTTAGAGTATAATTAATTTAAAAACCAACTTATAAATTTATCAACTGGTCCTTTTATTTTTTCCGTGAAAATATCTGAATTGAATTTTTCGTGACAATTATTTAGTATTTCATTATTTTTCAAAAAACGCTTTATTATTTGTTGATTAATTTCAAAAAATACATCAATATCCCCTAATATATTATCTAATTTATTGACTATATTTTCTAAAAACTTTATTTTTTGTTGATTAACTAAACTAGTGTTTAATTTACTTGATAATTTATTAAATAAACAAATATATTGAGTGTTTTTATCAAAATCAGTTAATCGTAGAATTTTATTAATGTATATTTTATATAAATCAATATATGAATTAATAATATTAAATTTGTCTTTAGTAGTTTCACTCATAGTAATTTCATTTAGTTTTTTGTATTCATTATTTATAGTAAAAATAGTTTTTTTATATACATAAGTAGCTGCATCACGAGAACTTAATTGTAAAAAAACTTTATCATCCTCAACAATTTGACCGACAAACTCAACATAAAAATAAAATGATTTTTGACAATGAAAATAGGTAATATCAATATTTTTTGTATATAATAATATAAGTAAAAATACATTAGTGATAGTATCTAAACCCCGAATAATAATATATCGTGCAAAAACTTTATTTTTCAATTGTATATTTTCTAATATAAATTTATAATATTCTATAACTAAGGTAGAATATTTGTTTGTTATTTCATCTATATTATTAAATAAATCCTTTTTATAATTGTCAATAATTTGTAATGAATATTTTAATTCTTTATTAGAACTATCGCTTTTCATTATATTTATTAATATTTAAAATTATTTAAAAAAAATACTTTTTAAATTATAAGTATTTAAAGACTTATAATTTAAATTTATATAAAATGTCTGAACAAAAACCCGATTCTAGTTTTAATTACAGACTCCCAACTGATATTACTCTAAAACACGCAGCCAAATTATCTGTTGTTGAAGATAAACCTATAATGCTAGACTATTGGACTGCTTCCCTAGATAAAAAAGCGTTAATTGGTGCAAAAGATAATGGAGAGAAATTGTTAGTTAAATCAGAAGACGAGTATACATCTAGTATTGTAAAATTTTATAAGTCAAGTACTGAGTATATTATTATTACTGAAAATTCTATATATGTTGTAGCTAGTGATATACCTACTAGAAAGATATCTTAAACCAAAAGTTTTAGAAAAAATTGACTACACTAAAAATAATAAAAATATATACTAAGTTTAATTAGTGTATAAAAATAAAATGTGCAAATTATATAATTATTTTATATCATAATTATATAAATGTCCGCATTTGGTAATGGAAGTAATTCAAATGGTCAATTTTGGTATGGTAGTACAACTAATTTTCCTGGATTTTTATATAAAAAAAATCTTGGTGTTGGAGGAAGAAGAACTACTAAAATGGCACCAGGAGGTAATATAACGTGTAATAGTTCGACATATTTATATAACAAATATAAACCCGGTCAAAATGGTGTTGGAGCATCTAGTATAGCGAATAGACGTGCTAAAAATAGGTTAGCAAGTGTTTGTTATAAAAGTGACGGACAATGTGGTGCATTTTATAAATATTTGGGTAGATATAACAATTGGACAGAAAATCCGAATGGATATTTTCCTTATCCTCCGGCACAAAATGCAGGTCAATCTGTTACCACTTTTATATCACCTGCACAAAACTACCCGATTTAAATATTAGAGCAACGCGTATTATAAATGTCTATTTATTAAATAAAACCTTTAATATAGTTATTAGCATCTTCATTTAAACTATTGTTTAATTTGGTATCTATTTGATTGTTAAGTTTTTTAATATTTGTTATGTAGACATTACCACTTAATATAATTGCTTTTTTATCTAAATTAAATTCAAATTTAAAATCATTAATTTTTAAATCATTTATTTTATATACTACTTTATTTTCATTATTTACATTATTTTCTTTATTTATCTTTATTAATAAATCATTTAAAAATTTATTAATCGACCATTTTATAACATCTAAGTCATTTATGTTACCATCAATATAAGATAAAAATAAACTATGATAAGTAAAATTTGGATCTTTATTTGGAGAAGTAAACGCGTTTTCTAAATTTGTAATATGTAAAATTGGTAAAGATTGACTTATTTCTATTTCACTTGGTAAACCATTAAATTTATCACTTATAGTTTTACCTTTAACATAACCACTTTGTTCTTCAATTACACCAATTGAATAAGAAGTACCACCTTTTTGTATTTTGTTTGTATTTTTTAGGGTTCTAGATTTAGATTTTTTATTTCTTTTTGTAAATGAATTTTTCCTTTTATTTTCTTTTACAGATTTTTTCATATTTTGTATATATATATATATAAATTATATAAAATATAAATATTAACAAATGTAATTTCTCTCTAATTCGGCATTTATAATACGCGTTTTCTAAATTAACTAGAACAAATTTTATAAAATTATTTCGAGACAAATCCAGTCATATGTTTTGATACTGGCTGCATATTATTTGGTAAAGCAGATGGAGGGAAATAAGGTCTATAATAATGATTATCATATTTTACATTTGCATCATAAAATCCTACACCTGGCCGAGCATTATATGAATAATTGTAGTTTGTTGTTGGTCTAAATCCTGCAGTAACAGGTGTTTGTGATGGTTTAATATTTAAGAAAACCATATTTGCATAACTCTTTTTAACGGCATTGGGGTTAGTATTACATTGTGTGACATAATTATACCAATAATTTCTGGTTACACCAATACTAGGGGCTGTTCCCATTTTCATAGGACCAGAAAATGTATTATTATCAATGTGATTAATATAGGATTGTTTACTTCTTACTATGCGAGGTCTACCTGCCATTTATATATATATATATATCCACTTTTTAAAAAGTGGAGCAAAAACATTTAATTAAAATTAGATATTCTAAACATTTAATTTTAATTTATGCTTTGGAAGAGAATCGAACTCCTGATCTCTAGTTTACAAGACTAGTGCCTTACCAACTAGGCCACCAAAACATATACAACCGCTGGGAATCGAACCCAGGACCTCTGCTTGGTAGGCGGAGAGTTTACCACTAGCCTACGGTTGTGTTAATAAATTAGAGTACAATGTTTTTAAACCATTATTTTAATAAATAATATTATTTATTTTCAATTTAAAGAATCGCAATTAATTTATCAATTTGTTCTTCCGATAGAGTTTCTGGGAAAGTTATATGGAAATGGATTATCATATTTCCTTTATGCTCTCCGCGTACTAACCCCATTTGTGGGTATATTTTATTGTAATCTGGTGTTATAATACTACCTTTATTATTATTTAATGTATAACTTTTGCCATTAATATACTTTATCTCAAAAGAAAAACCACACAAGGACTCTTTTAATGTAATATTTTTTTCTAATATTAAATCTAACCCAGAACGCTTGAAAATTGTGTCATTAATAATTTTTATGAATATTTTTATGTCACCCTTTACGTTATCATTAATAATATTTCCCTTATCTCTTATTATCAATAATTCACCTTCATCTATACCTTGAGGTATTGCTACATAAAACGTTTCTTTCTCAAAAACCTTTACACCATTTTCTAATATCCATCTTTCTATTTCTAATGGAATATTTGCACCATTTAATACTTGTTCCATATTAATATCTAGATGTTTAACAATTGGAGTTGGCTTCTGCAATGCTTGTTGAAAACCCAATGGTGTACCGTGAAATATATGCACGTTCCCTCCTGGAAATCCTTGCATTCCACCCATTCCACCCATTCCACCCATTCCTGGTATTCCTCCCATTCCTGGTATTCCTCCAAAAAACATATTAAATATATCATCCATTGGTGGTTGTCCACCGTTTGGATTAAAACTATTAAACTTCATATGTGGGATTTTTCTTGACATATCATAGGCTACTTTTTTTTGTTCATCTCCTAAAGTTTCATATGCTTCGTTTAATTTCTGTGTCATATTTATCGATTCTTGTTGATTAGTCGGATTTTTGTCTGGATGATATTTCATTTGTAAGCTTCTATATGCCTTCTTAATTTCTTCTTTGGATGCATTCTCGTTTATTCCTAGCGTATTATAAAAATTGTCGGCCATTAATAATAATAATAAAGATATACTTAAATAATTATTTACGTATTATAATAAATGGAAAATTCAGACCAATTGTTTATTCATAAATATCAACCTCTTTTTTTAGATGACTTTGAAAATGATAATGAGGTTATTAAAATACTTCGAACCATGATTAAAATGGATAATTTAAATATTTTGCTTATAGGTGATATTGCTTCAGGAAAAACATCTATATTGAATGCACTTATCAGAGAATATTATAAAGGTTATACATCAAAAGAATATGAAGAAAATGTACTTCATATCAATAGTTTAAAAGAACAGGGAATTAATTATTATAGAACGGATGTTAAAACATTTTGTCAAACTTGTTCTAATATTAAAGATAAAAAGAAAATTGTCATTCTTGATGATATTGATATTATTAATGAGCAAAGTCAACAGGTATTCCGCAACTGTATAGATAAATTTAGCCACAATGTACATTTCATTGCTTCTTGTACTAATATACAGAAAGTAATTGAAAGTTTACAATCACGTTTTATAATTATTAAGATTAAACCTTTAAAAAGAGAAAATTTAATTGGTATTATTACTAAAATTAAACAAAATGAACAAATTGAGATTGATAAAGATGCTGAAGAATTTATTATTAATGTTTCTAATAATACTGTAAAAATTCTTATTAATTACTTGGAAAAATTCAAACTGCTTGGAGTTAACATTACATATAAATTGGCTGTGAATTTATGTTCCAATATCAGTTTTATTACTTTTGAGGAATATACTAGTCTACTTAAAAATAATAAATTGAAAGAAGCTATTACTTTAATATACGAAATTTACGATAAAGGATATTCAGTTATGGATATTCTTGATAACTATTTTATATTTATTAAAAATACTAATATTATAACAGAAGACCAAAAATATAACATAATACCATTTATTTGTAAATATATAACTATTTTTCATAATATACACGAAGATGAGATTGAATTATCTTTATTCACAAATAACTTACTTACCTTATTAAATTAATTTTTATTAATAATAATTTATATCTTTATTGATAATAAAGTATTATTGCGTTCAATTAAACCCTAATATTTATTATTTTAATATATTTTAATATATTTTATTATTATAAATGTCAACACAAATATTTAAAAATAATGTACCAAACGAAATGTTTTTTTCTTTATTAGACAATATTTGTATGAAAAATGATAAACGATATACAATTAATATTGAAGCTTATAAAAAAGGTATATTTAAAGAATTAATTCCAAAATTTATAGAAGATTGTAATCCATATTATCATTTATCAAAAAAAAAATATTTAGAACGAAAATTGACATATAATAGTTTTACTACTATTATAAGACAAATATGTAATTTTAATAAAATAACTTATACTTCACAAATAAAATACGACAAGTCTACCTATGATATTATATATTACATTTACATCTAATATCTTCTCTTTGTTCCAGTATTTTTTTTATTTCGTTTAGTTTTAGTATTACGTGATCTCACTTTTGATTCATACTCTTCGGGTTCGTCATCATCCTCTTGATAATCATCTTCATCATTAATTTCATCTTGGTTTTCTGTTTGAAAATAATCATTATGTTTGTTTTTATTTTTACTTCCTCCTTTTTTATCATCATCTGACGTCTTGTATATATATAATCCAACCCCTCCAACAGCTAAAACCGCAGTTGCTAAAAGTAAAGAAATAGTATCATTCATAATTATAATATAATATGCTTAAATTAATTATAATTATTAAACACATTCTTTATTGTTTTGAACAAATTTTTCAATTTTTCTTTTGAGTAATTTGTTTTATCATATCCAGACAATTCAATTTCACTTGATGCGTTATCAGATAAATAATCATACGTAATATTTTCTGACCTATAAGGTAAATTATCATAATTGTATAATGTAAAGTTCCATAGATTATTTTTACAGATTATAAAACTAATAAAATATTCTAAAGATTTTATATTTTTACAGTTGAAGGAAAAACAACAGCCTTTAGTATTTTTAGTATCATTTCTTTTACCTCTAATTACATATTGTTCATCTTTTTGGTCATATAATACGTATACTGTATTATCTGTACGAACATTATCTATATCATATTCTTCTATCATTAAAACTAAACAATCACTACTAGATGACATTTATATGTTAAACAATAATAAATATTTAAGTTAATTTTTTATATTATTATTATTTAACGTCCTGTATAATCTTGTTTAATCAGATTATTACCTAGATAATTCGGTTGTGAAACCATATATAAACCTGGGTATAATGGAGTTCTCCAGAATCCAACCCAGTTTGGTTTCATTTCTAATGGTTCAAGAATTCCGTCTTCTGGTGAATTTGCTAATAAAATATAGTTACCTATAATAGTGTTAGATTGTAGCACTTGTTTAGCAGACATTCTTGCAAACCATTCGTATTTCACGCGTTTTAGTATTTCATCCGATGGTATTAATATACCGTATGTTTGTGGATATATGTCCAGATAATGATTTGACATTAGATCTTCTATCACTATTGTTTTCCCTTCACTTGTTTTTGTACCAATTTCAGTTCCTTCTATTAAATTTATCTTGCCTGATCGAACACGTGAGTTTACCCACCTATTAAAATCACCCAAGAACACACTTTGACTAGTGTAATCAGATGATATAATACGTTGAATAAAGTCACATAAATGATAAACTGTTTCATTGTTTTTTGGTGCTCCACAAAACGATATATTCGGGTAGAAGTTGTATTCTGTTGATGTTATATTATTATCTACTGTTTCACATACAAACATCTTATTATGATGTGTACCTTTATTATATAATCCGTTTAAATTTTTCATACATAAAAATGAAATTGGACACATTAGACCACCATAAATATAAAGTAATTTCATAAATCCCAATCTTCTCATATTAGATAATATAGGGTCTGATATTTTAGTCATATTCACATCCCAACCAGGGATTAATCGATGAAAAGCATTATCATCAATAATACATATTGTAAAAGATGAATCGCAATGTTTTATTATACTTTTAACTGTTAAATATAAATATGGTTGATTTAAATCAAAAGATGATCTTGAGCCAAAACTTAGCCATTTTCTAGAGTTATATTCATACGGTATATGTATCCATAGAATAGGTTTTTTGCTCATACCTAAAGTTACATCATCTAATAAATAATTTTGAATTGCCTCATCAATATTTTTATTATCTTCTTTTTTTTGTTTATCTTCAAATCTTTTGTATAAGAAACCTAGTACAATAAGAATAAAAAAAAGGATAAATAAATTATTTAGTGATTTCATATATAATATACTATTATATTTTATTTGCAATATTCATAATTTATTCTCTAGTTTTTGTTTTTACTTACATCTTAATTCTAAAAATTAAAACAATACAGATTATAATTTATAATAAGAAAATAGAACAACAATATATGTTAACATTATAATAAAAAATTGAAATACTAATTCTCTTTTATAAAATAAGTAAAAAGAAATAATAAGTTAATAGAATGGAATACTTTTATAAAATAGATAATCTTCTTCATCACGGTTTCCCACTATATTATTTAATAACAGAGGATACAAAATTTAAAAAAGCAACTCAATTCAATGATAAATATATATACTATTATAAAGGTCCAAATCAGAATGAAGAATATAAATTATTAGGCAAATTCCTTGGAAAAGGTAAATTAAATACAAAGACACCTTACAACGATTATGACTATGAAGTATATAATTTTGAAAATGAACCCTATATTTTTTGTGATAAAAGTGATTTTATTTATTGTATGATATTACCTCAAACACCTCCGAAAGAAAATGGAAGAAATCTTTTGCCGATTCACAATTTCACTTATTATGATTATCCTGTATATGCACATTGTGTAAAAGAAAATATTTAAAATAAAAATAATATTCAAAACTTACAAAAAGAGAGAAATTTATATATTATTATTGTAAACAAACTTAAAGAACTTGAGATTTCGGATTATTATTTAATGCATCCATTAAATGACTACCACATCGTGTAAAAAAATTATGTAGTTCATTTGGATCTGAACCTGTAATTATGTCATCTGGAATATATGTAGTATTGTTTTTCTTATAGCATAATAAAACAGGAATACCATTTACCATTTTTTTACTTTTCAAAAACGAATAAAAATCAAATGACTTATCCACATCAATATCTGCACATATCACTTCTGGTGGAGATGATGCAAAAAAACCGTGTACAACTGTTCGGATTTGTTTGCAAGGACCACACCATTCTGCGCCTAATTTTATTACAATTAAACCCGTATTATGCTTTAACAAATGAAAAAAAGCATCACGATTTGGTATTTCAGTAATGATTTGTTTAGACATTATAAATATTAATTGTATTTAATATTTATAATTTGAATGCATTGAAAATAACAAATATTTTATTCTAGAATTGTATAAAATTACTAAAATTTCTATTTTCTTTTTTATACTTCTTTAAGTTATTCTACCATATATCTATTTATTTTGGGAAACGAAATGGCTTGCGTGATTTTCTCACATAGTGACGTTTTTGGTGAAATACCTTATCACCTTTTTTTGTGGTGAAATTTTTTCTCCCCTTTCTTGTTTTTGATTTTGTTCCTCTATGGTAACTATATGGTTTGTATGTTTTTTTCACAAAGTGGTGTTTTTGGTGAAATACCTTATCACCTTTTTTGGTTGTGAAATCCAAATCCCCGTGGTGAGTTTTAGATGGTGTACCGAAAAAATAACTCATATTATATATTATATTTTTATTTTTATTTTTATTTGATGATAAACATTAAATAATTGATTTGTCTATAATAACTTCCTTGGAAATTTTCTTTATTATCTTATCTTCTTTTTCTGCCTCATTATCTCCTGAACCACCCAATGCTTCAATAATTAACTTATTATATTGGTCTGCAAATTTTGAATCACTTTTGTTACAATCAGGATGCTTTTCCTTAAACTTAGGAATCAGTTTTGAATTGTTATGTGCTATTTTTTTTATCGCTTTTCTAAGCTTAATTTTCTCATCATTCTCTTTTTCCCATTTATCTTCATCTTTTATATACATTACTTCACGTTTTGAATCACTACAATGTACTGGTCTTTTATGTATATCCATCTCTTTTAAATTTTTAACAATAATACTTGAAATACCCTCCACATAACCTAATCTACCCATATTTTCCAAATCAGATAATTGTAACTTTAAAGAATCAACAAAATCGGTAATATTCATTGCATCTTTACAGTGTTCATTTAAAAATACATTTAAATTAAAGGTCTTATTATGTGAATTTATATGACCATTTGTATTATTTATTGCCAAACTATTTCTCTCTTTACACAGATCAACAATCTGATTTTGCAACTGATTATTTTGATTTAACAATGTTAAAATTAATTCTGATTCATTCAATTTAGTATTTATATATTGATGGTTCGGATATTTTTTTATATGATTAAATAGACTTTGACGATGTTTGTATTTGTTTCCACAATCACAATTGAAACAATACGATAAATCATCTGGGGTTTTTTTGGGGTTTTTTGGGGTAAAAACGTCAGTATTTGGCAGTATTTTGGCAGTATTTTGATGTTTAGGTGTCATTATATGACGACCATAGTCCTTCTTATTAGACGATACAAAGTCACAAATATCACAGTTAAATTTTTTGGGGTTTTTTTGGGGTAAAATGTCAGTCATTTGTCAGTATAAAATACTGCAAGAAAAAACGCCTAAATTGTTTTCCAAAGAATATATATTTTTTTACAATAACAAAAATAATTATTTATTTTTTATTACCAGACGCTAATTTTTCATTATGGTAACAAAACCAGATATTTATTTTTTTCCGGGAAAGTATTTGGATTTTCTGATTTTGGACATTTATAAATGTCCATTTTTCATTTTCCCGTAGACTTTTGGCTTTTTTAAAATAATATCTGGTTTTTTGAAAGTCAACATTCTTTTATGAAAAAAATATAAATTATCAAAATAAAGTATCACAATATGATGTGAATAACTGGTTTAAAGGTTAAATATTATATAATAATATGTCATCATTAAATAATAATACAGTTATAAATACTAATTATTACGCTCTATGGTATTATTTTTTAAATGGAGAGAGAGGTACTAATGCTATTTCTTTAAATTATGATACACTATGGGAATTACATAAAAATACTGTTAACAATGAGAATAGTATGATTCATAATTACATAAAAAAGATTATTAGAGTATCTGTTAATCGTATCCTTTGTTATAAATATAATTCTAGAGAGAAAACCATTGAATTATTAAATGAACATAATAATACGTATGAAAAAGAGGGAGCATTTTATGCTATGCAAAACTATCCATTTATAGACAATCAAGCTAATAATTTGTTTGAAGTTCTTATATATTTAACAAAAGAAGACCACGATATGTGGTATCTGTTAAGTCACGCTGATAATATAAAATATACAGAAGATAGTTTATATCCAAAATTCTTTTATGAAGAATTAATAAGTTTGAATCCAATTACTCCTGATGAATATTATGAAGACGGAATAATGAATGCATAATTTTATAATAAAATTGAAATATGAATAACTATTTATTCATATTTCAATAGATTGTAAAAACAACAATATTTGGTTATAATGGATAATAAATCAAAAATTGTCAAAACTTTTCGTATTAGTGATCAGCTTGCCGAGTTTCTAGAAAAACCAACTGGTTATGAGATGAGTAAAAATGAAGTGATTACATATATTAATAACTATATCCGTAGTAACAAATTACAAGACAATGAGAATGGACGCAATATTAATCGTGACAATAAGTTAACAAATCTTCTCAAGTTGAAAAATACAGATAATTTAACTTATACCGATATACTAAAATATATAACCCCTCATTTTGAAAGAGAAGATAATTTTGAAAAGATGGAAAGACTTCGGTCTAATCACTCTTGTAATGTAAATAAAAAGATGTAAATTGGATTATACATTCTCTTTGACAAAATCCTCTAATTCGTTTATATCAATATGAGGCAATTGTACGTGTGATTCCCAAAAATATCTGCAAAATGCCCAAACAAATTCGCAATTATTATCATACCATTCACTCTTTTTATTTATTAAATTATTATATAAATTGCTTGGTAATAGATATAAACTTTGTTTAGGCAATACATAACATAATTGAGTTAATTCATTAACTGGATTTGGTTTTACATTTTCAATAAATTCTGTATTAAAATAAGGTACAAAATGTATTAAATCAGTTAATAATGGCGGATAATCGTAATTATAACTCCATCTCCAATCTGGACATCCTGTAGTATAATATTTCATTGTCCATTCTAGACCTTCCAAATAATTTACACATATTTGTTTTTTACGAACATCATCAATATCAAGATTAAATAGACATTTATAATATCTGTTTTGCCAATTTTCACTGAAAGGATTTATATATTTTTCTAAAGAACGTTCGTAAGTTGGTATTGCCTCAAAATTCTTGAATGCCTCTTCGGGTGTAACATTTTCATTTAGTGGTTGTTTATCTCTTCTATTACGTAACTTCATTTCTGTCTTGAAATTTTCTTCCTCATTATCTGCAAGAAACTGAACTAGTTTTCTAACGTTTTTCCAGTATATATTTTTACCATCCGTTAAATTGGAATCAGTAGAACCAATGGTATATTTATACGCATTAATCATTTTATCAACACCACCTGTTCTGATATTAACCGATGGAAAATGTGGCATAAAGTCATTACCCAAGAAAAAACAAAGAAAAATATAATCATATATCCGATTTTTTTGTTGTTGACTAGTTAATGGTTGACCATTGTTCATATCCAGCGTAATAGTATTCGCTAATTCTGGTATATCAATAACATAAGATTCATTTGGTTCCAATTCTGAATTAATGGATTTTATAAAATGAGGAGTTTCTCTAAAAAGATATATATTTTCAGATATAGGTAAATGATTTATTGATAACATAATAAGGTCTGCATCAAGACCATATATTACGGTATTTAAACCTTTGTGACTTTCAGGAAATGTTCTAATATAATCAAACAATTTATGTTCTCCCTCTCCAAACCTATCACTAGGTGAAATAATCAATTGTTTAACATTATATTTTTTAGGGTTGTTATAAACATTTCTAATTTTATCATTGAGTTTTTTCATAAAAACTGTTCCAGGTGTAATAGCGGTTGTATTCCACGGGTCAGGTTTTGTATTTTTATATATAGATTTAACAATATTATTTTGATATAAAGATTTATATCTTCTAGACCGTTGTTGTTCTAATTTCGCAACAGGAGCAACACCGTCAAATGCTATAAAAATATTATTGTCTGGTTTCAAGAGATATATATATTCATCAATCTTATTACATACAGCCCGAATTATTGTATCTACATCAGAATCCGTTAATTTAGTAAAATCAATGCTATGGACAACATCATATATAATAGAATTACAATCAAGATAGAGATTATTAACAATAAAATTATTAGATTCTAAATTTTTAATAATTTTTGAATGATTTTTAACTATATATGAAAAATAACTTGGGATTCCCATTTTAATTGAATATATATTAATATAAATAAATGTATTTATATACATCTAATAATATATTATTTTGAGACATACTTACCTGTATAGTAAGTATTTCAAAATTTAGTTTATTAGTATCAAATTATATATCAATATATATATTGTAAAAAATAAAATAGCATAAGAATATAATGGCCCAAAAGAGTAGTGTTATTAAAAATGAAATGATACAAAAAAATAAAAATGATGATATTATTACCTTAATAGACAGAAAATTTAATTTTTTTAAAGATGTTATTCAAAAAACAATTATCCACGTCCAAAAAAACAAAATCCTCGATATTTTAGGAATTAGCGATGTTGGAAATTGTATTGAAAGATTAGGCGAACTTAGTAAAAAAATATGTGAATTTAGTGAAATTAAGAACAAAAAATGTGAAACATTAATAAATGGTTTACAGTTTGTAAATAATGAATTATCTAGTTTATTTAAAAATTACGGAACTGAAAACTTAGAAGACTTAATATCTATTTGTTTTGGTAGTAATAATAAAATTCCAACAGATGAAACAGATATAGATAAATTTGAATTACTAAAAAAATATTTTCACCCAACTAGTTATAAGCTTGTTAATACTGTAGTAGATGATACCAAAAATAAAAAAAATGAAGAACAAACAGATGATATAACAAATAATTTACAATGTAGTGATATATGGAGTAACTATAAACAATTCCATATGAAAGTATATGGAATGAAAGTATATATACATAGTTCCGTTTTAAAAAAAACTCTTATTGTTTTTGGAACAGTAGACGATGTTATAACAGAATTTATGAACAATAAATATATAACATTAAAACAAGAAAAAATATTAGAGAATAAACCAAAAGATAATACATTTAATTCTGATGATTTTAATAGATTCATAACCTCACTATTATTAAAAGATTATTTTATATGTGATCATCATAAAGATATATATAATAAATTTGCTGGATGTATAAGTGAAAATAACAGTATTATTAAACAAAAACAAATATCTCAAATTGTAAAAGAATTTATTCAAGATGATATGTACAAAAAAAGAAATACATTAATCAATCTTTTAATTCACTCTAGTAATTATGAAAATCAATATTTAGCTTATCTATTATACGACCTTCTCTCTAATGACTCAAATGGAAATGTGGATACACAAGAACAAACAATACTTTTTGATAGTTTGCCTTGGTCTTTTAAACAATATTTTAAACAAGCAATGAAAAAAACAATACAATATACAAATGAATTATCTAATTTTGATATAAATAAAATACCATTAGAACAGCAGATATGTTTATTGCAAGCATCAGACACTGTAAAAGAAAAAGCAATGATTAAATTGAAAGAAGTAAAGGCTAAGGCTGAGGACTCTGGATCAAAGGCACGACAATACTTAGATGGTTTATTAAAGATTCCTTTTAATGTTTATAAGAGAGAACCTATACTAAATGTTATGAATAATGTTAGAAATAAATTTAAAGAAATGTGTCATCAAACAAATATTGAGAAAATAATACCAGAAATACCAAATAAAGAATCTTATACGAGTATTGAAATATTAAACTATATTAAAAAAATACAAGATAAAATAGAAATATTAGACAATAATGAATATATAGATAAAATTAAAGAAAATCTTGTAATTGGTGATAAAAAGAAATTAATTCATACTATTACAATAGTAAACGAATTATTAAACAAACATAAAATACAACAAATTAAACAAACTGGGTTAACAAAGGAACAATTAAAAAATCATATTGAATTATTTATATCTTTATGTAAAAAAAATGATAATAAAAATTTAAGAGAAGCTACTATTGAAACTTTTATGAATATATACAGCAATAGTGTATTAGAAAATAATAATATAATTAATAAAACAATAACAACTATAAATAAAGATATGAATCAAATAAAAGATTATATGACAAATGTAAAATTAATATTAGATAACGCTGTTCACGGACACGATAAAGCCAAAAAACAAATAGAAAGAATTATTGGTCAGTGGCTTACTGGAAAACAAGACGGTTATTGTTTTGGGTTTGAAGGACCGCCCGGTATTGGTAAAACTTCATTAGCAAAACGCGGGTTATCGAATTGTTTAAAAGATGATAATGGTAATAGTAGACCATTTGCTATGATTCAAATGGGTGGTGATAGTAATGGTAGCACACTACACGGTCATAATTATACATATGTTGGTTCAACTTGGGGTTCTATACTGCAAATTTTGATTGATAAGAAGTGTATGAATCCAATCATTTTTATAGACGAAGTTGATAAAATAAGTCGTACTGAGCACGGTAAAGAGATAGTTGGTATTTTAACGCATTTGCTAGACCCTGCTCAAAATGATTGTTTCCAGGATAAATATTTTACAGGAGTCGACATTGATTTATCCAAAGCATTATTTATATTATCTTATAATGACGTTGAAGCAATTGATAAAATTTTATTAGACCGTGTACATAGGATAAAATTCACTAATTTATCATTAGAGGATAAGTTGATAATATGTAACACTCATATATTACCTGAAATTTATGCAAAGATGGCTCTTCAGGATATGATAACTTTTTCAGATGAGGTATTAAAATTTATTATAGATGAATATACATTAGAATCTGGAGTAAGAAAATTAAAAGAAATATTATTTGAAATTATAGGAGAAATAAATTTAAATGTTTTAAAACTGGATAAACACTATGATTATCCTATAGATATAACAATTGAAGACATAAAAATGAATTATTTCAAAGATAAGAGAGAAGTTAAAATATATAAGATTCATAATGAAAGTAAAGTTGGTGTTATAAATGCATTATGGGCAAATCAACTCTCTCAAGGAGGCGTTCTTCCTCTTCAAGCAAGTTTTATTCCATCCAATAAATTTTTAGATCTAACATTAACAGGATCAATGGGAGATGTTATGAAAGAATCCATTAGTGTTAGTTTAACAAATGCTTGGAATTTAACAAATATTGAAAGACAAAAATATTTAATTGAAAATTATAATGATACTAAAAATAATATTGTTTATGGAATACACATTCATTGTCCAGATATTAGCACTAAAAAAGACGGACCTTCAGCAACAACCGCTTTTACAGTATTAATTTATAGTTTATTAAATAATATCAAAATTAAAAGTTATTTTGGAATTACAGGAGAAACTCATTTTGGTTTATTACTTACAGAAATCGGTGGGCTTCAAGAAAAAATAATACATTCTATTAAATCAGGAATAAGAGAATTTATATTTCCTAAAGAAAATAGTAAAGATTTTGAAAAAATAATGGAAAAATATAAAGACAATACAATAATAGATGGTATTAAATTTCACTCTATTGAACATATTGATGATGTATTAGATTTAATTTTAGAAAAATAAATATGCATTAGAGAGAAAATAATATAAATAATAATAAAAAATATATTATTATTTATTAGTATATGAGCAATACGAATACACCAATGAAAACAGGAGGGGTTGCTGATGCTCCTCTTTTATTATTTCAACCATTTAATATTGTTGTGTTTTTATCTTTTTATTCACCTATCATATTGGCCACGTGTATAACATCAATGTCTTTTATGTTTCAAAATTTTAAAGGTCTCATCTATTTAGGATTTTTAATTGGTATGTGTGTTGTAAGAAATTTTACTTATATGATGAATGGTGCAAAACCAACTCTAAGCGATGGTACAATTTGTACATCAGTACAATATAGCAAATATGGTAATGCGACATTTAGCGCCTTTGTTTTCGGATTTACAATAATGTATTTATCGTTGCCTATGTTTACAAATGAAGCTCCTAATTATTGGATTTTTACGACTCTTTTGGTGTATTTTTTTATAGATATGTTTATTAAAGTTTATAAAAATTGTGTAATTAATACTGGTGATTTGTTTTTAAATGTACTGTTAGGATTAGCAAGTGCTGCACTAATAGTAACATTAATGTATGCAGGAGGTTCAGGTAAATTTTTGTTCTTCAATGAAGTATCGAGTAATAAAGAAATTTGTTACCAACCCAAGGAGCAAACATTTAAATGTAATGTATACAAAGATGGCACATTAGTATCAAGTATTTAATTTTTATTTTTCTTTTTATTTTTCTTTTTTTTTATAATTGGTGCAACTACAACTGTTTCTTCTAGGGAAGAATTATTATATATTTCTTCAACCGTCATATCATTTATAGAGACATTATTTTCTTCTACAGGTTCTGAAATTACTTCTGGAATTACTTCTGGATTTACCTCAATAATATCTTCTGGAGTTACCTCTGAAATTACTACTGGATTTACCTCAATAATCTCTTCTGGAGTTACTTCTGGAGTTACCTCTGGAGTTACCTCTGAAATTACTTCTGGAATTGTCTCTACAGTTTCTGGAATTACCTCTACAGGTTCTGAAGTTACCTCTTGAGGTTCTGGAATTACTAGTGGATTTACCTCAATAATCTCTTCTGGTGTTACATCTGAACTTACTAGTGGATTTACCTCAATAATCTCTTCTGGTGTTACATCTGAACTTACTAGTGGATTTACTTCTATAATCTCTTCTTGAATATCTGAAACTTGTTCCGTTATATTTAATTGTATTGTATTTTGCATTGATACAGGAATAAAAAAATTAATATTATTTATAATCCAATTTTTGAAATCTTTAATTATAAATTGTCTTTGAAATGACTCTGCAATTAGTTTCATATTACCCTTGGTATTGTAGACAGCAATAAAATTATTTACAACATAAATAATACGATAATTTTTGTATATGTTAATATTAGTGTAATTAAATAAAGGTTTCTTTTTTTTGGCATTAACATAATTATGAAATAAATACAAAAGATTTATAAAATCTGTTTTTGTCTTTAAATCAGATAGTTTGACTTTTGCTAAAAAAATGCTTGCGTCTTTTGCACATTCTGGACAAGGCAAAAATTTGCATATTCTTTGGATTTGAAAAAATAATTGTGGATAAATATACTTATACGCATTATCATTTATGTTTTCTGCTAATGTATGAAAAAGCCTCCATATTGAAGGTCCCCAAACTTCAGGCGGTGACATTGATATAGATATTAAATATAAAAAATATAAAGATAATACTTAAAAAATATAAAGATAATACTTAAAAAATATAAAGATAATACTTAAAGAATATATATTAATGAAAAAATATAATATAGAAGAAGGTATTGATTTTTATAGCGAATTATATAAATCACTTGATATTGAAGAAAATATAAATAAATTAGAAGCAGATGATAATATATGTCTTATTTCTAATTTACCTCTAACTAATAATTATATAAAAATGAAATGTGGGCATAAATTTAATTATGAACCATTATTTAAAGATTTGGTAAACCATAAAAGTAAATTTAATATTTTAGAAGCAAGTAGTGGACGATTAAACAAGAATGAAATCAGATGCCCTTACTGTAGAGCAAAACAGTCAGAAATCTTACCATATTATGAAGATTTAGGATTACCAAAAATATCAGGTATTAATTATATAAATCCAGTTATTGTTAATAAAAGCTATATATATAAAACTTGTGAGTATTTAACATTAAATAATTTATATGACCCTAGTGGAAATAACCCACTAGAAACTGCTTATCAAAATAATGGTAATTGTAAATTTTTAAAATGTTTTTTTCACGGTTCACAATTGAATAGTTCTGAGACAAATGGAGAGCTAATAGAATATATGCAAGATAAAAGTTATTGTTGGAAACATAAAAAACTGATATACAAAGAGTTTAAAAATAATCAAAAGGAAAAAATAAAAGAAGAAAATAAACAACTGAAATTGAAAGAAAAAGCAGATATAAAGAAAGCAAAAGAAGATGAAAAACTCAAGTTAAAAGAAGAACAACTAAAGATAAAAGCCGAATTAAAAAAATCTGTTATGTTAGCGAAATTAAACAAAAAACCAGTACAAACAGAAGTGGAAAATACAATTATAAGTAGTAATATTAATATTTTAATTGGTAATAATGAAACAAAAATAAATAACGGTTGTACAACTTTACTAAAAAGTGGAACAAAAAAAGGCACATATTGTGGTTGCAAAGTTTTCAATGATAATTTATGTAAAAGACATCATAATTTAATGACCAAAGAAAATATAGTAAGTTAGTTATAATATAAAATATAATATAAATATAATAATTATAATTATATTAAATGGAAACCAAAGACCAGTTAGTAACTAATATAAAAGAATGGATTAAAATGGATACTGAAATTTCTCAGTTGAAAAATGAAATAAAAGAGAGAAATCTCAAGAAAAAAAATTTAACAGAAAATTTAGTAACTGTTATGAAGTCAAATCAAATAGATTGTTTTGATATAAACGGTGGTGCATTGGTTTATAAAACAAATAAAGTTAAAAAACCAATAAACGGTAAAACATTATTAAATGCTCTACAAAATTATTATAAAAGTGACCCACAAATAGCCGAAGATTTAACAAAACATATTATGAATAGTCGCGAAGAACAAGTTAAAGAAACAATTAAACGTAAGATTGATAAATAAAATCCAATTAACAATTCAAATATTTTTATTTTAAAAAAAAATTGAATACTTATTATAACAGTGTATATATATTATACAACAAATAAATACATATTACAATGACGGAAGCAATATGCATTCAAAATATTAATCAATATATTTATGAAATTCACGAAAATACATTAACATTAACACCTAAAAATATAGATATTACAGAAGAAGAATTAATTAAAACTAATCTACATTCATCTAAAATATTACAATGTATGATTAAAAAAAATGATGAAATTATATCAACAAAACGTAAATATCTGTCAAATTTAAATAATATTTGGCAAAGAATGCCAATGCAAAAAATATTGCAAACTACATCTTTTAATATGAAATTAACAAATGAAGATGGAAAGGATGGATATAATTGGAGTAATAAATTAAAAATATCTATACAAAGTAGAGATGCAAACTATACTATGAAAGAAATTTTAAATATGATTAAAGTTAATAAATATTCTATACATATATCTATTAAATTAGAATCAGGACAAATAATTAATTATAAATATAATATGTAAATTTTATATTTATATACTTAATAAATAACTATATAAGTATCAAAAATATAAAAATCATTAAAAATATAAAAAGTTATAAATAAGTTTAAAATAAGTTAAATAGATATATTTATTTATTAATATGGATAACAATAATAATGAAGATTATGTACCTTATGAAAAAAATCAGTATAAATATGTGGAAGATATATTAGAACATGATATAGACGCTTTCTTTTCAAATAAAGAGAGAAAATATGAGCAAATTAATATTTGTGCATATGAAGTAAATAATTACGGAAAATACCCTTTCTTAAAATTTTTATTATCAAGAAACATATTTATTGAAAATTTTACCTTTCCTTTTTTACCATTATATGATAATGTATCAAAGGAAAAATTATTTAATTTTATAATTATACATTTATTTAGTATACTTTTATTGGAAAATTTTCAATCTTTTAAAGAATCCATTAAAATAAAAGGTTTATATGATTATAAGGATGAAATATATTTGTTTATTGATTTAACCGAATGTAAATTAAATTTAAATGATATTTACTATAGTAGTAATGTAATGTTCGCATTAGTAGATGAAATTATGAATCATAAAAGTATATGTAATATTGAAATAGATGATGAAGTAGTTGATTTTTTTATTTATAATAACAATTTTTGCTATTTAACATCTGATAAAAATATACGTTATGAATTACCAATAGTAGCATATGTATGGAGTGAAGAAAATATGTTAAACTTTACATATATGTTTGGAACATCAAAAAAGGATAAAATGGTTCTTCTAGGCCCGTATTTTTACTTTACAGATTATAAAAATGCATCTCAAGGTATTTATCCGAATTCAACTATTCTAGATTCTACCATAAAATGGAATAATTTAGATTATCCAGTTAAAAATAGTAATATCAAGAAAAAAAGTGGTATAGTACGTTTTGCTATATTTACTGGCACGACTAAATATATAGAAAATCATCCAAATGACCTAATAGATAACTCTGAAATTAAAAAACAAAGGTTAAATGATAATAGTTTGAACCAAGGATTTGAACGTTTAACAATGAGAATTTCAGATTATGATGGTACTTGGAGTGACGATTATGATAGTTGTTATTTAGGTAATATAGAATTGGATAATGGTGAACGAATACCATATAGCCCTTTATTTGTTTTAAAAAATTATAATCAGCAAGTTCCACTAAGTTATCATTATATAAATTATTCATCCAATACGAAAATAGGAGATTATTCTATTTTATAAATAAATAGAAATAGATTTTTTAGAATTAATTATTATTAAATAATATTAAATAATAATATAGTTATGAATGTAATTACTTTTATAGGTTTATCAATAATTTTTTTTTATAGTTTAACTCAAATCCTTAATTTTTTTGGAGTTAGTCAAGAAATATATGGTATCTATCTTTTATTTTATATATTTATGGCTACTTCAGTTATAGTATTACCGAATAATTATCCAACGGTATAATATACATCAACCGTCTTTAAGTTGATTTTTTATATATTAAAAAAATTGAACTAAAGAAATGGCATTATAATATATTATATAAATAATAATATGGAAAGACGTTTAAACAAAAAATTAGAAGGTTATATTACTACCTTTAAAGATAGCATAAGAGATAAAGTAACACAAATGGGAATGAGTAAAAATCAAGAAGCGAATCAATTACTACAATATATTTACGATTATGACAGACTTTCATTTAATAAAGAAGATTTTCAAAAACGTAAACGTGTTAAAAATTTTGTACCTATATTTGACCGTTGTTGTGCAAAAAGAGCATCTAATGAACAATGTACTAGAAGAAAAAAAGAGGGAAACGAATATTGCGGTACACATATGAAAGGAACACCACACGGTATAATAGATATTCAAGGAGAACCTAAAAACAACTCGCAAAAAGTGGAAGTCTGGGCTCAAGATATTAAAGGAATTATATACTATATCGATAAAAATAATAATGTCTATCAAGCAGAAGATATAATTAGTAATAGAACGAATCCAAAGGTTATTGCGAAATATCTAAAAATAGAGGAAGATTACAGCATTCCAGAATTTAATATTTAATATTTAATATTTGAACAAACTTTATTAGCATTTACATTTTTTTCACATATTATTGGATTCTTATCTTGATAATTAGTTAGTATTCCTTGTGATTCTTTTATACGATATATCAATGGAATTTTTGATTTATAAACCAACTATTAATATTTTAAATAATAATTTAAATAAATATTATATATTATTATTATTATGAATTTTATATTGACTTCTCTCTTCGTTATTATTTCATTTCAAAATATTCTAGGATATTTTTCAAACATACATCATTACAATGTAAATGTTTGTTTATTAATGAAAAAATCAAGAGAACCATTTCAATCTAAATCATATAAACCCAAAAGCATTAACCAAATTAATTATGTTGCCGCTTTAGATAATGAGACAAATAAAATTATTATTGCAAATGGACCTGCTGGAACAGGTAAAACACTTTTTGCTTGCCAAAAAGCTATCGCACTATATAAATCAGACTCAATAAACAAAATAATAGTTACTAGACCTGTAGTCACGGTTGAAGAAGAAATTGGATTTCTTCCAGGAAATCTTGTTAAGAAAATGGACCCGTGGACCAAACCATTATTTGATATTTTTTTAGAACATTTTACCAAAACCGAGTTCGACTTACTTTTAAATAATAATAAAATAGAAATTTGTCCGTTAGCATTTATGAGAGGTCGTACATTTAAAAATGCGTTTATCATCGCAGATGAAATGCAAAATAGTTCACCGAATCAAATGAAAATGTTGGTCACTAGATTAGGCGAAAATTCAAGAATTGTTATAACAGGAGATTTAAATCAATCAGATATTAAAACCGAAAATGGATTAAATGATATTATTAACAAGATTAATAAATTTAATTTACATAATACAAGCGCAAAAGGAATAAATATTATCGACTTTACCACTAGTGATATAGAGAGAAGTGAAATAGTAAAAACTATTATTGATATTTATGATAATAAATTAGAACCAAAAATTAAAAAAAACATAACAAATACAACTTCATCACAAAACTACACACAAAATAGTATTAATACTACTCAAACTGATTCATTTAATGCATCAAAAATATCTAATTATATTAAAGACAAATTAAATAATAATTCTAATGATTGTGCATTAATACCAAAACATCATATATCTAAGAATTATAATGATATTTTTTTTTATGAAAAGGAATTTTAAACTTAAATATTTGAAGGAAACAGAAGTTTATCTACGGTGGTACGTACACAAAATAATCTGTGTAATACTATACCAGATGCAAAAAGTATAAGTAGAACATAAATAAATGAATATTTGAAAAAATAGGAAATTATATATGCAGCTATTATTGT